CAAGCGACTCCACATCGGACAGTACATCGGAGGTTGTCTGGACTTTGCGTATACCAGAGAAAAGGCCGATTTTTCCTTTCCAAAGAGGATTGCCTGCAAGCCAGCCGGCGGAATACGTGGTGGCGAGAGGAGGGAATTCCAGAAGTTTCGTGGCGACGGGTTTAGCTCCATAATACACGTCAAATCGCCGCCCCTCTTTCACAATAGTAATAACCGTCCAGCGTTGCAAAGGTATTGCCGGAAGACTTATGCTTTCCATATAGGATTGGGTAGAAGAAGAGGCGGTTTTCACTCGTAGAATAGCCGGGACATAAGGCTTGTCGTTCTGGGAGGTATATCCAGACGCCCAGAGTTGTATGCTGTCGCCATACGAGAGCAGTTTGGACAGATAATTTCCATTCGTTTCCGATAAATCGCAGCGAGAACAGTCAGAAGAAGAGCATCTGCACTTCTTATACTCGTAATTATCGCATGCCGGTTTGAATTCTGTGTCCGCTGTAGTGCAATCCACCTTGGAAATTGTCTTGGGCGCCGACTCTACGAAAATCGCGAAGCGAAGCGACGAGGGCTCATTTGTCCAAGGCATATCATCATATGATAATACGGGCGTATCCTTCTTGGATAAATCATATAAGGCGCTAGAGCCTTGATATGTCGGCCGCTTCTGAATAAATTGGATTACGAAATAGGATATGAGTAGAGAAAATGCTATAAATAGTATTGCCTCTACAAGCATTCTAATTAGAGTGTCGAACATTGGAATTGTTTGCGGGTCTAACGCCTACAGCCCTGAGAGCCAGCCTCTGCAGCCATAGGTCCAAAGTCTTCTTTGCGAGCAAGTGCAGGCTGTGCTTCTTGGACTTCGGGGTAGGAAATCGCCCTCGGCCAAACATGGAAATTCTGTAAGAACACTGTCTGGGAATTCGCCCAAGAAGGAGGGGCGTAGAAACGCTGATTCGCTGTTGGCAACCCGCCCACTGAATTCAAGCTGAGAGTGGAAGGAACAACACGTTGGAATGTCTGCTTTGCGTTAATATACATTGTGAAGGTCTTATCTTCTACAACAACGGTCACTCGGAAAGGTGTGTAAAAGGGAATATTATCTATTTCTTTTATACTATATGCTGTCCCGTTAGGGCCGGCGAAAAATGTAAGGCCGAGATTATTCGTATCGGACAAATACATATACATGGAGCATTTGCTTTGCATGAATGTTTCCCTCACGGCGTCTGCAGCAGGACCGGTCGAAAGCCCTGCAGGCTCTTCTGAACCTTCGTATTTATACGTCTTATAAAGAATGATTCTCTTATTGGGGGCTGTGTCCGTCATTCTGCGCACGTATAAATCTACGGAAAACGAGAAATTATTGGTGAAATCAAAAGAGGCCAGTGAATCGCCTTCTTTCGGGACACGGTCGGCTGGAGGAGGCTGTGCTTTCGCATTCCAATAGACCTTGTCATCGGTTGGGGTGGCTACTCGGATAAGTCCAGCAGAGCCTGGCGTGAATTTGAAGACCGGCTTGATTGTAAAATGGACTAGGACGAGAACGAGAAACAGTAGAAACGTATATAAGAACACGTAAAACATTACTTTCAGTGTATAATTCCCGTTTTCACTTGTCGCATATGATGATGCATACGAAGTGGCAGAGGATACAGCAGAAGATGCAGTAGAATATGCCGAGCTGGCGCCTTGGCCGAGAATGCTGGCAATTGTGGCATTGCGCATATTTACAGGAGGAACACTCATACCTCTCTCTTTTTGCGGGTTATGTTAAATTTTCCTGTTTTGGGGTTGAATCCGATTTTCTTGAAATACTTCCTCGTCTGGCCATCATTGCACTGTCGGAGCTTTTCTCTCAGATAGCAAACGAATGATACACGACTGTAAGGCTTATTTGAGCCGAGTGTGCCCGTTTCAGGGTCGTCCTTGTGTATATTGGGCAGGTCCTTGTTCGCCTTCTTGTCTTCGGCTGTCTCATACAAGGCCGTATTACAGTGCCACTCATGGACGTCCATGGCCAAGAAATCTCCCGTTCGGATATCGAAGCCAATCTTATACTGTGGAAAAAGGGTATAGCCACCGTGATAACTGCCCCGCTCAATGACCGAGAGATTTCCGTATCCTTCTTTGAAATCTCCCGCGTCCCTGTGCAGCGCTGTTCGGAAGTTGCGATTGATTGTGACGGAAGAAAACGACGTATCCTTGATGTGTAGGCTTGGTTTCTGCTCTGCCGCGGTCTTTTGTATCTTGTATCTATCGGGGACCAGGACCTTGAAGCAGTTGTCCAGCGCTCGTATGAAAGGGAGGCCGTGGTTATAATACTTCCAGTAGCGCATTGTGTAAGAGGTAAGCCGGCAAGGAAGTTTCATGAACGGGGTGGCATTGAAATAACCGAGGACAGAGCTGAACACATTGTTATTCACGCGCATCTTGCCGTCATAAGCAAAATGGCCGCTGATATGACTAGGGCTTCGCTTCTGCCAGTATTTCCCTTCCAAATCAATCGGTCCAGCCGCCGCGCCGCGATTTCTGGAAGGTGCGGCCGTAATCCAGAATCCTTCCCAGCCGGTTTTCACTGTATCAGGGTCAATGACCTGTTTGCGAAGCTTGGCGAGAAGTTTTTTATTTCCGTCTTTATCAATGGTGTAGATATCCACATCCTCCTTGTAAATCTTATCTACGTCTTCTTCATCGAAGTATTTCCCCTCTTTCGCTGCAATTTCCTCGTCCGTCATCGCCGGCTTGACAATCACCTCTTTCACAGATTTTTTCAAGGGCTTGGAGGTTTTAGGTATATGCAGACCGAGATAAATATCTTCTGGAAATTTTTTTAGAGTATCAGCTTCTGCTTCTGCTTCTGCTTCTGCTTCTGCTTGCATTCGCCTCTACTTTACCGCCCAGAGAATTACAGAAGCCAGAGTTGTCATTCCTACACCTATGGCAATTCCTTGGACACGGGCCTTCCAATCAGCTTCCGCGAAATCATCAGGAGTCCATATGGGAGAGCGCTTGATAGACCCAAGGCGTTCATAGCCTTTCAGGACCTGGTTTTCTGTGTATATGGGTTTATCCAGAGTTTTATTGACTTCATTGTGTAAAAGGACAGTCCATTTGAATAAATCGGACCGTTTGTCTAAATGCGGAATAATGGGGTATTTTTCCAAGTGTTTCACATAATGCTCTTTACAGATAGGACACGGTATAAGAGTCTTCAGCGATTCATAGAAATCTTTCGCGGCCTTTTTATGAGCGTAGGAAGGCTCCGCTGGATAACCCAGGGCGGTAATATGAATTGTGTGCCAGAAGAAAGGTCCCCATACTTCGGGAGGTATATGCATTCTATCGGTAGGTCTAAAAAACGGTTAGAATTAATTACAGGAAAATGGACCGAGGGCGTCATTATCATCATAATAACATATGTACGAATTGCGGAGGGCAAGGTCATACATTTCGCCAATGTATAGCACCTGTAACAAGTTATGGCGTAATCATGGTTCGCCCACAGAAGGGATTTGATGTTGCCGTTGCTTTGTCGGCCAACCCTGGGATGGTCACTGGTATGGAGAATCAGGCACTGGAGTTTCTTCTTATTCAGCGTCGTGATAGCTTGGGATTTATTGAGCTGATGCGTGGAAGATATAAGGTGACGGATATTGAATATATCCGCCTTCATATGGATGGAATCACTGCAGAAGAGCGCGAGAAATATTGCGTGGGACCTTTTGAGACCCTTTGGAGCGGGATGTGGGGACTGGATCATTCGCATTTGTATAAGAACGAGTATGAAATGGCAAAGGCCAAATGGGAGCAGTTGAATAAGGGTGTTACGGATGGCTCTGGGCGTGTTTGGACATCTAGAGATATTCTTGCTTCGTGCGGACCTGCTCCCGCCACTCCTGAGTGGGGATTTCCAAAGGGTCGGCGAGATTCTCAAGAGAGTGATTATGTTTGTGCAATGCGTGAGATGTATGAGGAGACGGGTGTTCATGAGTCAGATGTGGTTCCTATTCAGAATCTGGAGCCGTTGGTGGAATCGTTTTTCGGCAGCAATCATGTGCATTATTGCCACAAGTATTTCTTGGTCTGGGTGTCTCCTGAGATGGAAATCAAGTTCGACAAGGAAAATGACCATATGCGCAAGGAAATCGGCGATTTACAGTGGGTGACGGTGGAAAAGGGGCTGGGTTATATACGGCCAGAGAATGTGGAGAAGCGCGAGATTCTCTTGCGTGCCGCGTCGATTTTCCGAAATCTGTGCCCGTTTCCTGTTTTGAGGCGCGGCCTATAGAGGCGCGGCCTATAGAGGCGCGGCCTATAGAGGCGCGGCCTACAGAGACCTGCTACGCTGCGGAACAATATACAGTAATGAATTCTCTGTATATGTAGAATGGCCGCTGCCTCTCCTGAAGCGCAGGGCCTCTTGGAAAAGTGGCGGAAAGAACCTGATTTTGATGAAAGAGACGAACTACTTCATCAAATGGAGATTGCAGGCATATTTCCTAAAGAGCAGGACCAATATGAAATCGACGGCGGTCTATATCCGGATTTAAGAGACCCCTCGTTTCTCCCAAAGCTCCTAAGAAAAAGAGAGTTTCAAGAATCCAAGCAAAAGTCTATAAAAGACAGTTTAGCCGAAGGAGGAGATAAATGTAGAAGCTCTGAAGATTTTGAACTAAGCTCTGTCCAGAGATTTGTGTCGCGTGTCTTATCTCCTAGAACACCATATAGCTCTTCCCTATTCTACCATGGCGTCGGTGTTGGTAAAACATGCGCGGCCATTACTGTATGCGAGTCGTATTTGGAGGCCTATCCTGGGCGCAAAGTGTATATCGTAGCTCCTCCCAATATTCAAGAAGGATTTCGCAGAACGATTTTTGATATGGAGGGTCTTACCATAGGCAAAGGCTCTACTGAAAATAGTCATCGTGGTTGCACGGGCAATATATATCTGTCGTTAACGGGAATGTATATGGAAAGAGACCCGAAAGTGATAGAGGCTAAGGTGACCAAACTCATCAAATCTCGCTATGAATTTTTCGGCTATACCTCGTTTTATAATCATATTCGCCGCATTATGGCAACCGTTTCTACTAAAGTTCTACCTGAAAAAGAAAGAGAGACATATAAGCGCACTGCTCTACGAGCGGAATTTTCAAACCGTGCTATTATCATTGACGAGGCACATAATTTGCGTGATATTGTTACATATGCTGCATCTGCATCTGCATCCGAAGGAGACGCCGAAAAGCTAGGGGAAGAAGCAGAAGAAGCTAAGGACGACATCAGTCCTCAGGATACAGAGGATTCCAAAGGTGGAAAAAAACTAACTCCATATTTGCAAGAAGTTCTACGAGTGTCAGAAGGTATTACCCTTATTCTAATGACGGCAACACCTATGTATAATTCCTATGTAGAAATCGTATTTTTACTGAATTTATTATTATTAAACGATAAATTTCCTACTCTGAATCCCGAAGATATTTTTGATTTGAAACGCGAAACGTTTAATGATGCTGTAGCTGGACGAAAGATGTTGGGGCGAATTGCGTCGAATTACGTTTCCTTCATGCGTGGAGAAAATCCTCTTACATTCCCCTTACGCCTTGAGCCGCAATCAGAGCGGCGTGTAAAGATTTGGCCTATAAGAACACCAAAAGGTTCACCCATTCATCCAAATGAGAGAAAAAGAGTTGCATTATTACCATGTGTTGGTTCTATCTTTTCGGAAGAAACGGAGGCACTCTATAAAAAGAAGGCAACTGAAATTGTATCTTCTGCAGAAGGCCTTGGCATAACAAACATGGACTTGTTAATACAGGCGGGTAATTGGATTTTTCCTGGAGAGGAAGGTGATGATATCCTAGATAGAATTCGTCAAACTGGCTTTGACAATACGTTCGTAAAAGAAAAACGAGGAATGTCTACTCAATTCCGTTGTAGAGATGATTTGGATGCTTCTTGGCTGCTAGAAGAGGAATTAAATAAATCGAGCGGAAAGTGTGCAACTGTGTTAAAGCGTGTAAATAATGCAAAGGGTGTCGTCTTTGTCTACAGTCGTTTTGTGGCGAGTGGTGCGCTTGCTATTGCCTTTGCTCTGGAGGCGAATGGATATACGCCTGCAACGGGTCTTCCTTTGCTTCTCGACGGAAATCAAGGACTTCAAGGGCGCCAATGTGCTCTGTGTAATAGGAAGGAGAAGGGACATGGCATAGTGGAACAATCCGAAGGTGAGGCCAAGCATTCCTTCAAGCCCGCCAAATACGTGCTCCTCACAGGCTCTATGGAAATCTCGCCAGACAATGCCGCCTCCATAAATGCCGCCAGGTCGCCCAAGAATACCATGGGCGAGGAAGTGAAAGTTGTCATAGGTTCTCAGATTGCCGGCGAAGGTCTGGATTTAAGATATGTGCGCGAAGTTCTCGTATTTGACAGCTGGTATCACTTGAATAAGCTGGAGCAGATTATTGGTCGTGGTATTCGTAATTGCTCGCATGCCGCCTTAGATGAAACTCTGAGAAACTGCACGGTGACGCTGCTCGTGAATTCCTATGCCAGCTCTCCAGAGATGGAATCGATTGACATGTATTCCTATCGCACGGCGTTGCGAAAGGCGATTACCGTCGGCAATGTGACTCGTGTTCTGAAAGAATACGCCCTGGATTGCAGTCTGAATCGTGACGCAATTGTGGTGGAAGGATTAGACCCTATTCCTGTCTTATATGATAGCCAGGGCGTGAAACGAGAAGATGTGAATCGCAATGACACGCCGCTGACCTCCATGTGCGATTGGTTAGATAAGTGTCAATATGATTGCTTATATGAATCCCATGCAAAGGCAGGATTATCGGAAACGAAGCAGATGCCTATGAAGGTTTCGCTGGAAACGCAGGATTCTTCTACCTATGATGAATATACCGCCAGATATCAGCTGAATACTCTTCGCAAATATATTCAAGAATTGTTCGGTGAGAAAGAACAACCTGTCATTACATTTGATATGATTCGCGACCACTTTGGCACAATTCCTGAGCCGCTTCTGAAAACGTTGATGGCGGAAATGGTGCAGCAGAAAGAAATGAAGATTCGTTTAGATAGAGGTGGTCAAATGGAGAGTGGGCGTATTTTATATAAAAATGGATTCTATGTATTCCAGCCTGATAAGATACAAGATACGAGCATTCCTATTGCCATTCGTGTTGCGGCCATTCCTATCCAGAGAGACCATTATGAGCCGAAGGCTATTGAAAAAGAACAACAGGAAGATGTTGTTGCTGGTATTATAGGTGAAGAGGCATCAAAGAAGGTTGCTTCAGGCGATGAAGACAGTGAGGCGTTATGGGAGGAAGTATTGGAATGGGTTGAGACAATTCGCGCTGGGGAGGAAGTTGCCAGCGTGCCTGTAGGTATTCTTACGGAAGTGTCTAATTTGAAAGAATCTGCCGGCATTATGAAAGGCCAAAAAGAGCGTTTAGAAATGATTGTCTGGTTATACAATCACATTCGTGGGAATGAAGAAATGCGTAAAGTATTTGCAGATTGCGTTCTGGATTATTTTTGGGATGAATTTATTACACATGGGACGCGGAGAGAATTATTGAATATTCGAGTGACGGACCCTCTTATTAAAAATGTGGCGAAAGATATGTTCTGGACATTGGAAGGAAAGACGTATGTGCGCTTTGTGAATTATAGCAATGAAATAGAATATATTTGTGTAGGAGATGATGGAAAGACATCAGAATGCTCTCGTGCTGTTGCAGAAGTCCTTTCAAAGGAAGTGGGTGAAGACCCTATTTTGAGGCGGCCATTGAATACTACGACGACGGGGTATGAGTATGGTTTTATCTTATACAACCCCAAAAAGATGCGGTTTGTGTTTAAAAAGGGTCAGCCTCCTGCTGCTGCTTCCCCAGGGGGAGGGGCAAAGCCAAAAATCGGTCGTGGTGCAGAGTGTATTATTAGTTCGGCAACGCAAAAAGAAGCAATCTTATTAACGAAACTTGGAGAAACATTGCGCAAGGCTGGGAAAGGGGATTTTGGGCTTGTCCCAGACCCTCCTCAGAGCCAGCGTATCAAAAATGCCCATCGTATCTGTACAGTATGTAATCTTGTGCTTCGCTATATGGACAGGGCTAGGATTCAAGGGCGGCGCTGGTTCTACCGTCCTTTGGAGGCGAAGATGTATGGGCATCCTGCACGTTAGGGTCTAGACTGAAAGTCAAAGCGCAAAAGGTCTAAATCTGTGTAAAAGGATAATAGTAAATGTTATGGTTATGGCGAATGTATTTTCCAGTCCTTACATACGATATATGGTTTTATATATCGCATGTAATGCTTCACAGCAAGTTATTGTATCCTATACACAGCATTCATCATCAGAAAGAAGAGCCGCAGTGGATGGATACATATTTGGGACATTGGTTTGAGAGTCCTTTTCAAGGAATAGGTATGTTTGTGCCCTATTTGTTCTATGGGTATACCTGGCAAGAAACTGTGGGTATTTTAGCGGTCCTGAATATACGAGGAATGATGAGGCATGATAAGAGAACTGCTTGGTTAGTGGATGGGGGGCATCATATGGATCATCATCGGCGACCCCTGTGCAATTATGGAGAGCGGTGGATAGATTGTCTGTTTGGAACGCAGTCTAGTCCTCCCCCCGTATTGCACAAGTAGGTCCGCCTTCTACTTTCATCTGGAATCCTTCACTGCGATGACGACAAGGACAAGATTTCATATGAGGGCATGTCATAGGCATAGGCATTTGCCTTTGCCTTGGCAAAACAGACGATACAGTCCAAGGATTATAGCCATATGCATACTCTAGACCTAGATGTGATAGACCGTGGATGCCCGCGATAATACCAAATGCTAAAATAAGCAATATAGAACGATAAATGTCAAGACTTGCTAGTGATTTATAATATACTAGACTCAGAACAACCGCAACAAGAAACAATCCTCCATTTAAGGTATGAGCTATGATGGACGGATGAAAGTACATATTCTACCTCGGAGTTATTTCAATAAGGAGATAGAATGTTTTATGGGCCGTCTGTATTGTCTGTATTTTCTGTATTTATGGGAAACGCCTAAAAAGTGATTTGCTCCCTTAGGTAGAAGAGGGGTCCCAAATGGAGCAGATTGCCATTTTCGAAGAGAAGGTTGCCATAAGCCCTGGTGATTTACGCCCTGAAATTACGAGTTTTGATGATATTCTTCTTTCAAAAGTAAAGAAGCTTTTGGAGGGGAAGTGTTCAAAGCATGGATATGTGATTCCTGATTCGCTGGAGCTGCTGAGCCGGTCCATGGGCTCTGCTGAAAAGGGGCGATTCACTTCCGATTTCCTGTATTATTTGAAGGTGTTGGGCAAGGTATATAATCCGCCCGATGGCCTGCAAGTGGAGGGCGAGGTGATTCGCAAGAATAAGATGGGTCTGTATGTGATTATCAAAGATGCCATTCGTATTATGGTTCCTCGTGATTTGCACATCGGCAATGAGGAGTTTGATTCGATTGAGATTGGGGATAAGATTATTATAGAGATTAAGGAGTCTCGTTTCCAGGTGAATGATACGCATATCCTGAGCATTGGCGAGTTTGTTGGCATGGTCAGCGGAGCATTGGGTGGTGTTTCTGGTTCTGCCTCTGCAGAAGCAGAAGAGGCCGGCGAGGAGGCTGCCGAGGAAGCTGCCGAGGAGGCTGCAGAGGAAGAGGAGGAAGATGCGGAAGATGATGGAAAAACGGAAGAGGCGGCCGAGTAGAATGAGTATGGTTAAAGACACCGATTTTGAAACGCGCAAGAAGGTGTTCGAGGAGATAAAAAGATTTAACCGGACGGAATTGGAGGAGCTGTATAAAATTCTGCGCAGGTCGGCGGAGGAGGTCAGTGAGAATCGCAACGGCATGTTTTTTGATTTACTTTCCGTAAAAGACACGACTATGGAGAAAATCCAGGAGCTGATTAAGTTCTGCATAGAGAATCGTGCCGATTTTGAAGTCCGCGAGAAGGCGATGAGCGAACTCATTGATTCCGCAGTGGCCTAAGCCTCCGTGGCGAATAATATGTAAGATGGACGAACTTTTCGCCGCAATTGCCAAGAATCCGTTTAATAAAGAGTGTGTCACACCCTTTACGAAACAGGGTGCAGAAATCCGCAGCCTCACTACCTCCGATACCCTCTGGGGAGCCACTTCTCGTGCCGTTGTCCCTGCTCGCCTCACGACGGCGTGGCTCATGACGGAAGACCCGCTCATGCTCATTGCTGGGGCTGGGTATAAGGCGACGGAGGTGCGTGATAAGTCGTTTGCCTTACAGGAGGAGGCGCTGAACAATCTGCGTGGCAATCGTAAGCTGACGAAGGCGAAGATGGGCGATGCGCTCGCCTCGTTGAAGCCGACGGAAGACCAGACCAAGGTGATTGCACGTATTTTGCTCGCCTTGAAGCATACGCAGACGGTGTGTTTTGACGAAGTGGGGAAAACCGTGTGGACGATGCCAGAGGATTTGCGGGCGTGGAGCACTTCGTTGCGGACGATTTGGGTGGATGCTCGGTGTGAGAAAATGCTGGATTTCAATGATACTGGGCGTCCGATTCACTTGGGGCAGTGGTTGTCTGAGCGGGAAAGAGATGGATGGAAGATTGATTGGCCTGTGTCAGAGGATGGATATGAGGAAATGAAGGAGATTTGTGCTCGGCGTGGAATTAGCGTGCGTGCTGCTGGGGAATTGGTGGGGCAGATTAGCACGAAGAAGCCGAAGAAGGACGATTATGCACGTGTTTTAGGGCGTGTATATGCTATGGAGCATTTGTCTCAGGGTGTGTGATTTACGTAGGAGCAGTAGGAGCAGAAGCAGAAGCAGAAGAATACAACGCAAGGCTTGAAAACACACGAATATGTGAACGCCGTTGTGAAAATAGGCGGCAATCCATAGATTACCTCTGAATTGATACTGCCAACTGAACGCATAACATATAAGCGAGCAAGCCAAGAGTGAATAAAACTCGGTTCCTCGTTGCATATCATATGCGCGAATAATATGATACCCTGACGTTGTCACCACAGCGCCAATATCTACCCAACGTCGTACGCCGAAATCTGGGTCACGCCAATAATTCACGGATGCCAGAAACGTCAGTAGTTGTAAGAATGCCAGGTCACAATAACCTCTGTGGAATCCATACATAGAAGAAAAAAGGGATAACCAGGAAGTATAATAAATACACCGATTCGGTGTCATTTATTATGTTTCGGGGGCCATTGTTTATATTGACCATCCAAAGAATTGAGAAGTGAATTCATTCATACTCATCGTCCCCATGGAACCGTTGCACGCCGCACAAATAGGGCGTAAATTGTTTATTGTCATATCACCACCCCTTGCCTCTGCAATTACATGCCCACAGTGAAAGCTACGAATTCCAATCTCTTCTTGTTTACAACTCATACACAAGGCTTTTGCCTTATCGCTTCCGATATATTTATTCCATACAAGTGTTTTTACATGTTTGGGAATTGATTTTTTCTTTGTTATAAATGATGCTTCTTGGGCATCAGTATCAGAATCGTCTTCATTTTTCAATACGATTTGAACGGCTTCTTCTCTTGCCATGAAGCCACTTGTTCTATGGAGCATTGTTGCCTGAGGAAGTTCGAAAGGCTCTATTATTTCTTTGTTAGGGGTCGGCTCCTTGGACTCCTTGGGCTCCTTGGGCTCCTTGGGCTCCTTGGACTCCTTTGGCACCTTGGGCTCCTTGGGCACCTTGGGCTCCTTCGGCTCCTTGGACTCCTTTGGCTCCTTCGGCTCCTTCTGCTCCTTCTGCTCCTTCTGCTCCTTTGGTGCCTTGGGATCCTTCGGCTCCTTTGGCTCCTTTGGCTCCTTTGGCTCCTTTGGCTCCTTTGGCTCCTTTGGCTCCTTTGGCTCCTTTGGCTTCTTTGGCTCCTTTGACTCCTTTGGTGCCTTGGACTCCTTGGGCTCCTTGGGCTCCTTGGACTCCTTGGGCTCCTTGGACTCCTTTGGCACCTTGGGCTCCTTCGGCTCCTTCGGCTCCTTCGGCTCCTTCGGCTCCTTCTGCTCCTTTGGTGCCTTGGACTCCTTTGGTGGCTTGGGCTCATTTAATTCAATATTCTCTTCAGGTTCTTTCGGATCATTTGCATCACCTACCTTTTCCTTTGCTACAATCTTACTTTTCTTTTTATCAATAGCTTTTTGTAATTTTGCCAACTTTTCTTCATCGACCTTTAATTTCTCTAGAGCAGCACGCTCTCTCCCCTCTTTCATTTTAAGTTTTTGCCCTTCAGTAAGAACACGCTGCTTTTGCTCAGACTTTGTTTCCATGGTGGACTATACATAAATAACTTCTATAAAAATCAATTTTTAGCCTTAGCACTTGACTGCGATATACGCATTCAGCGTAGAGGCGAAAGAAATCCACAGCAAATAGGGGACGAAAATCCATTTCGCCGGTGAGTGCATCAGAAGAATAGATTTCAAGGCGACGGCAATCATTGCAACTAGTAAGACGAGTGCCAGTCGGGCATTCGCCATGAATAGCGGAACCCAGCACAAATTCAAGACAAGTCCGAGAATGAGATAATTTCTCGTTTCCGCATGATTCCATTCCAGATATAATACGAGCGCATAGAGGACATACAAAATAGGCCATACTATTTTAAAAACAATGCTGGGCGGTTGCCACGGGGGCCTCGTGCATTTCTCATACCACATTTCTATTATATGCCCTCAAATTCAAACCCCCACACACAGCCAGTAGGAAACAATTCAAATTTACGCAGTGGTCAAGAGCTTCTGAATATTCTCATCTATCTCACGAAGAAGACGGCACTTTGCAGTAATTCCAGACTCTACCACATTTCCTGCCTTTGTTACAGCAGAATCCAATTGTGCCTCTGTATAGCTTGATAGCATCCGTCGGAACTGGATAAGCAAATCCCTGGGTGTTTTTTGCACTTCACGTTGGTGCGGAGCAACTTCTACAACAGAAGGTGGCGTCGGTTGAATTACTAGTGGTGCACTGATTTGCTGCTGAGGCTTCTCCTCTTCTTGGGGCTTCTGCTCATCCTCTTGGGGCTTCTCCTCTTCCTCTTGGAGCTGCTGCTCCTCCTCTTGAGGCTTCTCATCCTCCTCTTGGGGCTTCTCCTCTTCCTCTTGGAGCTGCTGCTCCTCCTCTTGAGGCTTCTCATCCTCCTCTTGGGGCTGCTCCTCCTCCTGAGGCTGCTCCTCCTCTTGGGGCTGCTGCTCCTCTTGAGGCTGCTCCTCCTCTTGAGACTTCTCCTCCTCCTGAGGCTGCTGCTCCTCTTGATGCGTCTCCTCCTCTTGGGGCTGCTGCTGCTCCTCTTGATGCGTCTCCTCCTCTTGGGGCTGCTGCTGCTCCTCTTGATGCGTCTCCTCCTCCTGAGGCTTCTCCTGCTCCTCCTGAGGCTTCTGCTGCTCCTCCTGAGGCTTCTCCTGCTCCTCCTGAGGCTTCTCCTCCTCCTGAACTTGCTTCTGTTTCTTAATTACAAAGCCACATGAAGAGAGTCCATCTGCAGGAGAAGAAGGAGCAGAAGGCGGTTGTGCATCCGTATTATCTTCAGGAACTTCGTCAACAGGAGCCTCCTCCTCAGGCTGCGGGTGAAGACGCTTATAACAAGAAGTTGCGTAATTACGCCGAATCTTTTCAATAGTCGCCCACAGATTCATATAAATAAGCGACGTATCAATCCTTGACTTATTCACCTGGACGTTGAACACATCATCCAGGGTGTAAACGTCATCATCTTCGGGCAGATTGTCATCAGGCACTGCACTAAACTTCACAGAGTAACGAGAGTTCTCCACATATTGATACCCAGCCTTATCGCCAGACTTTGCCTTTTCTGCCTCGAACATAGCAATCAGCTTACCATTGCGCTCAATATCTGTCCCACCAAGAACACGACGCAGCTCTTCTACACCCTCCCCACTGCCCTCTGGCACATTCACTCCCGCATTTATAAGAACCTCCTTCTGCAATTGGAGCCAATCCTCAGAATAAGCACACCGAAGATTCACTAACCCCAAGAGTTTAAATTCACTTGTGGGAGAGCCCTTTTCAAAGGAATGCTTCTTCTTACCCTTCTTCAGATACCCAAGCTTCCCATTGTTCGGCTTCAGATGCTTCTCTGTAAAGTAAGCCCGAACCTCCCTAGATGCTGGATTGTAGTAAATAGAGATATTCTGCTCATCCCTCTCTTTCACAGTATCCCAGCAAAGGCGGTCAATTGGAAGAATAGAGAGTCTCTCACCATCCAGGTCAAGAATAATCTGCCCACCGCTCTTCAGATAATTGTGATACGTTGAACCCAGGAAATAACGAAGGCTGTTTGTCACATCATCAGACTTTGCTCGCTGCACCAAATCTGCGAGAACAGCCTTGTCACACTCAAGATACGTGAGTGTTCCCTTCCCATCTTGGGTAACAGCATATTTGTTCCAGATTGGACGAGACTCTTCTTCTATTCCATGTGCAAGCAGATACAGAGTTCCTGAAGTGATAACCTTCGGGAAATTTATATTTAGCTGTGAGAGAACATTGTTCTCTGCTGACCAAGTAATAGTCTGCGCAACCCCCTTTAGAGAAGTGAAATGAACAAGAGCATGCTTGCGACCAATCCCAAATCGCCCATGCTTATTTGAGGCACTAGAACGTGAATGGAAGTAATGGGAACTCTCCAACTTATCCCGTATCATGCCATTTCCATCATCCGCCAAAACAAGATGATTTGACTGAGAATCCATGTGGATTTGTATAACCTTCGCAGAAGCACCCTGAGAATCATCTATCAGCTCAGAAAGACAATGGACAGTGCTAAATCCCTCTCGTAGCATGTTCTTCAACATGCCAGGAATATTAATCGCGTTGACTGGTGCTTGGCCTGAAGACATTTGCGTGTATTGGACTTACTTTAGAACCTTCCAAAAAAATCAATTTTTCGCCCGTTGCCCTCTAAACCCCCACGCAAAGCCACTCGGCAGGGAATAAATCAGGCCTCGCCGTGGAAAACCATTTGGACGGATAAAAGACACGACGAGTCCCTGAAAGATGTGCGCCCCACCAACTGAACGTGCTATTTGCGATAATTGCTCCTCCTTTACAAGAAGCCATTAGCGCAAGAGAATCCAGCTCATCTGGCTCATCCACGATTTCATATGCGTTTAACCAAGGCTGCCCACGACACCATTCTGGGTCGTCTGATATCACGAGGAACCGTTTCCCATACAGATTCTCCCGTAAGGCGTCCGTATAGTATTTTTCCCCAACGCCTCCAAACAAATGTGTTAGAGGAACATAATCACCCCTTCTTACGTGTAGGAAAACGGCATCGTTCGCAGAAGCAATTCTGTATTTCATACACATCGCTATCATCCTATGACACAATGCACTGAGTATATCACTAACAACCATCGGAATCACATCACGAATTGCGGGGAGATATTGAAAATATCCGTCGAGGACAATGGAATTGTGTCCGCGGAGCGAACTTACAGACCACGGCTCAAAAGAATCTGCTTGACTATACATTCGGTCAGGTGTTGATATATGCTCGACGGAAATAACCCTTGTATATAGCCGTGGATTCTCCCTGTAATCACGCCCCGAATGTTTATTCAGTCGCGTGGGCAGCATATACAACGTGCCTCCCAGCTCTTTTTGGACGGCTAGTCCAGCACACAGCTGAAAGAGCTGATTTCCGATTCCTCCTTGTGGCATTATGTATATTTCTCTAGTCTGCACGGTAACTGCAGAAGGGAAAGATTCAGACATTTCCTCTTTTTATTAATTATTCGTTAAAGCCAAATAAAAATTGCCACCCAACTAAAGGTTTTCAACATAGTCTCCAATTAGAACGGATGGAACTCTATCCGGCCGAAGTTGATAGACTAGGTCGGCTCGTAGAGGAATGGACTCTACACGACGATCGTGAATTAGAGGCCACATTCAAGAATGCGTCGGATACGACCACCTTCTTAGCGGTTGCACAACGTCTGCGCGCCAAGGGGTATACGGCCATGCCCCAGGAAGACAAGATGAATATTATCACGCCCCAGCAAGTGCGTTTTACTCTAACGGGCATGAGCGCAATCGAGTCCTATTGCCGAGATGATGTGCTGGAGGGCAAGCCGTTTGAGGCGATGACGAAGCAGCGTGCCGGCGAAGAGAGCAATCTCGACGTGGATAGCTACGGAGTGCGCATGAAGGTGCGTCGAGAGAATCCTCTGGAGCAGAATGACCCCACCGTGCGTGATATGCTGAACAACTGGGCCACACAGCGCAAGGCGTTTCGTATCTTGCGGCGCTGGACCTTTGTCGGCAAGGGTATCCGTTTTGACCTGAGTATGGTCCGCTCCACTGCTCGCACGAGCAAGGGCGATTTCCTCTGGCAGAGCCGTTTCCAGCCGTCGGAAAAGGGTCAGCGTGATATTACGAAGGAGCCGGCGTTTTACGAGATTGAGGTCGAGTTACTGCGTCCCGAGTCGGTTCCTGAAGAGGCAGAGGCTCGTGGCGTATTAGTGAAATCCTGTGTCAAAGATTTGATTCGTGGTGTGGGCGAGGTGCTGCGTGGTATCCAGAAGCACCATCTCCTGATTCGCAACAAGGTTGCTGCCAGGGTTCTGGAGGGCTATAAGGAGTTGGCGAAGACTGACCGCTTTCGTGGTGTTGCGCCTATCACGATGGTCGTCCAGAATATGCGCAAGGAGCGTGTGGAGCGGGAGGCGAATGTTCGCGACGGCTACAATGTGACCGACAAGGCCGATGGTCTTCGTATGATGGCCTATACGGATGAGCGTGGAGAGCTGTTTATGATAGACATGTCGATGAACGTGTATAAGACGGGCCTTATGAAGGACAGCTGTGCCAATGCACTTCTGGACGGCGAGTATGTGACACGGGATAAGGAGGGGAATTCCATCCACCAGCTGATGTTGTTTGACTGCTACATTGGCTCCGAGAAGCGGGATGTGACGCAGCTTCCGTTCATGGGGAAGGACGAGACTCGTCGTGAGGGCGGACGCTACGGAGAGCTGATGGGATGGGTTGAGAAATGGAATGGCGGCGATGGGGCTACTGTGTTAAAGGGTGGAGGTGTGACGGAGTCGACGAAGATTCTGGTCTCGGCGAAGCAGTTCAAGTTCGCGGCAGCTGGTGATTTGAGTATATTCCAGTTGTGTGCACGCACTCTGGATTCAGCGGCGGCGTCGTTCTATAACACGGACGGTCTGATTCTTACCCCTAACCTGCTGCCCATTCCGCAGAAGCCTGGTGTGAAATTCGCCGAGCAGCTGAAGTGGAAGCCGGCGGAGGACAATAGTGTGGATTTCCTGGTGGATTTCGACAAGGATGTCGATACACGCCTCGATATTGTGAGCACTGGGGTGAAGCCCGTAAGCGGTGAGACGGTGCAGCACAAGACAATGCGTCTCTATGTGGGATCGGACTTGGACCCTGCATTCGAGGACCCCCGCGGCACCGTGTTATACGAGCAGCCTTTGCCTGGCACTGGCCCTGGAGGGCCCGGAGGGCAAAGAGGCAGATTCAAGAGAGAGTATAAGCCGGTTCTCTTCAATCCGAGCGAGCTTCCTGATACGATGGCGAGTGTGTGCTACGTAGAAATTAGCACCTCGGCGAGCGGCGAGGATTACGTGACCTGCGAGAACGGCGACCCCATCGAGAATAAGAGCATCGTGGAGATGCGCTACGAGCCCGGAAATCCCCCTGGCTGGCGCTGGGTTCCCATGCGTGTTCGCTACGACAAGACCGAGCGATACCAGAAGGGCATTATCGGGCGCACTCTCAATAAGGACGAGGCGGCGGAGGGTGTGTGGAACAGTATACACGACCCCATCACGCCGCATATGATACGCACCGGCTCTGACCAGCCATCGGCCAAGGAGCTTTCCGAGATGAGCGGTGCAGTGGCCGGCGTTGCTTCGGGACAGGTGTCAAAGGTGTATTATGAGCGCAAGGGCCCGAAGGAGGACTTACAGGCGGTGCGTGGCCTGCGTGATTTCCACCGTCGCTATATCAAGGAGGATTTGCTGCTTCGTCTGGGCCTTCGTGGTGGAGGGAAGACGTTCGTTGATTTGGCGTGCGGCCAGGGCGGCGATTTGTGGAGTTGGATAAAGTGGAAGGCGGAGTTCGTCTATGGAACGGATATTGCGGGCAATGGTATTCGTGATCCGCAGGACGGTGCCTATCGTCGGTATGTGAATGCCGTAATGAAATACGGGGGCTACGATAATGTGACGAAGATGCTGTTTACCATCGGCAGCTCGGCGCGGAATTTGGCGACGGGTGAGGCGGGGGCGACGCCGGAGGAGTCGAATATCATGCGCGCAGTGTTAGGAAAGCTGGCTCCTGAGGGACCGATTCCGCCGTTCGTGGAAAAGTATGCAAAGGGGCGCTTGCGGAATGGCGCGGATTGCGTTGCGATTATGTTTGCCATCCACTACTTCTTTGAGACCGAGGCGAGCCTGACTGGATTTATGCGGAATGTGAGTGATTCTTTGGCGGTGGGCGGCTTGTTTATGGGTTGCTGCTTTGACGGGCAGAAGGTGTTTGATGCGCTGCGTTCCATTCCTGAGGGCGGCTCGTTGGTTGGGCAAGAGAAGGGCTCGGAGATTTGGAAGCTGACGAAGCGGTATTCTGCAACGGAGCTGACCACGGGGTCGGATAGTGTGGGGCTGGCGGTGGATGTGGACTTCGTAAGTATCGGCACCACCCAGCGGGAGTATTTGGTGCCGTTTGAAATGCTGAAGGCGAAGATGGCGGAGATTGGGTGCGAGCTTCTGACGCGTGAGGAGTGCAGGGAGCTGGGGCTGGTGAATAGCTCGGAGCTGTTTGAGGAGACGCACGACGCCGCTGCGCGCAAGGGCCAGCGGTTTTCCATGACGCCGACGGTTCGCCAGTATTCGTTCTTCAATCGCTGGTTCATCTTCAAACGCCGCCGTGGGGGGATGATGCAGGCTGAAGAGGAGGAAGAGGTCCTTGAGGAAGCAGAAGCCCAGGGCCCTTCCAGGCCTCAGGCTGTGGGCTCCACCGCAAGACCCCTAACGCCTGAGGAGGTGGCTGAGCAAAAGGCGAATGTTCTAGCTTCTGCTCCTGCTGCTGTGCCTCCCCCGCCTGTCCCCAGCCAACTACGTAAGTTTGTCACGAACCAGATACAATCGATGAAGGGCGATATTGATAGGCAATTGGCAGAGGGTAAGCCAGTTGATGGAGATGGTTATTATGGTGAAGTGGATGCCATGTCTGAGACAAATACAGTAAAAGATGGGGATAATGGACAGGAGTATTACAAGCCCCAGGAATCCGAATATATGAAAGGTGTGATTCGCGAATACATGCGTGCACGTATGCCTCCAGCTCGAGCAACAGCTGCAGCACCTGTTCAGAAGAAGGCAGCAGCGCCTCCCCCACCTCCTTCCGTAGGAAAAGCTGCAGCAGGCAAAGGAGCCCAGCCCCTGAGCACAATCCCCGTTGTTGCACAGAAGGGTCAGCGACGCAAGTATACCCTCAGCGAGTTATTCCAGTTCTATAATGAGGCGAGCACCAGCGATAAACTGAAGATGGGAGATCCCGACGCAGCAAGATGGCTTTCTCCTTCTTCCCACTTCCCCATCCGAGATTTGGAGACCGGTACAGAATATCCAAGCGTTGAGCATTACTTGGCCGGAATGAAGTATAAGATGGCAACGAATAAGCCAGAGCTTTCTGCGCAACTCTTTGGCAGGGAGGGCGAGATTCATCAAGAGGCGCTGCGTCAACGGGCCACAGAATCCGCCCAGGGCGCTCGTGCGCTAACCGCCGAGAGAGAGCATGAGTTATTGAAGACGGAGCGCAAGAAGCTGTTAGAGGAGAGTGATATCGGTGCCAAGGGTATGAAGAAATACCGCGCCGCCTTTGACGAGGGCAAATGGTTCAGCGTGAAGGACGGTGTCCTGAGGGAGGCACTGCGGCAGCGCTGGGAGGGCGACGAGCGTCTGCGTAGAATTATAACGGCTGTAAAAGCGAAGGGGCTGGTTCTTCTGTATTACACTGGCCCTGGAAGCGGCAGCGATTTGGGCGGAAAGCGCACGGCCGAGGGCTTTATTGACGGCGAAAACAAGGTGGGCAGAATACTCATGGAGCTTGCAGGTTGGAGAGACCAGTGATGCCTCCCAGCCTTAGGCGGAAAAGCTATACAGTAGAAGAGAATGAGGAGGACACTCCTATTTATTCTTTTTTATGCCTTACTCGGCGCGGAAACTTCTGGGCCTCCGTTTGGGTCCCCTGCCTCCTTTGGACCCGCTGCGTCCCTAGCAATCTGCCATATGCCCGTGCCTGAGTATGGGTTGGCTGCAACAACACATAAAAGAAACCTCGGAGTAGTCCCCACACAATCATCGACGCAGTCGAAGACGTCTACAAAAACCACCACCGCGTCCAAATCATCCCTTCCTACATTGCCCAATACACCCTCTTCCACAAGCACGAAGACTACCACAGCATCCATGACTTCTACACGCACTGGCTCCGTATCCAGAACTTCTTCTTCCAGCCCGCTTCGAACGGAATCCATGACATCCTCCAGAACAACCACTGGCTCCACTACTTCCACGAGGACAACAGCCGCCACAAAAACAACAAGCGCCACTACTACAAACTCCAAGACATCGTCCAGCACTTCATGCAGCACGAGGTCCGCAGCGCCATCGAAAACCACAACAGCGAGTGTTTCACCCACGAGAACCCTCGCCCCATCCAAGACACCCTCCGCATCACCCTCTTACACAAAAACCACACGCCCTTCCAATACGGCAGTGCCGTCCAAGACGACAACGCCATCCATTTCTTCTACGAAAACTTCTACGGCTTCTCCAACTAGCTCGCGCAGCGTGTCAAGCTCTAGGACTACCACTGCAAGTGTATCAGGAACAACAACTATTCGGGCAACTAGAACAGCCACAAAGTCCATCCAGCCAACAAAAACGAATTCTGCATCGGTTACGCATACTCGCAGCAGCTCATCTTCTAGAACATCCACGGCATCCACATGCGGATCAGGCTCTATTCGCAGGACACTAACACCTCCCATTACACGCAGTGGTACAGGCTCAGTAACACAGACAAAAACGTCAAGCTTATCTTCTACTTCTTCCGTTACGACCAGACGCTCGTTTACAGAGCGTATTACCAGGTCAGCAAGTGCATCTGTTGCGGGCTCTAGAACATCTTCATTGGGTCCAACGGGTAGTTCAAAACCGGGTTCATCCGTCAGAGAAACTCTGACGACAACCTCATCGCCCGCTGATACGGCCACGACTTCGCCTACGTTCAGCCCAAAGTCTTCCTCCACCTCTGCATCCACACGGACAAATACTGGCTCTTCAAGCAGGTCAAGGACGAACACGGCATCTGTCTCATATACAGAATCGTCCAGGCAAAGCAGGTCTCATTCTTCCTCTACAACGGTCTCATTCAGTCCGAGACACACATTTAGCGGTCGTATATCCAATACGCCAACGAGGACAGGTGGCCTTAGTAAATCTCAATCATCTAGCCCTTCACCCACTGTAACACGTTGCTCCACGGTAACGAATTCTCATTCTGTTACGGTGACGCAAGCAAATACAGGAACGCCTAGTATAACGACCTTTCCTACAGGAGACACGGAAACAGTGACCGTAACGAATACATTTAGCTGGGTTGCATCTTCTTCGACAACAGCCAGTAATAGCGTTTCCGCTAGTCGGAGCTTTACGAATGTAGCTTCTTATTCCAGCTATGGAAGTTCATCGGCAACTGAGAGCATTTCTGCAACAGCTCGGCCCTCGGAAACAGCGGCACCTTCTTCTTCTGAATCTCCAAGCGTATCTGTATCTTCCTCTTCATTTCCTTCTTCCACGGGTGCAGCAACAGAAAGCCAAACAAGCTCCAAAACATCCACGGTATCTGTGTCAGAGAGTGGTTCCACGACTGGCACCAAATCTTCCAGTGTTTCGTCGTCGCCTAGTAAATCATCGACACAAACGAAAACACCTAGCCACTCAGCCACTCCATCCCAGAGCTTTACCAGCTCGAAGACCAATACGGTTTCTTCTTCCTTTTCTGGCTCGGCACGTATTTCACGCTCTTCCTCTGCCGCCGAGTCATATACACCCACGGAAAAACAAACGGTGTCTTCTTCTTCTTGGCCCAGCGGCTCAGATATTTCTTCTGAGAGTCCTATGGCATCTGTGTCAGAGAGTGCTGTGAATACTTATACAGGCGAGGCGTCGCCCACTGCGGCGGATTCAGTGACGAATACGATTCGTGCATCTTCAAGCCCTGTGCCTACATGGAGTGCAGAGGTTACAGCAACACATCCTTTTACACAGTCGCCCATTGACACATACACACCTTCGTCGTCTAGAGGAGAAACCGCTTCTTCAAGCCCTTCTCAACTACAAACGCCTACGAATACGCCTGGGGAATCTACGAGCAATACGCCTTCTTCCTCTGCAACCTCTTCTACAAGCGCATCGTCCACAGGTTCGTCTAGCGAGACAAGCTTGGCAACGGCGACGAGCTCTGTAAGCGCTGTAAATTCGGAAACGGCAAGTGGCTCATCTAGTTCAACAAGCTTGCCAACGGTAACAGGCTATTCTAGTGCAACAAGCTCTTCTAGTGTATCGGCCCTTCCAACGGCAACCGCCTCTTCGACTGCTACAGGCTCTTCTAGCGTATCAGGGGTTTCCTCTGGAACAGCAACTGCCTTTCCTAGCATATCAGGCATTCCTACAGCGTCCGCCTCTTCTAGCGCTGTAAATTCGGAAACGGCGAGCGGGTCATCTAGCGCAACAGGCTCTTCTAGCGAAACTGGAACTTCTAGCGCGACAAGTTTATCTAGCGTATCGGGTGTTTCCACGGCAACCGGCTCTTCTAGTGGGAGTACCTCTTCTAGCGCAACAGGCTCTTCTAGCGAAACTGGAACTTCTAGCGCGACAAGTTTATCTAGCGTATCAGGTGTTTCCACGGCAACCGGCTCTTCTAGCGCAACCGGCTCTTCCAGCGCAAGTGGCTCTTCTAGCACATCAGCCCTTCCAACGGCAACCAGCTTATCTAGTACAACAAGCTCTTCTAGCGTATCAGGAGTTTCCACGGCAACCGGCTCTTTCAGTGCAAGTAGCTCTTCTAGCATAACAAGTTTGGAAACAGCCACTTCCTCCTCTAGTCTAATAGGCATATCAACAGAGACTAGCTCTTCCACTGTATCAGGTGTTTCCACAGGAACAGGCTCTTCCACTGTATCAAGTGTTTCCTCTGGAACAGGATCTTCCACTGTATCAAGTGTTTCCTCTGGAACAGCACCAGGCTCTTCCACAGCAACAGGCTCTTCCACAGCAACAGGCTCTTCCACAGCAACAGGCTCTTCCACAGCAACAGGCTCTTCCACAGCAACAGGCTCTTCTAGTGTATCAAGTGTTTCCACAGCAACAGGCTCTTCTAGTGTATCAAGTGTTTCCACAGCAACAGGCTCTTCTAGTGTATCAAGTGTTTCCACAGCAACAGGCTCTTCTAGCGCAACCAGCTCTTCTACTACAACTGGACTTTCAACGGCGACTGGAACTTCTAGCTCAACAAGTATTTCTAGTACTACGGCTTCTCCTACATCCACTAAAACACCTACGCGCACACCCACACGCACACCAACGCCAAATGTAACACAGACACCCACTGTTTCAGGAACTCCATCTGTCACATTGAGTCCATCAGGAACACTGACGAGCAGCTCCTCAGTAACACAAACACCCACGGGCTCAGGGACAGCTTCCCTTACACAAACGCCCACGGGCTCAGGAACACCTTCGAAAACTCCTTCCAAAACAGGAACACCTACAATATCAGCAACTCCGTCAGTTACGTTAACTCCAACACAGACAACGAGTGCATTAGGAACACCTTCTATGACAACAACACCAAGCAAATCAGGAACACCTACTGTTTCAGTTACGCCAACTGTATCAGCAACCCCTTCTGTAACAATTACACCTTCTAAATCAGGAACGCCTTCTATGACCAACACACCAAGCAAATCAGGCACACCTTCTGTAACCCCTTCTAAATCAGGAACGCCTTCTGTCACAACAACCCCCTCTAAATCAGGAACTCCTTCTAAAACTCCAAGCAAATCAGGCACTCCTTCTAAAACTCCAAGCAAATCAGGAACTCCTTCTGTGACTCCTAGCGTTACGCCCAGTAAAACAGGAACATCTTCTTCCACTGCTACGGTAACACCATCAAAAACACCTTCCAATACTGCAAGCGCAACCGCTAGCATAACAACAGGCGGCTCTCCATCTTCCACCCCATCACGAACATATACACCCACGGTAACACCTACAAAAAGCGGCTCAGGAACTCCTTCTATGACCAACACTCCCTCCAAATCAGGAACTCCTTCTAAATCAGGAACACCTTCCAAATCTGGAACTCCCTCTAAAACTCCAAGCAAATCAGGCACTCCTTCTAAAACTCCAAGCAAATCAGGAACTCCTTCTGTGACTCCTAGCGTTACGCCCAGTAAATCAGGAACACCTTCTTCCACTGCTACGGTAACACCATCAAAAACACCTTCCAATACTGCAAGCGCAACCGCTAGCATAACAACAGGCGGCTCTCCATCTTCCACACCATCACGAACATATACACCCACGGTAACACCTACAAAAAGCGGCTCAGGGACGCCCTCTGTAACACCTTCCAAATCAGGAACTCCTTCTGTAACGCCTTCTAAATCAGGAACACCTTCTAGGTCAGGGACACGTTCCATGACAAACACTCCTTCCAAGTCAAGAACTCCAAGCAAATCAGGTACTCCTTCCGTAACTCCTAGTGTTACACCGAGTAAATCAAGAACCCCCTCTTCCACAGTATCAGGAACATTGTCAGGAACAGCTTCTAACACTGCAACTCCTACTGCATCGTTATCTGGAGGTGCTTCTTCGTCAGGAACACCTACACGCACTCTAACACCAAGCATGACACCGACTCTAACATCTACACCTTCCAAAACAGTAACCCCCTCTGTAACACCTTCCAAATCAGGAACTCCTTCCAAATCAGGAACTCCAAGCAAATCAGGCACACCTTCCAGGTCAAGGACTCCTTCTGTAACTCCTTCTAAAACAAGAACACCTTCTAAAACAAGAACACCTTCTGTAACTCCAAGCAAAACAAGAACTCCTTCTAGAACAAGAACATCTTAACTAAGGATAAAGCCCACGCAATAGGCAAAAGACACTGTGTAAAAAGTGAATTGCGGGCGTTTGTATATAAAAGTCCATACATGAAAGTTAATAAAATTCCATATAATATCGCCCCTTTTACGGGGGGCACGCCATTACAACCCTGGATGACTCTCGCATTAAATCACAGACATCCACGGGACAACCTCATTCATTTCGACGAGCCAACGCACGTATATACTGTGAAAGGCTCTTCCAAAGGAATCTGCTCTATCACCACATTTCTCCACCAGTTCTTTCCGCACTTTGACCCAGACGTAGTCATTCCAAAGATGATGAAGTCAAAGAACTGGCCTAACTCCAAGTGGTTCGGTATGAGTGCAGCAGCAATCAAGGCCGCTTGGTCAGCCAACGGAAAAGAATCCAGTGAGGCAGGAACGGCCATGCATCTTGGTATAGAGATGGTGATGAATGGCGCTGAAGCCATCGTGGAAGATTCCATCAAATCCACCATTGAGTGGCGGTATTTCTGGAATTATTGGCGAGATGATTGTAAAATCTGGGAGCCGTGGCGGACAGAGTGGGAGGTGTGGGACGAGGATTTGAAACTCTCTGGCTCTGTAGACATGATTTACAGAAATAAGAAGGACGGCACCTTCGCCGTGTATGATTGGAAGCGTGCGAAAGAAATCAAGATGGACAATACGTTTGAAGGCGGCTACGGCCCCGTCAGTCATCTTCCCAATTGTAACTATTGGCACTATACCCTACAGCTCAATCTTTACAGATGGCTTCTGGAGAAGCATTATGGAGTGGTAGTTTCTGAGATGGCGCTTGTAGTGATTCACCCCATTAATAAGAACTTCAAGAGATACAAGTTGAATCGTCTTGAAGATGAGATAGAGGGTGTGATTGAGGCTAGGCGGCTTGCAGTGGCCGAGGGTAAGGGTCGTGTGGCTGTGTTAGAGGATGTGTGTGGTGCCCACCACGAACATGAGCATGAAGAAGAGGAGCCGCCTCCCTTAAAAAGCTACGGGTTCCAAGACTAAGCCCTCCAGGGCACAAAAGGGCCCTAAGCCACGAGTTGCGTAAAATCCTTCTTTTTTACAATACTCGAATAGATATTTGGGCGAGGGATCTTTGCATACGGAATAGGCTCCAATACGTCCATCGACATAGTAATCGTTCCCACTCGCTCATCAGGCAGCTTCACTAATATTAGGAAAGGCGCAGGCATTTCTTTCGCATTAAGTTGTAGTTTTACTATAATCGGCTGGGTAGGAACAGGATTTCCTGGCTCGTATATCATCTGATAAATAGACAGTCGTAGTTTTTTGGAGATTCGTTTGGCAGTCTCTTCATCAACAATCGGTGTATTCATATCTTGTTCAATGGACTCTAAATAATCTTCGCTCAAACCTTGTTTCTCAATAATGCGCGCAATACTGCCACTAGGCTCTTCTATAAAAAAGTAATTATCTCCCACCAATGCCTTGAGCTCTGGGTTAGAGGATGTTGAGAATGCTGGGACGACATGCTCTGGCACATACTCCTGGGGTTGAATTGCCGCATATTCTTCGTAATAACGAGATTCTTGTTTCTTTCTCCATTCCATACGAAGGATTTCAGACCACGCCGGCAAATCTTCAGGAACAATGTATTGGTTTCCAGAACGAAACGCCGAAGTAAGTTTTACATATTGACTGACTCGTTGCTCTAGAAGCTCCTTGCATTTTACTGGGAAACGAATCAACTCTTCAATTAACTTCTTGATTAATAAGTCAACTGCAGAAACTTCTTTGCTTCCCACTGTCACATTTTCAGGCGTGTGTAATAAACAAGGATATTCTTCTCCCTCCTTCCAGACACAGCGGCCTTTACATCCTTCCTTTTCTACAATCACTCTACAGTCAATGCGTTTTAACGAGGGATTTCTATCTGGAGTATGCGCACTCGGGTTTAGCCAAGCTCTTATGACAGGCTCTAAGCGAATAAATAAGCGCTGCCGTTTTTCATACAAGGGCAAATCCATATTCGGAAATCCTTCTTTAAACAATATATCATTAATCTCCTGTTTCAACGATTTATTAGGCGGCTCAGCTGCAGAAGAAGGAAGAAGTGCATACCAATTAGAAAAGGAAAACCGCAAATGCTGGTATATCTCTTCAAAATCCTTGTGGTCCACCGTTTTTACAACATCGGCTTCTAATTTACCAAACGCGATTTTACGGTCAATGCTCCACATTGTCTCGCTACCTTCTTCGAGCTCTTCTGCCACGGCGTCAGATTTCTTTACAGGAATATGTAAATTATTTCCGATGATAAGCGCATATGCATAGTTACGTGCTTCGTCCGTTTTCCCCAGGCTCAACAACCGCTGCGTTTTATATGTTTCTAGCTGAACGGTATTTTCTGGGTCTATCATGGGAGGAATTTTCTCTGCATAGAATTTCCGCACAACATCTTCCTTCGCAAGTTTCATGGATAAATTCCTCCATTCCACTTCCAATTTAATATTATGATATATGCTACCGTCGTCTATGACAGGAACTAGGACTAGCCCGCCTTCCACCTTATATATAACAAAAGAAATGTGATTATATATATCTCGCATAATACCATATACCTGTGTTCCATCTTCCGTATTGATTTCCATTGCTTTTCCAAGAGGGAGAAGAGATTTGGCGTTAATATGCGGCGAGTCCGTATATATACCTAGTCCAGAAGAATGACACATCTTCTCAAATTCCGCCACACGTTGTTTCACAATGGGCGGCCAACTGGCGTAGGTATCTCGTGAGAATACCATGGTAATATCAGAATTAGGGTATCCATTCACATGAAACAGCGGCTCCCATATTCCTGAAGCATAGTGTAAAATAAACGCAACATCGCACTCTGCATGATGGGAACTAACACCATATGGAGGACAGCGGATTTCCACCGAATTATCAGTAGCAACCTCTAACACAATAAAGAGAATCCCGTTGTGTCGTATGCGTTTTTCTTCTGAAAAATCTTCCCAGCCTAGTAGTTTAGGTATAGATAATAATTGCGCGAATTGTCTGTATTCTTTTATATATGTGTTATCATTCATAATTATATCCATAAAACGAGTGTATCCTTTCCAAGCACGTTGTATTAAATCTTTGGGAGTTCCTGACATAAAATCTATCTTCAACTTTGCTGCAAAATCTTTTATTAGCTTTGTTTCATTTAATATACGCTTCTTCTTTGTTTCAGGGTCCTCCTCTACATTCGGTGTGCTGGCTGGGTCATAGAAATCAAATAAAAGATTTCCATAGTTGAGTGATAAAAATAAAGAAGGAAATATGGTCATTAAATCGGCCAAACGCTTTTTCATATCGGCGGAAGAATTTTCTCCGAAATAGGGGGCGATTGCCGAGAAAAACGAGTCTGGCTGGTTCCGTTTACTATTTTCAGCGGCGATACGGAAAAATCCAATTGCGTTTGTTTTCTTTGTTGTATTATCTATCATCAATTTCCAAACGGTGTGATCTTGAACAACGAGCCCAGGAAGCGTGGCCGTTCCCAAAGAATTCTGTGTAAAATAGGTGTCTGCGCCTTTAGGAATTACTCCTATCTGCGGACCATTCTTCGTGAATTCTAGGGGGAGCTTTTCAGCGCCGACAATATACGGACGGTCTGACATGGAATCTGAGAATATACTTTCTAGCGATGTCCTATAATTTACGGCCTTTATTTTAACCTCTGGCTCTGGTGGCATAGGCGCTGCAGAGGCGCCTGTAACGGGTCCGCCCTTTACAAGTTTTTGCGCCTGTCTTTTCAAGGGTAAATATGCAGGATGGTCTGTGTCAATGTAATGATTGCTTATAAAACAACAGGGTAAATATAAGCCTTGAGGATGAGGCGTCTTTTTCAGGAAACTGACGAATAAATGCTTCTTTCCTTTTACAGATCGTGCTATTACACTTTCTCCCTCTAGCACAGCGGATTTATTTGTTACAAGTCCTTTTCTGCAAAATGGGCACATGTTCTTATCCTTCGGCTTCCCCTTTCTATCGAGGCCCTTATTTTCAAATTCCTTTTTCAGAATAACGATTTCATCGTATCTACACCAATATTCAGAGCATATAAAAATATTTGCTTGGCCAGGCAACAAATTTGAGCCGTAGCGAAGAACAACAACAATGTCCCTTGATGTATCTTTATTTTTTAAATCAGGTATGACAGTTCCCTTTTTTACAGGATATTCTATAAATACGAGAGTTCCTTCTGAAATTTCCTTTGAATATAAATCTTTCATTCGCTCATATTCATCTTCTGTCATTACTGTGGGCTGTTTCAGCGCATTCGCTGCACACATGGAAGGATATTTTTTGAGACTGGGGTGCGTTTTTGAATAGGAAAATAGGGTTTTGTCATAGAACTGGAGGCGTTTTCTGAAATATACTTTGGACGCCTGTTGTTTTATCTCGGCAACGTCTGTGATTTCTTCGTCGTCTTCTTTTGAAGCTTTGCCTTTCGCTTTGGATGCTGCGCTTGTTCCTTCTTCTTCGTCTTCTGCTTCTGCTTCTGCTTCTGCTTCTGCTTCTGCTTCTGCTTCTGCTTCTGCTTCTGCTTCTTCTTCTGCTTCTCCTTCTTCTCCTTCTGCAGTGGCATCTACAAGAGCTTGAAGGGGTGTTTTTCCTGGACGAGGCGGAGGAGGAGGAGGAGCGGCGGCGACGGGTGCTCCAGGCAACGCACTTTGTCCTTTTCCAAGTCGGAAATTGCGTAGAGCAGTAGCGTTAGAAGCCGCGGCGCCAGAAGCAGAAGCAGAAGGCTCCTCTTCTCCAAACCCATCAAAATCTCCAAGGCCGTCGTCAAATTCGGCGGCTTCTCCAGCACCTTCTTCAAGGCCTAACTCCCCTTCCACCACCGATTGGACGGCCATAGACTTCAATTGCTCTACGCCTCCTTCTTCTGCTTCTTCTCCTAGCCCTTGGGCGTCGGCACCCGCCTCTTCTTGTTTCTGCTCTTCTTCTAATACTTCTGCCGAATGTAAGCTCTCCTCCTCTTTGAAATTATCAGGGGAAAGAGATATTAGCAACGAAAGCAGCGTCTTAATGCGTTGCAATGTTCTTTGGGAATCAACTCTATATATGTGGAATGTGTAAAAGGGGTGTTTTCCGAATATTGCGATATCTATGCCTGGATTTTCTTCCTGTGTATATTCCAAGGTTTCAGGATTTACAATGGAATACTTATCCTTATTTAACACAAAGCTGCTGACTCTTCTGCCGGCAACTTCTTCAGATACGTCAAATTCTTCCTTGTATATTTTCACCAGCGTGGGAATAGATGTCTGTCCCTGTATTTTCTGAAGGTCCAATACACGCATCAGGAATTGAAAATCACGTGAAGGAGTCTGGAAATTGTTCACGCATTTATAGCGAAGAAATGCAATAGGACTCTGCTCTTTTATGGGCGAAGTCGTTATCTGGAAGAAAGAGCGGAAAAACGGGAGAGTTCTGCCGAGGCTTTTTGCGGTGATTGCGTCTTTATCTTCTCTTTCAAGCCATAGCGATAATACGACATAGGCATCGGCGAGTTTTACCGACATGGGAGAATATATTTTAATAGGCGGCAGAGCCATTCCTAATTTCGGCTGGAGTCCAGGTATTCTTGACATAACTGAATCTAGGGTAGGCACAAGGTTATATAAATCCGCCTGCTTCGATAAGCTCTTTGCATCTGTATTAGGCTGGATGCTAAACATCGCCGTGCCGTCTTGAAATATATTCAGAGTTCCATACAAAGGATGAACACTACCGCTTCCAGGGCGTATGAGCACTTTGGCCGCTATGAATTCTTGCTCTGGTAAAAGGGGTCTTTCCTGCGACCATTTGACGAGTATTTGCGGGTCTTCCATTGTTGGAATACCTAATGGCCCATCCACGTGGATTTTACTGATGGGCGCAGTTGCGTTTGATACAGGATAATAGCGAATATAGGGCATCTCCTCCGATACAGGCGTATCATAAAACACACTCTCCAGGCGAAATGATTGATAGCCCCCGCCCTTGATGAACTTTGGCGGTTTATCCCATGTAAATCTCAGATTTCTTACGTTGGAAAAATTAACCGCATCGCCTCTTGTTGTCTCGCCAGGCTTTCTTAGGGGCATTTCTTCAATCAGCATCTGGTCCAACTTCTCCACCGCTTTTTGTCGCTCTAAAAAGCGCTGGACACGCACAGGCGCATATCTTTCTTCTTCATCCGTCAAAGAGCCGTCCTCTTGCGACTTGTCGTATTCTGGGAAATACACCTTGAACATTCCTTCCCAGTCCACACGATTCACGGGGCGAATACCAGGATACGCTGCATAAATGTCAGAATACAAGAATAAATGTATCGTATATACGTCGTCTTCTTTGTGAGAACTCTTCTTGAATAAGACGTCTTCTAGCAACATTTGATTGCGAGACGTTATATCTTGTATTTGGGGGTTTCCTTCCAAATCAACGAACGCCGGATTCGCCTTTCCTGATGCGACCAGGTCAAAGGGCGAGATGACTTCCGTATATGTTGATTTATTGAAAAGATATTTCAGATTTGTAAATTGTCCAGCACGAGATTCTTTCATGAAACACTGGTTTTTAGGGTGAAATTCGGATTTTGTTTCTTTTATATGATAAATAAATGTGGATAATTCGGCCACTGTGTAAAAGGGGTATATGTTATCTAACTCTAGCTCTTCGGATGGCTCATCAGACGATGCATCTCGGTAAATTAGAATACTCACTTTTTCATATTGTATAGGGGCCTTGAGATTTGGCAGATTCGTCGGTCGGAGTATCTGACTGACGAAATCTTCATATGATTGGTTGGCCTCTTCTTGTGCCATCTACCGTTAAATACTTAATTTAGGAAGTCCCTCGTACGGACAGCTTTGGCAAGGTATTGCGTCTTTGCGAAGGCGCCTTGAAATATCGACTTCTAACCAATGGACAGGTCCGTTCCATCCTTTTTCGGGTCATATGCCGGCGAATCTGTTATGCTTACCCCACAGTATTGGACAGGATGTGCCTTGAAATCTTGGTATTGGTATATGCCAATGGCCTCTGCCTGTTTCAGAATCCAGCCGAAGTTGTTCCAAAAATCTTGGCCGTGACCTATCGATGGTGTAACCACGTGTGCCATCTCATGGAGCGCGACAAACACCATAATATTTTCTTGCACAAGCGATTCATTTGCACCTTGTCTCTGTCGGAGACATAAATGGACTTTCTCGCCTTTGTTAACACTGTAGCTGGTATGCTCAGCGGCGGGAGTGGATTCCTCGAATCTTGCCGGCTCAGGAACGAAATTTTGCGAGAGTTGTCGGATTTGCGGCTTGTTTGGAAACTTCTCCTTCAGATACACATACAGCCGCTCTATCTTTTTGCGGACGGACGCAAGTAAATCAGCGGCCTCTTGTTTATCTGCCATATCTCTAACACGATACGTCCTGCCATCAACGGAGCTTTGTATGGCGACCAAGGGGTATTTGCTCGACTGTCCTAGTGCAGACATTGCACTGTCAATCAACGACTGGAGGTCGCTCATCTGAGGAGACTGGTTGTTTAATGTGCGTATCTGCGCATTAAAATAACAGTTTTTCAAATCTAAAAATCCGTTTATGAAATCTCCAGGTCGCGGCGGTTGGTGTCGGGCTCAATGGTGGAGTTGTTGAACACCGTCACAGGGACTTGGGGATTCGGGGGCTCGGAGCGCAGCTGGTAGTTGGCGTTGCGTAGAGTCTGGCCAACGGTGTTGACGCCAATGAGGGCGCCGGCAGAGAGGAAGTTCTTTCCCTTGAGGGAGCCAGTGCCCATGGGGTTCTGCTGCGCCCAGACGGAGTTGGGGTCCTTAGGGAGAAGCTCGCCGGGTGTCAGCTGGTCGCGAGGGTAGCAGCCCGCCGGGCCCTGGGCGCCGTCAAAGGCGGCGGGGCCGGCCACGTCCTCCATGTTGGCGAAACCCTCGGCCTTCGTCTTCTTGCTGGGCTTGTTTCCACTCGCATCTTCGTCCTCAAAGCCCTCGCTCACATCGCTGTCGCCGCCCTGGGAATTCTCGTTCTCCACAACCGCCTTCTTCTGCTTGGAGCCAGGCATCTCGACCTGGCCAGGGGTCTGCATGGAAGAGGAATCGGCGCCCATGGTTCCCTCAAACGAATCCACACGGGATAAGAGTCCAAATAGAGTAGGGTCAATCAGATATAAGCCGGCAACCACCAGAACAAGTGATAAGGCAATTATTCCCACCGAACGAGAATTAAGGGACGCCATTATGCTTCTGAATTAGTGGTAGGCAATATTTTGGGCGATAAGTTTGTTTAGAAATCTTCTTCGTCTTCCTCTTCCTCCTCCCAATCGGTGTCCTCGCCATAGACGGCGCAATATTCCTGGGTTAGGCGCTCGGCTTGGAATAAGGCCCGGGCAGCCTTTTCCCTCGACCTCATTACTTTCTTTTTATCAAGTTGCTGCCGGGTCGGACCAATCCCAATAACTTCGCCGCCTTCTTGCTCTGCACCCATCGGAATTTCTTCATCTAGGGCCGCCTCTTTATTCTGTTGCATATGCTCGTCGTCGGGGAAATCTAAACTCAGCTTCTCGTCTTCCACTTGTGCCACAATGGCACAAGCGAACAAGAAGGAATCTTTGGAAATAACAAGCTTCTTCGCCTGCCATTCCACAGAGCCTTCAAATGTGGCAGGAATATCCGCTGTCGGAATGTCATACCGTATCTTCCCATTGAGAAACTCTTCCGTTAGAGGCTTGGAAAACCATCCTTGTGTTGCATGAATTAGGTGCTTTACACGTTCATTTGTGTCAATACAGTCGGAAAAGTCCTTGACAAATACGCCACTCTCTCTTCTTACACAAAGCCGGAAGCCATCCGTAATATCGCAGGTGTATATTCTTGCTTTTGCATCGTAAGCCGGCTTCGTAAATTTCATTTCGCCTCTGGCCTTTGCGGGTAATTATTAATGGAAATTTATACTCGGAGCTCAGAGGCGGAATGTCTTCGCAGATGATTGAACAATTATTAGATAAAGCTATTCAGGTTTTACAGAATGATAATTTAAAGAAGAAGATTGAATTACACCTTTTACAGCCATTCATGCAACACGCAATAGAGTTATTGTTTCCATATGTAATTATCATATGTGCAGTCTTTGGAGTCTTGATAATTGTGACAACAAGTATTTTGTGTATTCTCGTCTTTAAAATCACCGGTAGCGGAGCTGTTAGTGCTGCTGCTACCGCGGCGGCTTCGGCAACTTAGGCCTCAAGGCAAAGGCCTCAAGGTAAAAACCGCGGCAACTATGAAGGCCTAACGAGAAATATTCTTAATAGAGATGGCGTCGGGCGGAGCAGAGCTAAAAACACAAGACTTGGCCGGCATGATTCGTAGCTGGATACACTTTGATAATCTGGCGGCAACATTCAATCGCCAATCACAACAAGCCCGGAGTGCCAGGGCCAGATGGGAAGAGCAGGTTCTTGGATATCTGAGAACAAATAGTTTGACCAATGCAATTATCCAAATTGCTGGGGGCCGCCTTACGGTTGTGGAAGAGAAGCACGCCCAGCCTCTGACTCTTCAGCGGATGGAGGCACTTTTACATGAGTATTTTTCCAAGCGGCCGGCTGGAAGCACCGATGAAACCGCCGATATTATGGCCTTTATCAAAGCAAATCGTGGGTCTACAGTGGAAACCCGACTGAAAAAAAGTTGAAACGGTCGGCGTCGTATTAGAAAGTATCAAGTTTTGGATGCCTCGTTATTACAAGTCCGACAACGCCGACTTTCAGCTGTGGTTGAGCCAGCCTGTATGGGTAGGCAACGATCAAGCTGAACGTGCTACGGTTATACCGTATATCTTGGGCGCCCTCTCCCGGTTTATGAAGGCCCATGGATATACGATGGATTCCGACTGGAACGCTGGGAATGGCTATAATCTTGCCAAATGGATGTATGACATTCATGTGCAAGAATACGCGCGCATGAATGTAAATGGCCATGTGAAGATTCCCGATATAGTCCATCGCAACACGAACGAAGACAGGGACGAGTTCTATCATATGATAAGCTGTGAGCGCCTTGAGGCGTTTATGGAAGGTATCCAGGAAATGGAGGATTTTGATATGGATAGTCGCCCAGGACAGCGAATCTTTAACGGCCTACAAGATTTCCTGTACCGATTTGTTGATCTAGAATCCAGCAAGCAAGGACGCTTGATTGCTGAAATGTGGGATGATTATGCATCGGACTCTGACCATGAATTCGGCGACAGGAAGAGGGACGTATATTTGCTTGATACGAAGAAGGGGTATCATGGTTAGCGGAGCATCATGGTTAGCGGAGCATCATGGTTAGCGGAGCGGCGGCTTCTAAGAGTTCCAGCCCTTTGAGTTAAAGGGAAGTAGTCCCATATTATCGGCCTCCGCCTTGAACTGTAATACTTTTTTATCATAGGCCAGTGCATCCGGTGACAAGGGAGCACCCGCCGCTGCCGCAACTACGTCAGACTTGCTCTGCGGCGGCTTCTTTCCAACACATGTCACACCGAAGCGCATTTCGGGATTGTCGAAATAGCCGCCGTTCATTCCAGGGCGACCGCATGCCATGCGCTGCTCTTCGGGGCCGCTCTGTAGTTTTTGGTATGTCTCGTCGGATGTGGGATAGACGGCGAGCTGTCCTTTGACCCAACCGTAGTTGCACCAATCGGCGCCCTTTGACCACGCCTCTTTCACTTGCTCGTATGTGGCCAGCTCGGCACCGAGAGCCTTACAGAGAGGCTCCGCATCGTAATACGTGTATTTGTTGGACGATACATTGAACACCTCGGGCTTTCCGCCGGGCAGAATCTTTTCCATAACGGCCTGCGCATTAGGGTCACTTCCATCAGCAGAGCCCGGGGCTTTGCCATGAGGGCCTTTATCAGCGCCAGAATCAGCATCAGAAGGCGCAGGAGGAGGCGGTGTCTTAGGCCCGAAATATCCTGTCACAACTTCTTTGGCACTGTTCCATGCACCCATAATTTCTTTCGTATAGACCATCATTATCCCAAGGAATACTAAGACAACCACGACGAATATCATTATACTCACAACGGAGAACCCTGTTGCGGAGGAAATAGTGTTTCCCGCATTGTTTGCCGCCCCCATCATCGTATTCTTTGCAGAATTCGTAGAATTGCCTAACCAGTTGCTCCAAGAGGCAGAGGCAGAAGCAGGCGCGTTAGGCGTGGCTGCATTCAAAGGGAGTAGGCTATTCAATAATTTTGAATTCGTCCTATTGGAGTTCATCTCTATAAGTTGGAAACAAAGTCTTGTCTTGCTTTATTAGATATGTCCAACAGTCCACCCTTCTTTGGATACACCTATGGCGTTTCGCCTTCACCACCTGCCAGTAATTTAAGAAGTCAATACAAGGAAGAAATAGACAGACTAAGTAAAAAAGTAACCACTCATTTACCCGACGGAAAAACAGCAGAAGTTTATACACACAGTAATATGCTTCAGCTGGCAGAGCTATATAATGATATAGCAAAGAGACCTGGATTAGACGAGTTAAAAAAAAGAATCGAACAAATTCAGGCAGAGCACAAAACAACTTCTGATCACATAGGAAAAACATATGGCATTGGATATCTTAAACAAAGAAAATCGCGCAAGATGAGAAAGTCCCGTAAGACACGTAAGACACGTAAGACACGGAAGTAAATATCAAATGGCGAGAATTATCAATTCTCAGATTTGATACATCGTAATCCTTTTACACATCACCCCCAACCGTGCGATTGCCGCCACGCTCGTTGATGAACTTGCGCTGCTTGGGCGTCGTGCAGACGCAGCCGCCGTCGCAGCTGAAGGACGCACCGCAGCACTCGGGCTTGCACTGGTTATTCTTAAACATGAAGAGGCTGTCAGGACCAAGCTCCACCTCAGGGCCACGCAGAGGCTCGTTCGGGGAAGTGTAGCGCCACTCGCTCACACCATTGCCCGTCTCCAGCTTTACGCCGTCAAACTGTCCCATCGGCACATAAGAAGACTTGGCACCAGCGGGAGAGCCGGAATAATTGCGGAAACCCTCCTTCTTCGCCATCTGCGAGGCAAAACCCGCCGTCTCCTTCTTCGCCATATGACTGACGAAACCCTCGCCCGTCGCCGTGAATACCGGGGAAGCAAAGGACATCATGAGAACATTGGCAATAATCAGCAAACATAACGCACTTATTAAAAACGTGGTGCGGCGCATTTTCTAATAATAGAGGCAATTAATTGTTCAAAACGGATTGTGTAAAAGGATAAGTCTCGTGGATTCGGGCGGCACCGACTTCCGTAAAATCTCGGACGAGCATGCGACCGTGTTTCAGCTGCAGAGGATAACCCACCATAAACGTCCCAGATTCTGTGACGAGTTGATAACCTTCTCCCTCTCTCGATTTACGCGAGACAGCTGGATGATTCCATTGTTTCTTAATGGGCATGTAATACCAGACCGATTCATTCGGACCGCTTTGCGGTATATCGGAGGAAGTGTCCTTGTATATTCCAATCACACGCGTCAGACCTTTTTCATCACCTATCATATCTCCTATGCGAACTTGGTGAATTGGTATTTTTGTCCCCAGAGTATCTTTATAGACATACGTCCCTTTTCCAAACAATCCTCGGCCCGCCGCCTGGCGTAATGGTTTCACCTCGGCATCTTTTCCATTCAGGAGTTTGTAAATCAGAGTTTCCCATGCAAAGTCTACTTCCTCATGCTCTCCAGGCAACTCTTCCCAGTCGCGTATGATGAATGAATCTTCTCCTTCGTCGCTCTTCACTTCCCATGTGCGGCTCGTCGTATTCAGACAATACAAGAAATCTGGCATGCCAGCAGCACCAAGAGGCAGCGCCTCATAATGCTTTTCTGCAGGTAGCCACTCTCCATCGCATAAGACAAGATGCGTCTTGCTTATAATGACACCTCGTATAGACACACATTCTGCAGACGGGTCACATTCCACCTTTAACACACCCTCTACTACAGAAATCTTGTCGCCCAGAACATCGCCAGATTCTATCTCACTCACTTTCTTCCAACCGTCGCCACACTTCACGAGAGTATTCGGCCCCACACAGAACGAATCTCGCATTCCGCTGACATTTGCGGCATATACGGTGGTGGATAAGATGCCAATCATCGTCAAGATAATGGGAATCACTGGCCACATGACGAAGAATAAGAAGACGACAAGCACACAGAGAATCGCCAGAATGGCGATAATTACCTGTATGACAAATCCAATACTATTTTGTATTGCTTTATACATGGACATTCCCGCAAATACGGAAGCAGTGGCAATTCCAAAAACACGGTCCATTGCACTGAATAGTTTGAAAAATATCCGCCCAGCCTGATACAGTATTACGCTGAATTTATCCCATAAGTTTCCGAATATAGAAAGCAAGGGCGCCATTAAGGAAGACGCCATGTCGCGCAGATAGTTCATGGAATTGTTAATGGGTTTCGTCGCCTCCATTTGTTGAGAAAACAGTGCCATCACAGGCTGTAAGAAAATGGAGATAGAGGAATCAATGATTCGCCCAATACAAAAGCTGAAATTATCGCTGGAAAAATCCGACGGGTCTATGGTGGGGTCGTTTTTATCTGGAACCATATGCGCCATTGCCATGACAAGAGGGTCGCAACGTCGTGCGTCCCAATTTGCCCGGATTTCTTCCAATTGTATGGTTGCATACGAATATGCGAATATTCCTATGAATACCAATGTGACTGCAAGAAGCGGAAGAGCTTCAAGCATCTCTGATGGAAGCCTAGATAGAAAGGGTATTCATGGAAGCCGCATACGGAAGCTCCAAGTCGGGCGAATGAACTTCCACATAATCACGAAACATTGTTCCGCGCTCCGTTTGTATAGATGCCGACGGGGTGACAACAAGAGAATAAAATATCTCGGGCTTAGCCAGCTTCACCACAGGGACAATGGAAGAAAGACGCCGCCACTTGTTTGTCTCGTCGCACCAAACCGCCGTTGCCGGTGCAAAACGCTCCCCATAATACTCACACACCTCATAACATTCCTTTTTCACAATCCCAATCACTCGCCCTGTAGATAGTTGTGCGCCTAGAGGAACGCAAGATATAGGAACCGGGAATTGATTATTCTTTAAAGGTATCATTGTATCAGCAGAGCAGGCCATTGCAGAAGAGGAACAGCTGGGTTCCTCAGGAGTAGACTCCTTGCCATTCAACATTTTTAACGCTAGGTCCATGGCTGCCGCATCACCGCTTTCGGTTTCGTCATAGTCCCTGAAAACATAGTCGCCAATTGGGAAAGAGTTTGTCGACGTATTCAAACAAATGAGAGGGCGACTGACGCCGCCAGACCAATCTTCGGCCGGCTGTGCATCAGGATGCTCGGAGCATTTTATCCACTTTCCTTCGTATAAAACATAGTGGTTCGTGCTTACGGTTATTCCTTTGCTTCCTTTGCCTTTTGTAAAAGGAAGATAGACCATCGCCTGTCCATCTGCATTGAATTGGAAGGTCGATGTCACTCGTTCCCCGCCCATGAACTCGTCTCCAATCTTCACATCGCGAATGGCTATTTCCCCTTTTCCTTTGATTGTCACAGGCGTGTCGGGGTCAAAGCAGAATGTGTCCAAAAATTTGAACAAGAACGTATTGCCGAAATTCTGGGTCGCCTTTATTCCTGCCATGCCCATAAACATAACAGAATACATCGTGCCAAATACACGACCCATTAAAAACTTCAGACGAATGGCCGACATTTGTATTCTCTGAAATAGAACTTGTAGGCGACCCGAGAATTCTCCGAATACCTTTGTCACGGAGCCGACGATTGTGGCGAATATCATGCGTATGGAGTTAATACTTGCCAACATCGTCAGGAGAATATTTACGAAGTCTTTCAAGTATTTGTAAAAGGGTCCTATGGCCGATTTGGCACGCTCGTCGAAGCCGTGTTTCAGACAGAACTCCATGTTTTCTGTCGCATCATGGCCGTAAAAACCTGCCATAATCATCACGTCAGGGCGACATCGGTATTTGTCCCAATTTTTTGTAATCTTATCCACGTCGGCCAATTTGGAAAATCCCACCAAGATACCTATAAAAATAAGTGTCGTGAGGAGAAAGCCAAGCATCTCTGCTCTTCTTATCTTGTTATTGAAACTAACTCAGCACATAATGCGTGCGTATCCAATCCCTATCGGACGCAAATATTTGCGACGCCTTCGGGCTTGTGAGCGTAGTCAGTTTCGCAACGGCGTCGAGTTTCCTGTATAGATTGAGAGAGCCGAGCTGCTTAATCGCCACGGCAATTGCACGTCTTCTTACCTGCTCGGGATTTTTGTAGCTATAACCGAAGCGGCTGAGCTCTCCCTTCTTCAGAGGGCCGATTGTAGGAGCACCAGGTGCAAGCGTACCGGGCTTACCCATATCTTTTACACACGATGCCTTAACGCGAACTAGTTTTCTGGTTCCGTTCTTTTTATTTACTACGCGTGTATAGGCGTGTCTCATGATTTTACCAGTGGGGCAGTTTCCCTTTTGCTTCTTATGTTTCTTGGCCGTAGACTTGACACATGACCCTTTTACACGAATGCCATCTTTACGCACATACCCCTTTCTTCTCGTATAACCAGGCCTACATTTATTGTGTTTCAGCTGCATCTGCGTTCAGCCTTCTGTTAGATATATTTATTTTGCTTTTGCTGGTCTGCTGGTCTGCTGGTCTGCTGGTCTGCTGGTCTGCTGGGCATAATTGCTTCTTGTGGGGTTGTATTTAAAACTCTTGAAAAGTTGCCGCTTTCAAATATCTTTTCACACCAATAACGCAATTGCGTGGTTACATCTGGATTCCAGGGCTTTAATACATTTTCTAGATTGGTAATATAGATTCTAAACTCATCGTCAGAATTGACAGGCGTTTGTAATGATGCGATATAATATTTCGTCTGATTGGAAACATTTCTTAACTGGGTATTTATTGTGTTGAGTGCGGAAGGGCTCTGTGTAAGAAGGGATAGTTTGTTTACTAGGCTTATTTTGTAGTCGTTCATGACTCTTACACCATCGGTAATCCTCTTTTGAATGTGGGCCGGGATTTCTTCTCCTGCTGTCTTATCATCGTCCATTCTGTAATAGAAACATAGTAATTACAATCAATGCTACCGCAAGTATAAGGAGCCATGTTTTTGACTGAAGACCGATGGTCTTTCTGCGAAAAAATAGAATAGCCAGTATGAATAGGATAAACAGATATAATATTCTGGAATCGTTGCGGCGCTTTTTTCTTAGGAGCCCGCGAAAACCTTCCTTTTTCTTATCTTTTTCTATTTTGCTCACATCAACGTCATATGTGGAATCCACTGCACTCTGTGCTTGTAAAAGGGTAGTGGCTTTCATAATGGATTCGGGCGAATTTGGGTCTTTATACGCGGCAGTTGTTCCTCCTGCCGAGCTGATTATAGGTATATTGGCATTAAATGAAGGGGTCGGAGGAAGCGTGGATGCTGCTGCTGCTGATGCGGACATCCTATCTAAAATTACTTCGTCTAATTAAATCAGAACATGTCCAACCGTCGTCGCCCAAATCTACCCGAAGAGCCACCGGCAATCCCTTTGGAGCCAGAAGAGGCGGCGGAGCGAACTGTCTTTATCAACGACAATATTCGTGTTATTCGTCAGCTAAAATTGCAAGGGAAGACCACAGATGAGATTGAGAAGGAGGTGCCTGTCTTTGCGAGAGATTACCCTACACTGTATAAAATGGTGTTAAAGATAAATCTGGAATCGGAAAAGGAATCTGCTCCTTTAAGGACAATGATTGCCATGATGGACAGAATGGGCAAGGGCCAGATGACGCAGGACCAGGCGTCTGGCGTTGTTGGGCAACGTCTCTATGACACCTATATTAAGCCGAATATTGATGAGTCTGGTCCTCCTGGGCCCTCTGGTCCTCCTGGTACACGTTAGACCTTATTCATATAATCCTGAGAATGGATAAAACATACTCCTAGAATTATTGTCTGGATAACACTTACTACTGCCACAGGATTGGGGAATCCACCATATCTTCCTCCAGGAACCCAAAAAGTATTTATGTGTATCCAAAACACCTTACTATTTCAATAATAGTCATTGTCTATTATTGCAATAGTTTAAATTCACTGCATGATATAGAATGAAATTTCCTGGATTTATGAAATCGTTTTTGAAGATGGTTATTCCTAAAGGTTGGGGACCAAGAATGTCAAAATATGCACAGCAATACAATTTACCCTCTAGGAAACTTACGAGGAAACTTACAAGGAAACTTACAAGAAGAAAACTGGCACTGCGGCGCTCTACAAAACTCTCCAAGGTCTAAAACCCGAACCGTTTACACCATGCCTTGCTTTGACAGATATTTTTAAAAATATGCTCGTATATCTCAGGTAGTTCATTTTTCATATGAAGTGTTTCTTGTATAGAATTGATTTGTAACGATTCTTGCCAAGAAATCTGCTCTTTCATCAGGCGTTGAACGGGCTCTGGCCACGGGTTTTTGAAGAGGTGTGTAAGAGGTGATTGTGCATGTTTGACCTGGGCTTGTTGAAAGTGAGCGATCATCTGGGTGGCATTAGCATCTTCTTTCCCGTGATAACCCTTGCCTATGAAATACCTCTCGGAATTACAAGGACGACTAGTTGCCGGCTTGTAAATGGTGAAGCTGTCAAATAGCAAGGCGCTGCCAAGAATAAGGTCCTGGGTCGCACTACCGTAAATATCAAAGAGTTTGATAATCATTGTTCCTCCTTGCTTCAATGTATTCAGGCCGATTGTGAAAGAGGATAATAGTAGAGGGAAGGCCATTTTTTCCTGGTTCGTATAATCCACGCTGAAGTCGAAACCGCCATCTGCAGTGAATAAATGTGCGCCTTTTGCTCTTTGGCTAAACCATGATTGATTGGTCGGCTTCAGAATATCCCCCGTATCGTCGGCGCCGTATTCTAGACGAACTTGTGGGTATTTCTTGAGGAAATGCGTGGAGCGTCGCCAGCCAGGAATATTGGACTTGGTCGGCTTCAGCGTCATGGCATACACCCCTTTTACAGGGATTTTCTGTTTTACTAGATGCTCTATGGTGGCCTGGACGAATCCGCCAGGGCCCTCGCAAATATGGGCGGAAATGAACGGCTGGCTACTCGAAGTGTGTTTCAAGGCTTTGAAGTCTTTCCAGAATTCGGAATGCTCCAGCATTTCAATCATTTTGAAATAGGAGCGGCTTAGCGGCTGTACTCTGACGAGGCTGGGGAAAGAGCCGTCATCTCCTGAAAACACCGCTTCATACGGATTCATGATTTTCTTTCGCAGGTCCCATTCATCCGCGTTTTCAACATTTGCGATACTGTTCTTACAAGCAATGACGGCAGGATGCTCCATTTCTTTCCATCCTTCCTGAATAAAAAACGGCTCCTGTTTCTGTATGTCAGTTATGTCTATCGTGACGAATTGATTATCCTCCCAGGGGACATAGGTCCGCTGCATTATTAGTTATATTCACCCTTCGTTTAGGGCGGGGTGCGGCATATTGTGTAAAAGGGAGGGTAAATACCACAATGAAAAATCATTCTGGTATATAACGAAGGTATTGGATAAGCCTACCTATTTACTCATCCACCAACTCCACAAACTCAATGTCAGGCTCATCCTCCAAATTCACAGTGGAACTGGGGAGAGTTAGATTCATCTTCAGTCGTGCCGCCGAGCACATGTCGTCCTGGGCTTGTCTGTATTCCTCCTCCACTTCCTCCTCGGTAGGTGCAGGGGCCTCTCCCTGTAGAGGCTTGGAAGGAGGCAGGCCCTTCTGTAGGCGCATAACGGCCACCTCGTCCAATAGAATATCGCTGAATGCCGTTCCACCGCGAATCGGCTGGCCGGCCATCACATTCGCCGATACGCCAGTCACAGGGTCAATTTCGCCGAACACCGCTGCCTTCAGCAGAATACGCTCCGTCTCCTCAAAGCTCGCCTTGGCAAGAGGACCGATGTCCAGCTTGTTAATACCGTAGCGGTCGACGGACATCAGGCGGCCTGCACGAGTCATCACGTCCACCAAGAGGCCCAGATGCCTATAGTTAATCTGGCCTTCCTCGAACAGCGTCGTGATTTCCGTGTAGAGGGTCTGGCGCGTGGCCTCAATACCGAGCTGGGAATAAATATCGTGCACGTGGGTGCTTGTTACACGAGACGCGTCCACTGCAGGGTGGTTCATAACCTCCAGGAAATTGCTTCCATCCGTGTCCAGGATATACTCCTCGGCAATCTCATACTTGCCATCGGCCCTATTATATGCAAGACGCTCTGAGCCCTTGCGGAACGTGGCCGCCTTGATGCCAGGCACGCCGCGGATAATCACGGAGTTCAGCAGCTTATTCTGGAACTTCTTGTATGCCGTCAGCGCATCCAGGGAAGAGGGGTTCGTCTTCTCCTCCGCCTCCGCCGCCTTTGAAATGCGAATACGCATGACGAGCTTCTGGCTGTTGAAGTCCGAGTATATCAGGTTAATATCGTCCTCAAAGCGGCGACGAAGCACAAACAAGATATCGTCCATGGTAATGTTCTTATCGAACATGTTCTGGCGATTGAACTCCAGACGGAGCACATACTTGCTCCATGTCTCCTCTACCGCCTCCGCCGCCTCAAACATCCTATAGAACGCCAGCAACTCCCTATCCTCCTTTAACACAGTTGCCGAGTCCTTGGGGTCGTAATAAATGGCTGTCTTGATGGTCATATCACGGAGCAGAGTTAGCTCCAGCTCCTGTGCAACCTCGCGTGCTTTCGCCTTGGAATTGGCGAACTCCTTCTTCAGCGGGATTGTGAGCGAAATCGCCTTCGGATTCTGCGTAACCTTGAGCAACTCCTCCAGACGAGGAACGCCTCGGGTTACGTTGGACTTGCTAGCTACACCGGCTAGATGAAATGTATCTTTCAGAACATGACATGAATGTGTCATGAAGTTGAGAGTTTTTTCAACAGTGAAATCGTAGACCTTTCCCTTAATAGGCACGACCTCCTTTATAGACTTGATAGTATCCCAGATTACTTGGCCGGTAGTTTCCCGTCTGGAGTCCTTACCTTTCTCCATTAATCCGAAATGGTAATCAAGAATATCTTGCTTATATCCCATACTCAGTGTGAAGTTCTCAAAGAATATCTTTGAATAATGAACCGGGATATATATATTATAATTCATATGCACAGAGTCAAATTTGCCGATTTGTGGCATATAGCTTGACATACTAGCAAAGATTCCATATCTGGCAAGAAGAGTGCTGAAGCGAGTCAACAGTTCCTTTGAAATGGAACCGGCAGATATATAACCGCTATTCTTGTCAATCGTGCCATCCCCACTGATATATCCATCCACTAGCCCTTGAACAAAGGCATGCGGTGCTTGGAAGACCCAATCAGGCATTGTTTTCTCACCGCTCACACGACCAAACATCTTCTGCATCAACTTCGCCAAGAGAGTTGAGTGGATAATAATGCTTGACGTGGTTCCTTTGATATCTGTTTTTACACAATGGCGTTGCTCACTTACAATGTGAGTTCCCACATTCCACTCCTTCATCAGAGAAGCAACCGACTCCAGATATGCGGGGTCATTATTCGTAATATTCACCTGTGTGGTATTCGCCATGCCCTCGGCAAGGTATGCTCCCACAAAGAATCCAAATGACTGTGTCAAAGGGATATCCTCGGGGATTTGGCTTATGTCAGGCCGAGTGCGAGCAGGATACACATAGCCAGATACAATCTTATCTGCATTCGTATTCTTTCCATCAACAAATGCTTCGCGGAATGCGTCACTGCGGCTGTAAGGGATTGTGAAGATAGATCCGTTATTCTTCTGAAACCAATGACGCTCTTGACCGTGTAGCTGCATTAGTGCCAGCTGAGCATCCGTCCCATATAGCCACTCGGTGGGAGGAAGATATTCGCGGAGGTTTATCTTCTCAATGTAACCAAGCTCGTCAATTTCAAGCGAGTTGGCGATAGGAAGCACATCGCCCACCTTTAGCTCAGAGCCATTGACCTCTTTCACCAATCCATCGATGAGAGTTAAGAAGGACTTGCCCTTCGTGGCCTTTGTGATTCGGCCTGAATCTAACTCGACCTCTAAGATAGTATTCGTGCCGTCATGATTCACGACGGGGTGACGAGTAACTGCCTCCAACTTCGTCCACATCATCTTTCCATCCTCGTCGCAACTGATGGCCTGCCAGTCGTTGCCATCCTTGAGTTCCAGATACTCCTGGTTATTCTCAAATACCTGGACCTTCTCCTTGTTGGCCGCCAAATGCGCATCAATGAACTCGCCAATCTCGGGACAGACGATACGCCCATTCTTCGCAATCATCACGCGAGTGTCCCAGTCTACGCTGTTGAGTGTGTTATGGACCATAATAGCGTCATCAACCATGAAAGAATCGTTTCCGGGGACCGTGAAGTCATAGACATATTCCTTGGGGTCATCTAGATACACGAGCTCAACGATTTCATCCCACACCACATCAGCATCAACAGCCGACTTGAGGACGGCTATCTTTTCCAGAACTTCTTTTTGGGTGCTTGTGCTTACAGCACCAGCAAAGTCCTCCACATATTTGGCAAGTGTGAGGCGGCCTACGCTCTCCTTCTTCAGCCACCGCCCATAATTACGGCTCTGACCAGGCATATTGAGCGCCTTGCCCACCTCTGCAATCAGACGCCCACATGCAGGAATTTTATCATAGATTTCCTTTGTGTCATGCTTATTGGGCCGGGTCATATAGGCTATGATTTCATCTAGAGCCACCGCCTTTTCCTCCAAGGTAAAGCCAATGCTCTCCTTGAATCGCGCCGCATACTTCTTGAGAATGCTTATCGTGTGCATTACCTTGCCAGGCATCCGCACAGATGCCTCCTCACCTAGAACGCCAAAGAATCCGCAATAGGAAAGCAGGCGATTCACGTGGCGAATCAAATCCTTGCTGCGGCTTCCAACACGAATCATCTGTTTCTCGGCATTCACGTTGCCGTCGCCGTCAAAATAGCCACTTAGAAGACCCAGCTGAAACTCCTTGGGAGCAGAGTAGGTCACAGGGCCCACCGTCTTCTCGTAAGAGCCGGTCTTGAACTCTGCAGATAAGAAGTCGCGAAGCTCTTTGGAATGGATATTTGTATCTTTGCCAGGGCCATATTCACCCATATACTCTTTTACGGAAACCTTCCAACTATACTTGGCCGCCAATGCACGAATAGACGCCTCTACAACGGGATGAATCTTTGTAATTCTCACAGTTGAACCATTGAAAGAGCCATCGGCCAGATACATGCCGCATAGCCAGCCAAACGCGCGGTCAAGCGTAAATCCGCTGTGCTGGGTAATCAGCGATAAAGGGACCTGCTCCACCTTTGTGGCGATAGGGACACGCATGCCCACACGCAAATCAGAGCCTAGAATAGGCTCAACACCCTTCTCCGTGCGCTTGAGGAAGGAGTGAGAAAGAGTGGCCGTCGTGCTACGGCCGGACTTTGTAACCACCTTCACAAGCCCGCCATTCGCTGGGTGACGACTCACCTGGCTAATGCGCTTCCACGAAGTCTTCTCGTCGTTGCTAACACCCATGATATAGAAATCCTCAGCTAGGTCAAGAACCACGCTATCATGACCAATCTGTATCACGTCATCGGCATTGTTCGCAATAATCTTGTCGATGATAGAGCCGATGGACCCGACCTCGTTGCCCCCATTTTTAGAGAGTTGAACAAATGTATGATACGAACAGCTCATCTGCGTTGATGGCTCACCAATACTTTGCGCCGCGATAATTCCCACCTGCTCGCCAGGCTGCACCCACGCCTGCCAGTTCTTCGTCACCAGAACCTCGCACAGAGTGTCAAACGCCGACTCCGTGAAGCGTTCATTGACAATCAGCTTCATCGGGCAGAGATGGTAGCGGAGAAGAGCCGCCCACATTTTGTGGAAGCTCTGCGTCTTCTCTAGCACAGCCGTAATACCCGCAATCACGTGCCTCGGAGTAAGATTAGTCTTCTGCGCCGTGTTCAGGCCGAATTTCGTCTTGATGTTCAGAATCAGGCGCTCCAGATTGACCGCCGCAAAGATGGACCCCTGATTTCCGCTTCGGAACACACCCTCCACCACCATCTTCTGGTCGTCCCTGACGGACTGGACGAAAGCCTTCAGAAGCTCCGCGTCGTCGCCGCGGTCTGCTCCATCCGCCAGCACCGCCGCCAAATCCACGCCCTCCAGGCCAAAATCGCGAAGAATATCGGCATCCGTTAGCTTAGCCATGTCGAGGCTCTGGCTCTCAATCTTTGTCGAGTTTATGCCGTCCTCGCCGTAGTGGAATTGCGCGATGTTCATATTCGCATCACGCACAGAGCCGTCGTGCTGGACCACCAGGTCCTCCATCGCCTTCACCAGACGCCTCTGGATATAACCCGTGCTCGCCGTCTTCACTGCAGTATCAATCAGACCCTCTCGACCTGACATGGCGTGGAAGAAGAACTCCGTGGGGCTGAGGCCGTTAATAAACGAATTCTCAATGAAGCCACGGGCCTCGGCGCCGTCATCATACTTTTTGAAATGCGGCAGGGTGCGGTCCTCAAAGCCATACGGAATACGCTTACCGTCAATATTCTGCTGACCCACACACGCAATCATCTGCGCAATGTTAATCGGACCACCCTTTGACCCAGCACGCACCATCGCCGTCATACGGTTCTCATTTGCCAATGAGTTATAACCGATGTCACCCGCCAACTCCGTGGCCTTGTTCAGAATGCCGAAAATCTTGTCCTCAAACTCGGCCTGATTGGACTTGCCAGTGTTGTTGTCAAATAGGTCCTGGTGGAGGCTTAGCAAGATGGTCTCCACATCGGACTTCTTCTCCTGGATTTTCACGTTCATCTCGCCCTTCGTGGTGGAATCGGCAATCAAGTCGCTGATACCCACGGAGAAACCGTTATACACGAGGAACTGCTCTATCGTGTTTTGCATGGAATCAATGAAATTCACGGCACGCTTGCTGCCGTAATCATTGAATGTCATGTGAATGATGCCCTTGGACGCCTTGCTGAACACCGACTTGTCAAACTGGCCCTCCTTCACCTCGCCCTCGCGAATCACCACCTTCTTCTTGGACGAATTGTTCATCTCCATGTTAATCGGCGGCATCAGCTGACTCAGCACTTGGTGGCCGGTCCAGCGAGCGTCGTCCTTGGGAGAAGGAACGACGCCCTCAAAGTTCTTGTTCCACATCATCAGGTTCATGAACTCACGGCGATTGAACTTCACGTGCTCACGGGTCAGACGGTAGCTGCCCACGAGAGTGTCCTGAACCACGCCAATAACTGGAATGCCGTCGCGGGGGCGAAGGATTTGGTGCGGCACGGCGGCAATCTCCTCCAGCTCCGTCGCCGCCTCGTAGCTCTGCGGGCAGTGCATGTTCATCTCGTCGCCGTCAAAATCGGCATTGTAGGGCGCGGTAACGGACACATTCAGACGGAAGGTCTTGTATTTCAGCACCTTCACCTTGTGCGCCATCATCGACATTCTGTGGAGTGTCGGTTGACGGTTGAACAAGACAATGTCGCCGTCCATGAGATGGCGATTCACGATGTCGCCATAGTGGAGAGTAATCTCACCCGTCTTGACGTGCCGCAAGCTAATGATGCGGCCATCGACACGGCGAATCGTCTTTGCACCAGGGAACTTGTCAGGGCCGTTCTGGACGAACTTATAGAGGCGCTTCAGATTGAACTCGGTGACTCGCTCGGGGCGCGTCAGATTCATGGCAATTTTCTCGGGAACACCCAGCTCGGCAATGCTGATGTTCGGGTCGGGAGTAATAACGGAGCGGGCACTGAACTCCACACGCTTACCCTGGATGTTATAGCGAATACGACCCTCCTTTGACCCAAGACGCTGTTGGATGGACTTGAGAGGGCGGCCGTTGCGCTGAGCACTAGGGGCGACGCCAGGAATTTGGTTATCCACCAGAGTGGCGATGTGATACTGGAGAACGTTGGTCCACTCATCAATCACCGACTTGGCCGCATTCGCCTGAATACGCGGCATCAAATAGGTGTTGTTCGTCTTGATAATCTCCGCAAGCTTGTGCGTCAGGTCATCCTCGGAGCGCTGGTTGTTGTCCTGAATGACGGAGGGGCGGACCTGCGGCGGGGGAATGGGGAGAACCGTGCAAATCATCCAGTCGGGACGGCACCAAAAGCGGCTGAGGCCCATGAAATCCACGTCCTCGTCCAGAATGCGGCGGAAGAGACGGAGCACGAACTCCACCTCTAGGGGCTGGCGCTGCTTCTCTGGGCGGTTGTCTTCGCCGACATTATCCAAGTCGTCCCACTCCGCCACGATACGCGCAATGCCCTCGCGCACATAGCGCGTCGGCTGGCGAGCACCGCAACCGTCCTCTGTCTCGTAGCCGCAGCGCTTCATTTCCTTGGATGCCGTAAGCACCTCGCGCCACCTCGCCTCTCCCTTCCGCTTCAAGAGATGCTTGCGAAACTTCTTGTCGATGAGAAGCTTTGAGCAGCGGATGCAAACACAGGACAGGACGTTTTGGATGAAGGGGAGGAATTGGATGTAATACACGGGGCGGGCCAGGCGAAAATGGCCGAAATGGCCGGGGCATTTGTGATTTGTCTGGCCACAGCTGCGGCACTCCCTGCCATTGTCTAGAACACCCATGCGTGGGTCAAAGAGACCGCCAATCTTCGGCTCGTTCCCTTCGTATGTTCCGCCGTTCGTAATCTCTACGACAGAGCGCCGCTCAATCTCCTCGGGACTGAAGATACAAATCTGAATACCTACAACGGGTTCAATCTCGGAAGAAGGAGCATAGAACCCAGCAGGCATCTTCTGTTGAATAGGGACTAAGTTTCTAAGCCCCCGCTAAATCAACTTTTTGTTTGCGGAATATCTTTAGGCCTGTATTTAGAAAAAACATAGTTTCGGGCTAAAATGGGGTCGTATATGATACATAGATTCGACGAATGCCGCAACTATTCCTTTTACCCAGTGAAGAGAGTGCTTCTTTCTACAAGGATACTTTGATGGATGGCGAGAATGCCGGCTTTGACTTGTATGTTCCCGACGATGTAGAGTTTGCACCTGGTGAGCGGAAGATGGTGTCAATGAAGGTTCGGGTGGTGATAACAAAGGATGGGCAGCTGTCGCATTATTGGATGCTTCCTCGTTCTTCCATTTCTAAGACGGGCCTGATGCTTATGAACAGCGTGGGAGTTATTGACAAGTCGTATAGGGGCGAGTTGATTGCTGCACTCTGGAACACTACGGCGGAGAAGGTGGAGGTTAAGAAGGGTCAGCGGCTTGTTCAGATTGTTGCAGGGGACATGAGCGATATTACTCGTATGAGTATTGTTGACGTGCTGCCGGAATCGGCGCGTGGAGATGGAGGGTTCGGGTCCACAGGGCATTAATGCCCTGTGGGCCCAGGCGAGCTCTGCGAGCCCGGGTCTAGCGGCCGCTAGGACGCTAGAGCCTGGTGAGCAAGCTCTGCTTGCGAGCCCGGGTCCACAGGCCGCTAGGACGCTAGAGCCTGGTGAGCAAGCTCTGCTTGCGAGCCCGGGTCCACAGGCCGCTAGGACGCTAGGACGCTAGGCAACTATATCCAAGAGTCCAACCATACCTCTTACACAAGCGGTAAAAGTCCCCCAAAAACTGTGTAAAAGGGATATTAGTATGGAGCAAGGGCTCGTCGATGCTTCCAAATACCAGATTTCCATACATTCCTTGGATTCTCGCTTTTCCGATTTGAAAAATAACGTGAATTCCGAATTTCGTATAAGAAATCCGACGCCATTGAAAAACATCATTCGTGTCCGTCTGGCGAGTGCAGAAATACCTTTGGTAGAGCATGCTTTTTCCACTGCGAAAGGGAATGATACATTCGCCATCAAAGTGGCCGGCAGTGGCAGATACATTCAGAGCGGACAGTTATTGGAAGGCAATTATACAGCGGGTGCCCTTGTAAATACAGTTCAGAGTATGCTTCAGAATATTCACTCCGCCTTTGTATGTAGCTTGAATACCATAAATGGTTTTGTAACGATATCCAATCCAGTTATTCCGTTTACTATTGATTTTGCTTCGCTTATTCCTGATATAGCAAATCGTCCTACGCATTGGGGGCTCGGATATTATTTAGGTTTCAGAGAATCTCTTGTAACTTCTACATTTATTCAATCTACTTCTCTATATTCCACTTCAGCATCAAGTGTTATCAACGTGCAAGCAACACCGTATTATCTTCTTCAACTGAAATGTCCTGATATGGTGGTAAATGTTACGCATCGTCTGAATAATGAGACGCACGTGGACGCATTTGCGAAACTTGTGTTAAAGGATAACTATTATCAAATACAATTTGATGATGGAAGCAATTTGCTTCGTAAAGAATATACATTTTTATCGCCTGTAACTATTCCGTTTTTCCAAGTGAGTATCTTAGATCCTTGGGGGAAATTGGTGAATATGTTGGATGCAGATTGGTCGCTGACGCTGGAAGTGACGGAAATCGTGAATTCCAAGACATTCGCCGATATTACGAAGACGTATGCACGGAATTAGTTTGGGGGGCGGCGGCGGTGGTGGTGGGTTTTAGTTTATCCAATATTCTTAGAATATTGGATAAAGTTGTTTTTATATTTGAGCTTATACAGGCTGAGAATTACGATAGGGGTGATTGGAAGGCAGTGTGGCCTGTATTCCCCATTTCCAGGCCAAGTAGCCTTCTACATCCTGTCGTTGTGTAGTGCTATGTGCACTATTATATACTATCATTTCTCCAACAATCATACCCTTCGCTGCATATGCAGCAATTCCTAAGCTATTTGGTGTAGAAGTTTGATTGCGTGGTCCAGTTCCATTAGTGTTAGTGGACTGTGTTCCATTTATATACTGTTTAAAATTGTATGATTCTGATGATGAATATCTTATTGTATAAATAGCCAATGCAGATTGAATGCTGACATTCGTATAAGTACCTCCCCCATTAAAGCCTTGGAAGCCTAATTTAGCACCGCCAACGTCATACGCAATATACAAACCGTTTCCTGCAGTTAATAAACCAGCATTCCCGCTGGGCGACCTTACAATTATATACATAGTAAAATCGGTATCGTTGAAAGGTAAACATCCACTGGGAAGACTGAAATAGCTTGAAGAATCAAACGTAATTCCATTTACTCCTAATTGAGGAGTTCCTACTACAGATGTCGTATTGGAATTAAAGGCAGATTTATCTCTCCATGCAGTTACTGTGCTTGTACCTGTTGTTATCGTCATCGAATATTGGTCTTTTGCATCTAGCCACATCTGTAGACCAGCTTTCACAGTTAGATCAGCAATTGTTGTAACTGATACGGAAGATGACGTTACAGAGCCAATGGCATTTACAGCTGTGACAATCACGGTGTATTGTGTTAGAGGGGATAAACCTGTGAAGCCTGCAGATTTAGAAGTTAGTCCATTGTTTCTAGTGGGCGTGGTGGCTACGCCGTTCAGCGTGTATGTGTAAGAGGTGGCTTGTGCACCGCCCGTCCACGATACTGTAAATGCCGATTCCGTTATGATGCTTCCTGTTAGACCCGTGGGAGGTGAAGGAGCTGCCAGAGGGGCGTTTCTGTAAGGGTGGGTGGACGGCAAGGTGGTTTGGAATCCCCACTTCCATGCCAGATATCCTTCCACACCCTGGCGCTGTGGGCCTGTTAATACGCTGGAATATACAAGCACTTCGTATAAATTGCCGTTTATTACTTCACCTCCTCCTGTATTCGCTCCTATGATTTGTGAAGTTGTTGGGAGATTTAGTGAACTCGCCAATGTATCAGTTGCCCCAGTGGCGGCATTCAAAGATATTATTCTTTTTCTTGTTGTGCTATTGTATGAAATTCTTATAATATTTATCTGGTTTGCAGGAGGCACGGTTGTTGTTAAATCTGGTTGGAAGAAATTCATATCGCTGTCACGGTAATGTAAGCCTAGTTGGGTTCCTACCTGGTTTGTAGTTCCAATATTTACAAGTCTTGTATTATTCTGATTTGGTGATTTTACCACGAAGAAATATGTGAACGAGCTGTTTCCGTTAGGGAGTGTTCCAGTGGGCAGTGTTAGATATGATGTAGCATTCCATAAAACGCCAGTCATAGGGCCAGCATACACTAGACCTGTTGTGCTGCCTGAACGTGTAGGCGTTACTGCATTCGTAGATTTGTCTTTCCAAGTGGTCAGAGTGCTATTTACTGCAGGTGCTGTTCCAGTTGCGTTCGGGTCATCTCCGTCCAGCCAGAATCTCAGATTTCCAAGAGAAGAAGGATTTGATACAGCAAAATTGTATGATCCAACAGTTGTATAATATTCGTCTGCTATTTCGTATTGTGTCAAAGGTCTATTATATATACGAATCTCGCCGATTTCTCCTATTACATAAGGGGGAGCACTACTCCAGGAACCTCCTATACGATATTCTAGACCATTATCTTGAAGAGAATTTGCAGATACAGTGGATGACAATACTCCATTTACATATGTGCGTATATTTGCGCCGTCGCATGTTGCGTGAATGTTCGTCCATATATTTGTTGTAAGTGGTATTGTTCCGCTATTTGTCCAAGAATTACTATTGGCAAATCCAGCAGTTAAATTTGTTCCACTTATATATCCAAGAGTTGCGTTGGTATTCACCCCTGCAGAAGAAATCTGTGTTAAAATAGTTGCAGTGCTACCAATAGCCCCCGTAATTTTATACCAGACCATAATCGTCCATGAATTGCCGAGATTTAGATTGGGGAGTTTCCAGCTTGTTCCACCATTTAGCGTTATACCGTTCACATCAGCATTTATAGCAATTGCGCCATTTTCTAGGGTAGCATCATATCCAGAGCCGGTCTTATCCATCCATTTTCCAGAGCCAGAATAATCTGAAGCCCTTAGCCAAGCTTTTAGACCCGTCACTGACATCAGAGTTGTATTATACAAGGCCGAGATTTCAGTAGAGCTAATTGCTTTATTATATATACGAACATCTCCTATTTCACCTTTGATGAATTTTGCATCACTGCCATCGAAGTCTGATCCGAGAATATATGGAGTTGCATTGTCTGAAGATATTACGCCACCCCCTGGGGTAGAGGAAGAGTTCAGGGTGCCGTTTAGATATGTAGTCAGAGTTGTGCCATTCCATGTTGTTAGTATATTTGCCCAAACATCCGTTGTTAAAGGGAGTCCGCTTGTTTGCCTGAGTGTAGTATCGTTCGTCGGCTTGAACCCAACACTTACTGTGTTATTTCCGCTTGTATCAGATATGAAGATATTGTTGGCAGCTGTCGCTAGTTGTGATAGGATTACAGAGCTTCCCGTTGCCGTATTGTATTTCTTATACCATACACTTACAGTCCATGCATTTCCTACAGCCACGTTAGAGAATCTGAAAGATGTTTGGCCGTTAAATACAATCGATTTATTCGAGGTATTTATGGAAGGAGTTCCGAAGAAAACCGTTGCTTTATTTCCAAAGACAACTCTATCTTTCCAGTCGCCCGTTCCACTATAATCGGCCGCGTTATACCATGCAATCAAACCTGTAAATGCTGTTATATTTGTGCAATGTGTCTTATAAACTTCTGTGGCGGTCAGGGGTCTATTGAAAATACGAACCTCGCCGATTTCGCCTGTTACAAAACCTTGTGGTCCAACGTCTTGGCGATAGCCAATGTGATAGTCTAGAACAGAGCTTTCAGATACACCTCCAGATACTACGGTTTGGAGTAGAAAGCCGTCGCGATACAGAGAAAGATTTGTTCCATTCCAAGTTAATTGGAGATTTACCCATATATTTGTGTCGAGATTAATACTACGCGGATACGATGTCTGATTATTCACCTGATTATAAAAGCCAAATACGTTGAAATTATTATTCGCCACACTGTTATTTCCTCTACCGATTGATAAATTAACTTTATTTGTGGAATTATACAATCCTTGTGTTAAAATATAGCCATTACCGCCGTTTGTTCCAGTCTGCTTATACCACACAGAGGCAGTCCAGGCGTTTCCTACATTTACATCACTGAATTTCCATGCAGTAGTGCCATTCAGAACAATAGAATTGGTTGTTTTTGATATAGTTCCTGTTAAGAGTGTTGCATTCTTACCATTACCAGACTTATCGGTCCATGCACCTGTTCCACTGTAATCACTGGCCAAGAGATATACTTTCACGGTAGGGTCAGCAATCACGTTGCTTTGTTGGGTTGCAATGACGGTCACCTTTGTAGTCGCCGTAGCGACATCTTGTGCATTAACAGCAGATGCAGCGAGGGTTACTTGTGTTTGTATTGCTGTGAATTTAGTAGTATTTGTTGTCTTGGCCGCATTAAATTCAGCAGCGGTGATTTGATTGTTGGCATATAACTGCACAAGTTGTTGCTGTGAAGTTGCTACATTCAGACATTGGTTTACAACAGTAGTAGCAACGTTTATATAGGGGATGAGTCTAGTATTGGTTGGATACAAATTCTTTAGCGCGTCTATGTCTGGATTTACAATTTGATTTATAAGAGTCGCAGCACCTTGCACTGTTGTTGCATTTAATATATCTACGGATTTTGTTGCAGCGGTATTCATGAATACAGAAAGAACCTCGCATAGTTTTGTTTGTGTAGTTATTACAAGCGGCTCGCTTCCTTGTTTTACATAGAAAGTATCAGAAAGATTTGCACTTGTGGGAGCATCCAGAATCAATTTATAGGAATATCTATTGTTATTTGCAAAGGCATATTCTGAACTGATAACCGTAGTTCTCTCTAATATTCCTGAACCAAATAAGGTATAGCCTTGGAGGAAATTGGAATCAACTTGTATGATTGTGTTGGGAGGATACTCTGGGGAAGTCCATAATATACTGCCGAATCCTGTAATTTGTAGGTTAATATCTGTAGCGGTATTGTATGTTAGAGTATTCCAGCCCCGATTTTCAAGGACGAACCAATATAGCGATGTTCCTGGACTTTCTACAGGGGCATTTCCTGTGGTGTAATATGGTGTATTTGTCGATGTAGGACCAACCATACATATATATTTACTTGTGTAAACATCTGATACAACATCTCCCATTGTGTAAATGGCAGATGCGCTATATGTCCCCTTATCTGTTGGTGTGATAGATGTTGTTCCAACAGAAAAGGCAATTCCTGGATTAATAATTCCAGGAAGTTTTGTCCTATCTACAAATGTATTCGTCAAAAAGCCGAGCCTCACATCAGGAACAAGGCCTTTTGATACTAATCCTGCGATATATGTATTATAACTCTGCACAGCCGCCGACAATATAGTTTTGCCGTTTTTAATATATAAGTTTTGAAGTGTTCCAGTCTCATTTGTAAAACTCATGGTGGCTGTAATATTTATTTTGGATCTGTTATTTGTATATTCTGTTGATGAAATAGTTGCTGGAACTCCTAAGGTGGATGATCTTATGCCTGGTCCAAATATAGTTAATCCATTCAACAACGTGTTATTTCCGCTTATATCTGAATTTATAAAGAGTGTTGTTAGATTCGCTAAATCTCCTGTAAGTGTTGCACTTATTGTCATTCCTGAACTCGTTGCACCTTGTATGATTAAATCGGTTGCAGAAACATATTTTAACTTTAATACTTCCACTTCTTTCCATAGCGTTGGGTAAGAGACTGGGTCCTTACCTGATATAGTAGTGAAAGAATTTCCTCTCGGATCTTGTGCAGATGTTAAACATACATACTCATCTCCGTTTATATCAGGGTAGCTTACTATATTACCTAATGTGTAATTTGTTGCAGGATCATATTCCCACAAATCAATTGGCATGAAGCTTATGGTTTCAAGAGACACTGACAAACCAGTTGTCAGTGTTGAAGGCACAAACGTTTTTTGTAGAACATATCTACTTACACTGTTAAATCCATCAACAGAAACAAACACAAATCCATTGAGTATCATATACACTCTTATGTTGTTTTCCACTAGAGCGGCCTGTGTTGCCTGGAATGCAGCTGTAGCGGCATCAAGCACATCCTTCTGCTCTAACACATTCCTACGCATATTATCCAACGCCGTTTGTGCCGCATCAGAGGCTGCAGCTGCAGAATCTGCCGCGCTACGCAAATCCACCATTTCCTGGGATACGGCACTTGCATTAGATGTTTCTAAATTTGTCCGTGCTGTTGTAGCCGCCGTAGCCGCTGCCGCCGCTGCCGCCGTCGCCTTTGCCAGCTCTGCATTCAGCGAGTTCAGCTTATATTGTTCGGCATTCACCTTAGCACCAGCTAGTGCATTATCATCATACACCTCCCGTGTAATAATTAGAGAATTCGCAACAGGATTTACCTTTGCATTTTGTATAGCAAGCTCAAGTGCATCCTTGGCATATTTTTCGGCTTGATTTGCAGCTTTTACTTGGATTTCGGCGGCATTCATGACATCTCTCGCATTCTGAATATTATGTAATTCTGTGCCAGAGGAGATTGCGTTGTCAAATGTTGTAGTAGCTAGCTGTAAAGCATCCATCGCAATAGCCAAATCCCTGTCCGCCGCTTCCTTCGTCGCCTTCGCCTCTTTATATTGCGCCATTAATGTATTGGATTCCGCCTTTGCATTTTGTTTTATATATGTCGTCGTGGCGAGAGCATTAATCGCTTCCACATTCGGATTCATATTTATATTTATCTGAGCGTTCATCATTGCCGTATTCGCACGCACGAGATTCTTACGAATTATCGCCGCCTTATTACTCGCCACCAAGACAGCGTCGTATTTTTCTTGGGGGATATCGCCACCCTTCATCGCAATTTGAATGGCGGAATTCGCCACCACAAGCTCTGACTGTGCAGCGGCGTCTTCTGCAGTTAACGCAAACACCTTTTCCTTTGCTTCAATAAGCGTGTTCAATAGGGCATTCGCCTTTGCACCTTCTGTTATCTTTGTCTGTGTAAGCGCAAGAGCGTCAAGAATTGATTTAGAGCCCTCGCTTTCCACGGCGACAAGAAGAGAGCTGGTGTATGCATTGGCTGTGTTCGTAAGATTGGATGTATCCTTGGAAAGATTATTTGAAATCTCTTGTAGCTTGCCACGCAGACCCTGGATTTCTGAAAGACCCTTTCCTTGGTCAATCGCTACATTGAATTCTGCAGTTGTAGTGCTATATAGAGATTTATATTGTTGAACCATGGTGGACATTTGCATCATCTGGGAATATGTTTGCGTCAGATTACGTGTAAGGTTATTATTCTTGGCGGCATTGATAGAGCTTACCGATAAGTTGGCAGTCGCCGTGACAGTCGACATGATTGTGCTAATCTCGGCGCCCTGCATTGCAAATGTAGTGGGCAGATTTACATTCTGCGCCTGGTATAAATTATACTTATCAACAGCCGCCTTGTATGCTTTTTCGGCATAGTTGGTGGCGGCGGTTTTGTTTGCCAAATCTGTTGTAGCGGCATTCAGCGCGTCCTGTGTGGTCGCCGCATCAGCCATCGTTTTCCCTTGATTTATAGCCGTGTTCATTTCCTCGTTGAGCAGGTCATACACACCTTGCGCCGCCGCCTGCTCGGTCCTCGCCGTATTCAAAGCAACAAACGCCTTTGACACATCCTTGGAAGCACTGTCTATTTTTTGTTGAACGCCCACAGATATCAAATTATTCATACTATCTGTAAGTGTATCCACGACACTTTGTATAGGACTTCCCTTTGTATCAGCAGATAAATATTTGCTTATCGCAGCATCATTATAAAATATTACTTTTGATAACTCTTGTGTTTTTGCGGCAAACTGTTTTTGCAAGTGAAGAATTTCTGATATCGTTTTACCACCCTCCAAGGCAGTTTTCAGCTTATTGCCAATGGCATCTTTTTCACTTAGCAAATTCTCATATTTGCCAACTATGCAAGTTAGTTCCGTATATGCCTTCTGCGTCTCTAACACATACTCAGACTGCTGTGCCGCCAACGTTTCCGATTGTCTTAACGCAGAGGATGCAGATAAAATGGCAGCTACATTGGCATTTTCTAGACTGCCGCCGGCGACAGGAACTATGGATGTTGTGACGGTTGAGTAGTAGGTTGTTTCTGGCCCCGCATCAACTGTATTGATTGTATAACTAGTTCCCCAATATAATGTGTTAGAGAGTATAAATACGGAGAATAAGAATGATAGTTGATTCGTTATAGTAGTAACAACTCCAGAAGGAGTTATTTTACGGATAAGCTGGTTGGATGAGTCAGCTAAATAAATATCCCCATTTGAGGCAATTGCTAGACGTTCGGGGTAATATAAATTAGCATTTGTTCCTGTTCCATCTAGAAGACCAGGTGTGCCTGAGCCAGCAAATGTAGTAACAACTCCTGTAGGAGTCACTTTACGAATAAGGTTGCTGCCTGTGTCAGCTACATAAATATTTCCATTTGCGTCAACAACCAGTGCAGAGGGAGTCCAGAATGTAGCATCTGTTCCTGTTCCATCGGCAGCTCCATATACGCCTGTTGGGCTTCCAGCAAGTGTAGTCACAACTCCTCCAGGAGTTATTTTACGGATAAGCTGGTTGCCTTGGTCGGCTACATAAATATTTCCATCTGGGCCAATTGCCAGGCCAGAGGGATTATTGAATGTAGCATTTGTCCCTGTTCCATTGTCAGCTCCATATACGCCTGTTGGGTTTCCAGCAAGTGTAGTAACAACTCCTCCAGGAGTTACTTTACGGATAGAATTGCTACTTGTATCCGCCACATAAATATTTCCACTTGTGTCAACTGCTACACCACAGGGATTCCAGAATTGAGAATTTGTACCTGTTCCATCAGCAAATCCATATGTTGACCCACCAATAGTAGTCACAACTCCAGAAGAACTTATTTTACGGATACAATGATTGTATGTATCGGCTACATAAATATCTCCATTTTGTGTAATTGCAAAATCTCTTATATAATTAAATGTCGCTCTGATACTAGTATCGCCGTCAGCATGACCATAAATTTGTGGGCTTCCTACAAATCTACTAACAACTCCTCCAGGAGTTATTTTACGGATAAGCTGGTTGTTTGTATCAGCCACATAAATATCTCCATTTGCGGCAACTGTCAGCCCAGAGGGATTATAGAATAGAGCATCCGTTCCTGTTCCATCTGCATTTCCAGCTACTCCTGGGTTTCCAGCAATTGTAGTAACAACTCCTGCAGGAGTTATTTTACGGATAGAATGGTTTTCTTTGTCGGCTACATAAATATTTCCATCTAGGCCAATTGCCACATCATAAGGATAAAGGAATTGAGCATCTGTTCCTGTTCCATCTGCAGGGCCAGTTGAGACTGGGTTTCCAGCAAGTGTAGTAACAATTCCTGCAGGAGTTACTTTACGAATAGAATGGTTGCCTTGGTCAGCTACATAGATATTTCCACTTGCGTCAACAGCCAGCCCTGTAGGATAATTGAATTGAGTATCTGTTCCTGTTCCATCAGCAAAACCAGATGTTCCTGGGTTTCCAGCAATTGTAGTAACAACTCCTGCAGGAGTTACTTTACGGATAAGATGGTTGCTTTGGTCAGCTACATAAATATTTCCATCTGGGCCAACTGCCAGTCCTGAAGGAAGATTGAAGTAAGCATTTGTTCCTGTTCCATCATTATATCCAACGATGCCTGTCCCAGCAAGTGTAGTAACAACTCCTGCGGGAGTTACTTTACGGATACGATGGTTGCTTGTGTCGCCTATATACATATTTCCATCTGGACCAAATGCAATATCTCTAGGCCCATTGAATGTAGCATTTGTTCCTGTTTCATTGTAAAACCCAGGATTACCTGGTAATCCTACAAATGTAGTCACAATTCCTGCAGGAGTTACTTTACGAATACAATGGTTTTGTGTGTCGGCTACATAAAAATTTCCATCTGGGCCAGATGTAATGTTATTTGGATTATTAAATGCTGCACCTCTTGAAGTACCATTGTTAGACCCTCCTAAATTAGGAATACCAGCAATTAAATTGGTTGTTTGAACGATAGATATGGATGAAGTGTAATCAGTTATGCTCATAGTTGCAAAGGACCTGCTCCCTGTAATCGTTTGGATTGAAGTATTATTTGTAAAGTGTAGTATGTCAGAATATATTTTCAAAGCAGTGGGAGTAGCCATCGCCACTGTAGTAACAACGCCTAAAGGAGTGACTTTACGGATAAGCTGATTGTTTGGCTCGCTTATATAAATATCCCCATTTGACGAAATGGACAGTTTACCAGGATAATTGAAGTAAGCATCCGCTCCTGTTCCATCGGCAGATCCAGGTGCGCCTGACCCAGCAAGTGTAGTAACAACTCCTGCAGGAGTCACTTTACGGATAAGGTGGTTGTAAAAGTCAGATACATAAATATCTCCATTTGCGTCAACTGCCAGCCCATAAGGGCCATTAAATTGAGCATTTGTTCCTGTTCCATCTGCAGCGCCAGGTGAGGATGGGTTTCCAGCAAGTGTAGTAACAACTCCTCCAGGAGTTACTTTACGGATAGAAGAGCTGCTAAAATCAGCTATATAAATATTCCCATCTGGGCCAATTGCCACATCATTAGGATTACTGAATAGAGCATCTGTTCCTGTTCCATCTGCAAATCCACCTATGCCTGGGTTTCCAGCAATTGTAGTAACAACTCCTGTAGGAGTTACTTTACGGATAAGCTGGTTGTTCGTGTCAGCTACATATATATTTCCACTTGCGTCAACAGCCAACCCTTGGGGACCAGCAAATTCAGCATTTGTTCCTGTTCCATCGGCAAATCCACTGATGCCTGACCCAGCAATTGTAGTAATAACTCCTGCAGGACTTATTTTACGGATAGAATTGGTATTTGTATCGGTTATATACGCATCTCCATTTTGTGAAATTATAAAACCGCTTATACTACCGAATGCCCCTCTAATAATATTACCATCGCCGTCGGCATAACCAAATGTCCCTGGGCTTCCTACAAATCTACTAACAACTCCTCCAGGAGTTACTTTACGGATAAGACTGTTGCCTGAATCAGCTACATAAATATCTCCATTTGCGGCAACTGTCAGGCCAGTAGGATAGGAGAATTTAGCATCTGTTCCTGTTCCATCGGCATATGCAGGAGTTCCACCTACTACGTCTGACCCAGCAAGTCTAGTAACAACTCCTTCAGGAGTTATTTTACGGATAGAATGGTTACTTGTATCCGCCACATATATATTTCCACTTGCGTCAACAGCCAACCCTTGGGGATAAGCGAATGTAGCATCTGTTCCTGTACCATTGGCACCACCATATGTTGACCCAGCAAATGTAGTAACAACTCCTGCAGGACTTATTTTACGGATAAGACTGCTAGCTTGTTCGGCTACATAAATATCTCCACTTGCATTAACTGCCACATCATAAGGATAGAAGAATTGAGCATCTGTCCCTGTTCCATCTGCAAAGCCAGCTACTCCTGACCCTGCAACTGTAGTAACAACTCCTGCAGGAGTCACTTTACGAATACGCTGGTTGTATAGGTCAGCTACATAAATATCTCCACTTGCGTCAACAGTCAGAGCCCAAGGGCCATTAAATAGAGCATCTGTTCCTGTTCCATCTGCATAACCATTTACGCCTTGGTTTCCAGCAATTGTAGTAACAACTCCTGCAAGAGTTACTTTACGAATACAATGGTTGCTAGAATCGGCTACATAAAGATTACCATCTGGACCAAATGCCAATCCAGAAGGAGTATAAAATTTAGCATTTGTTCCTGTTCCATCAGCAAATCCATATACGCCTGGGTTTCCAGCAAGTGTAGTAACAATTCCTGCAGGAGTTACTTTACGAATAAGGTGGCTGCCTGTGTCAGCTACATAGATATTTCCATCTGGACCAAATGTAATTGTATTTAGACCACCGAATACAGCACCTTCTTTTGTGCTACCATCGGTCTTTCCTGATACACCAGATGTGCCAGCAATTGTAGTGAATATTTGCGAGCTAGCTTCACCCCTGCCTCCAGCTTTTGCAATAAAAAGTGCAGATGCCGCCGACTTATGTTTTGCCAGTGCTGCTGCATAATCAGAAGAAGCTTTCACCTTGAGTTGCCGCAACAGGGCAATCTCTGAAAGAGTGCTTCCTCCCTTGGTTGCATTATCCAGACGACTCTTTGCCAGCTCGTCCTGGGCCTTCGCCGCATCCAGCTCTGCCTTCACCTCTCCATAATACATAAGTGTGCTGTTGTAAATAGACCCAAGAGAGTTTATCTTTGCAGATTCAATCTGTTCAACTTGGAATTCAGCGGCAGAGCCCATGATGCTACTAACAGATTCTTTGAGAGAGGCGGCATAGTTATTAAATTCAGTTTCCGCCTTTTGTAAAATGAGTCCAGCACGCTGCTGTTGGAGCTGTGCATCCTGGGAGATTTGGCGAAGGACGCTAACCTCGGCCAAACGCTTGCCTGCCGCAATGGCAACATCAAAATTCCTCTTTGACACAAGATACGCAGCATTGACAGCAGCAACCATATCTTTGGCGGAATTGAGTGCGGTAAGTAGCGCCGCCGCCTTCAAAGATTTCTCGTTATCATTTGCGCCCACCGTTTTTTGTGTAAAATATGTCTTCGCTGCTGCAATTGTGCTTTGGTAAAATGTTTCGGCATTTGCTGCAGTAGCCCCCACTACTGTAATGGTTGCTGAAGCAGTGGCAGCCGCCGCATTGGCGGCGACCAGTGCCTTCTGTGCATCCGCCAGTGCAGCAGAGGCAGCATCAGATTTTACTTTCGATGCAGCAAATAGAGAATTCGCCTGTAAGACAGCCTTGCGACGCGTCTGAACCTCTGTGAAAACAGCACCACCACTGATTCTTGCATCCAGAGTTGCTTGTGCATCGGCCACTGACGCAAATGCATCACCTGTTACTGTCGAAGCATATGTATACGCCGTCGTTGCGATATTTACCTTGCGCGTCGCCTCATTGACACCAGCGGCAGCCACAGATGATGCAAGAGTGGCAGCGTCTACCTTCGCCTTATCCGTCAGCTGTAAGGCACCTAGCTCTAGGTTATAATAGGATGTTAGCATGGAAAGAGTTGCCTGGGCATTCAACTCCGCCTTTTCTTTGGCAGATAAGGCCGAAACAGCCGCCGCCTTGAAAATCTGTATATCATCTGCCTTCTTTCCAACGGATATAGCGTATTCCAGATTGGACCTAGAAGTATCATACTTTCTCACAGATTCAATAAAGTCCGCATATGCATTATCAGTGGTAACTGTAAAGGCAGCACGTTCCGCCTTTACCTCGTTTAACTTTGCTTCTAGAGACACAACTGTTTGAGGGTCCAGCACAAGTTTCTCTGAATCCTTAATTTTCTTCGTCAATGGGTCAGAGGCAGCATCTGCAGCTGCTTTGGCAGAGGCCGCATCAGCGGCTTCTTGGTCAGCTTTCATGACAGCTGCTTTGGCGGCTGCAGCATTTGCGGCAGCAACCGTTGCGAGAGCAGTGGCTGCCTGGGTTTGTGCTGCAGCAAGTGTAGCAGCCGCCGCATCAGCAGCCAATTTGGCTGTATCCAATTCAGCGGCAGCCACCTCAGCAATCGCCTGGAGATTATCGGCGAGAGCAGCGGCGGTCACTGCAGCAGCACGCTTTGCCTGAATTTCCGTCTCTTTCTTACCCGTCGCAATGGCCAGCTCTAGAGCGGCCTGTGCCGCCTGGGAAGCAACCAGAGCCTTCGCCGCCGCCATAGTCTGCTTCTTATTTGTATCGACCGCCCTTGTATAACGCTCCTGCGTTGCAGTCGTCTGTGCAGCCGCTGCAGCCATCTCCTGTGCTGCAGTGCGCTGGGCCGCGGCGGCATTGGCTGCCGCCTTCGCCGTCGCTGCAGCCTGGTCAGCAATGCTCATGGCCAGCTCGGTCTTTGCCACCTCCTGTTTCGCCGCGGCACCTGAAGGAGTGTCCGTTGCAACAATCTGTAGGCGAATCTTAAAAGTAGACCCAGCGGTAATGACCACCGTTTCCGAATCTTCCTCGGCGCTATCGACGCTACGGCGCGTGACCGGGTTCAAGAATTTCATTTGCACAACAATCTCTATCTTGTCATTTTGCACAAATCCCCAGCTCCCCTTAGAATCTGTATCGGCATTCACTTCAAACAGGCCAGGAATCTGTTTTCCAGCCGAATCAAAGAAACGAGAAGGGTCGGCCGCCAATAAATCGCGGAACATAGCATCCACGGCACCCTTGTCCACTCCAGAAACATTACTCAACGTTTCTTCTTGTGAAAGAGAGCTGTGAATAGCACTGACGAGAGCACCGTTGCTCAACATATCATGTGCATCCTGTAAATTATAGATAACTCCCTCCGTGGGTGCTGAAGAACTCCCGTAGCACTTGTAAATAACGTAGCACATGACTATGTCATTTGCCATAACACTGCCATTCTTACGAACACGCGAGTCAGTATTTGCGTCTAGGATAGACGAACTAAAGTTCAGGCCGTTTGTAACACCATCCACGTCATTGTATATGCGCGACAGAGAATAGGACAAGGCCTCGTCAAATGCGACGGAAGCACCATCTGCATTGAAATGGCCAACGGCACGCTCACTTCCTGCGCGGCGGTTCCACACAAAGAACGTATTCATATCATCAACAGACATGGGAATCTGAACACGATGTCCCATTGTGCCGGATTCCGCCAAATTCACGGCATCACTGGCTACGTCTGTAGTAACCAGCTTTCTGTACCGTATTACGGATGCAGACATCCTTTATAATTATTCATGTGAAAACATTAATTCTTCTTTTACACAAAGTAAAAGGAGAATAAATGGGTTTTATCTATATTATATTATTTTATTACATAATGAAGTCATTCAACAGGACCTCGCCACCCACCAGGTAGAACACACCATCGGCCACCTGCACAGGGTTGTCAACCGTCAGCTCAACCGCATTCACATAGAGGCCGCCAGGTCTAGAAGGCACTATCTTGTAGCTCAAAATCTTCGTGGGCGTCGTGGTCACACCCAGACCCAGGATTTGGACGCCAGAGAGGTCAACGGTAGGGTATGTTACAGAGCCAACAGTCGCACCCGTCTTGGCACGCTGTAAAACGCTGCTGTCAATGTAAATGTAATTGCCAGGTGTTCCACTCGCATCTGTGGAAGACACCTTGGTCTCGTTCATGCTGACCGTTGTCATGTTGTAAGACAGGGTGCTGGTCAGCTGAGGCCAGGGGATGGCCGCACGAGCTGCATCCGCCGCCGCCTTGACCGCCGCCTTTGCCAGCACATTCGCCTGCGCATCATCATATGTATTCTTGGAAGAAGAGGCCACCGCTGCAGCCTGTTGTGCCGCCGCGCGCAGGTCTACGATTTCTTGGACGGTCTTTCCACCCAGAGGGCTCGCTGTGACATTGTTTCCACTAGGGTCATACGGCAGGATGGCATAGTTGAGCGCATTGTTTGCCGCAATAGAAAGGGCATTGTCCGCATCATACTTCTGCTTTGCTGCGGTAGAAACTGACTGCGCCTGGGTCAGCGCCAGGAGAGCCGAATTCACCGCCGTGGAGGCAACGGAAATCTTATCGAACTGTGCAGCGGCATCCGTTATCACGGTCGCCAGGGGGTCCGCCGCCGCGTCCTGGCGTGCCTTCAGCGTGGCCGCCTTCTTCAAATTAAGAGTCGCCATAGCGTTGGATGCAGCCGTGGTGGCAGCCACGGAAGTATCGCGCAGGGACTGGATTTGTGTTATATCGGCGCCATTCGCAATCGCCGTATCCAACGCACGTGCAGCAATTGTCTGCGCTTCCTTCGCGAGGTCATAGTCGTTTTGCGCCTGCTGCTCAACCACCTTCGCTGCATTCAACGCATTCATCAGGGAATTCGCCTTCGCCAAGGACGCCTTGTTCGCCTGGTATAGTTGCATATCATTGAGAATCGCAATCGCATTAGGGTCGGTGTTCACATCCTGTCTCGCAAGCTGCACCGCCTGGGCAGCAGCAGAGGCACGTGCCTGTGCACGAGACACTACCTCGCCCGCCGCCTGAGAAGAGGCACGCAGGGTCTGTATCTCGCCAATCGTTGCACCACCCGTAATAGCCTGGTCAAGTAGGCGCGCGGCCGTGTCGTAGGCCGCCTGGGCATTCGCTAAATCCACATTCGCGGTGGCCTGTTCATCCATCGCTTTGTAAAAATTACGCGCACGCGCATTGGACTCGGCACCCTGGATAGCCGCCTCTTGGGCGAGCTGCGCCTGTATCAGAAGATTCTTAGCAATTGTTGCAGAGGCAAGCATGTTGCCAGAAGAGTCTCTCGTTCCAGTCTCAATGCCTACTCTCAGAGCATTTTGTGCAGTATTTGTCCTGTCTTTGTTGGCCAGAGCAACTGACTCGGTCGCACGAGCCTGCTCTAGCGCAGTGCGCAGAGTTTGGATTTCTGTAAGACCCGCGCCGGCTGTAATGGCGGTATTAAGATTGTTTGACGCGAGGAGGGAGGCACTCTGCGCCGCCTGCCACTGTGTCAAGGCCTGCTGATAGGCCGAAAACGCCGCGACGTAGGCATCCACCTGCATATTGGCGGTGGAACGGTCAATCGCCGTCTGTTGTGCAACAACCGCCGCATCTAAGATGGCCTTGGCACCCGCATTGATGTAGTTGCCACTAGGGTCTCTCGCAATAAGAGAAGCACGGGAAGAAGCAGCCGCCGCATCAGCCAGGTTCTCCGCCGCCTGTAAGGCAGCCAGAGTATTCGACGCATTTTGAAGGGTCGCACGAAGCTCTTGGAGAGTCGCCAGGTCTCTTCCTTGTGTTATCGCCGTGTTCAGCGCCGCCGTCGCCGTGTCCACAATGGCCTGCTGGTTATACGTGGCAGTTTGGGCCGCATTCGCCTTGGAGAGAAGGTCCATATACTGGCGAACCAGGGAGTTGCAACGTGCCGATTCGGCAGCGGCAGTGGCTGCAGTGCGAGATGCAGTGTAAATAGCCACGCCACTGGCATCTGTGGTATATGCCTGGTCTATTTCTTCACCAGCACTGTCAATAGTCTTATTCAGACCCGCCCATGTTACTTGCTGCGACAGCGCAGCCGCCGAGAAGTCAGCAGCCTGTCTCGCCAATGCCGTCAGCTGTGCAGCCGCCTGCGCATTCTTATTAAGAGTTGTGATTTCCGCCTGTGTCTTTCCACCTACCACAGCGTCATTAACTGCAGAATTCGCCACATACTGCGCATACTGGGCCACAACAAGTGCCTTCTGCGCATCGATATCTTTGGCATACGCGGCATTCAGGGCCGCCGCCGCCTTATTCGTGCGCGCCTGGTTATTCGCCTGGTCCTGCACAATTCTCATGGAGTTGAGAATGGCAATCGCCGACGTGTAGGTAGGGCCAGGTGTGAACACCTTACCCAGCGCATTTAGCGCCGCCGTGTTCGCCGCATTGGCCGCCGCCGTCGCCTTCGCCTCATCGGAAGCAGCCGCAACGGCGGCAGAGCGAAGAGCCACGATTTGGGGTAGAGTCAGGCCGCCTGTGATTCCATTCTCAAGCGCCTGCTGGGCGAGCAATGATTTGTTTTTCGCGTCATTCGCCGCATTGGCCGCAAGGTCCGCTGCAGCCTGGGCGCCAATATACGCCAGGACTAAGGTATTCGCCTGCGCGTTTGTAATAGAAAATAAGTTGTCCGTCGCCGCTTGAACCAGGAGAGCATTGGCACTTGCATCCCAGATTGTGTTGTTATTCAACACAAGGTTGCCAGAAGAATCCACCGTGGGGTTGCCAGAGGCATCCAGGACAACACCCTTCTGGAGATTCGCATTTGCAGCGTTGAATGTTGTAACAGATGCATTGTAAATCGCCTGGGCCTGCGCCTGTCTGTCCGCCGCCGCCTGCGCCGCCGTGCGCAGGGCAACAATCTCAGGCACCGTCTTTCCAGCCGTCACCGCCGTGTCCAGTGCATCGCGCGCCACCACATACGCCGCTACAGCCACGTCCAGCTCCTGCTTCGCATCGTTTCTCGCCATCTGCGCACGGTTATACTCCTGCGCACGCGCATTGGCGTTGGCAAGATACACCTTCGCATTCTGGTAATTCGTCGACGCAACAAGCGCATTGTTAATCAGCGTCGCCTGCGCATTGGAGGCGGCGATATCGGCAATACGCGCCTGGTCTGCAGCCGCAGCAACAGAAACGGCAGTGGCCTTCTTTGACACTGCATCCGCCAGGGCTGCAGCAGCGGCATCTGCAGCCGCCTTGGCCGCTGCAGCCGCCGTGCGCGTATCAAGCGCTGCAGCACGCTTCACCTGAACCTCCACAAGCACTGCACCCGCCGCAATTGCAGCATCGAGGGAGGTTTGTGCATTTGTGGCCGCCGTCTGTGCAGCCGTGTTCGCCGCCTGCGCCGCCGTATTGGCGACTTCAGCGGAAGCACGCGTGCGCTCCTTGGAATTCACATCGGCATTCGCAATCGATAGTCTCAGCACACATGCATCGGAAGAGGCCTTCGCCACCACTTGCTGGGCCGCAAGCTCGGCACGCGCAGCGTCAATGAATGATTGCGTATTCGCCGATGCAAGGGCACTCGCATCCTCCATATCTCTCTTCGTGGCCACCGCCGCCGCACGAAGCATTTGGATGGTCTCTAGCGTTTCACCCAAGGCAATCGCGTCGGAAAGAGCCTTGGACGCCGCCTGCGCCTTCTGCTTCCCCAGGTCCGCGAGGGCCTGCTGCCTGTCAGATGCAGTCTTCGCCCCAACACGGATGTCCGTCTTGGTGTTCATCTGAGCCTGTGCCGTAATGAGAGTCTGGGGGTCAAGCACCTTCTGCTCTGCATCCGTCAGCTGCTTCGTTAGAGGGTCGGAGGCCGCATCCGCCGCCGCCTTGGACGCCGCCGCCTTCGCCGCCGCATCACTGGAAGCCGCCATTGCTGCAGCCGCAGCAGCCGCATTCGCCTTGGCCACATTCGCCGCAGCAGCAGCAGCCGCCGTCTGTGCTGCAGCAAGAGAAGCCGCTGCCGCCTCCTGCGCATTGCGAGCATTCTGTAAGTCGGCCGTTCCAGCATCCGCAATCGCCTTGGCATTCTGAGCCGCCGCCTCCGCCGCAACTGCCGCCGCACGCTGGTTCTGAATCTCAGACTGGGTCTTGCCGCTGACAATGGCCTGGTCTAGAGCAGCCTGGGCCGCCCTGGAAGCAGCCATCGCATTGGACACTGCAGTCGCCTGGGCCACATTGTCCGTAACCGCCTTTTCATACCGGGCCTTTGCAGAGGCAGTTTGCGCAGCTGCTGCATTCACCGCCTCGGTCGCCGCACGCTGCGCCGCCGCCGCATTGTCAGCCGCCTTCTTCGTGCTGGCAACCTGCCCCGCAAGCGCATCCGCAATCGCGTTCGCCTGAGCATCCGCCTTCGCCGCTGCACCAGAAGGAGTATCCGTCGCCACAATCTGCAGACGAATGATGAACTTGCTACCCGCGGGAATTATCACTGTATCCACGTTATCCATGTTCGCCGAGCCGGCTATGGCTTGCGAAGGGTCCTGAACACCACGGCGGGTAACGGCGTTCGTAAAGTTGAACTGAACACGCATCTCAATCTTATCGTTCTGCACGAAGCCCCAGCTGCCCGTAGAATCCGCGTCGGCATTCGTCTCAAACAGACCAGCAATCTGTTTGCCCGTGGCATCGAAAAAACGCATCGGGTCGGCCGCCAGCAAATCGCGGAACATGGCATCCACGGCACCCTTGTCCACGCCAGCCGAGGTAGACAGCGCCTCCTCCGTAGAAAGAGAGTTGTGAATCGCCATGGTTAGAGTGCCGTTGCTCAACATTTGCTGGGCATCCTCCAGGTTATAGACCACGGACATAGTGGGTGCAGCAGAAGAGCCGTAGCACTTGTATAGTAAATAGGACATAACAATATCGTTTGCGCTAACGTTGCCGTTCAAACGCACACGGGTATCGGTATTTGCATCTAGAATCGCCGAGCTGAAATTCAGGCCATTTGTCAGACCATCCACATCAGTGTAAACCTTAGATAAAGAGTTTATCATAATGTCGTCGAACTTTACACCAGTGGAAGTCGTTGCAGCGAAATGGCCCACCGCACGGTCTGTGCCAGCAGGGCGATCCCATACAAAAAACGAGTTCAAATCGTCCACAGACATGGGAACCTGAACACGATGTCCCATTGTGCCGGACTCTGCCAGATTTACGGCCTGATTGGCGAGATCAGTCGTAACCAGCTTTCGGTAGCGTAACACGGATGCCGACATCCTTTATAGTTTACATTTAGATTTTTTATTATACGGGTCCGTATAATAAAAAATTATAGAAAAGCACTTACATAATCAAATTAACTTGTCGCGGCACAACATCTACATTCACGTTAAGACCTGTGCCTTTGAAACCCTTTTGTTCCATAACAATCTTTACAATATCTAGAACAGAAACAATATTTGTAAGAATAGATGTCAAGTTATCTAAATCAGCAAATTCGTTTTGGCCGAATGGGTCGTATTCCATTCTTTATATTTACATCTTTTTCTTTCTAGCCTGAATATCTGCAATCACATTATTAAAATATCCTACCAATGTTTCAATATCTTCTACAGTCTTAATATCGGTTTTCGTGGCAGTATTCTTGCTTATTTGCGAAAGATAATCAGAAGTAAAAGAAGAAGAATTTCCCCCAGAGCCCCCAAGCATAGATTTATTTGATCTCCCTGTTGGCATCTCTATTTACGGTGCGTAAGTTTGAAATGGCAATACGTTTCGTCGGGAGTGGAGGTAAAGGGCGGAAAGGTAAAGGGACATTGCGATACTGACCGATGACTTTCCAGGGCGGTTTATCACTGCTTAGAGGTTCCATGCTATTCTATGATAGTATGGACAGTTTAGACAGTTTTCAAAGTTTTGACAGTTTTCAAAGTTTTGACAGTTTTCAAAGTTTTGACAGTTTTCAAAGTTTTGACGAAAGACAACCATGGGGAATAACGAAATATTTTATCAATCCAGGCTCCCACGTGATACTACACACAGAAAAAGCAAAGATAGATTTAATTACAAATCCCCATTTTGGAAGAATGTTATTTATTGACAATGTTCTACAATGCGCGGATACAGACGAGCATATATATCACCAAGCCCTTGTTTCTCTAGCAAACCCTCATAGAAAAGTGCTCATTCTTGGTGGCGCTGAAGGCGCAACGGCGAGAGAAGTGCTCCGCTTCCCTGACGTTGAAACGGTCGATATGGTGGATTGGGACGAAGCCCTTGTCGCGCATATGAAAACAGAGTCATTTTCAAAAGGTGCATTTGAAAACCCTAACCTAACTATCTTTTACACAGATGCTATGGAGTTTTTAACGACCACCCAAAAAGTCTATCATTCTATTGTCGTCGATTTACTTGACCCAAAGGATAGTAATGAGACACAATGGCTTTCTGCAATTTGCCATCTTGCTTTTACACATTTAGCGTATGGCGGCACACTTTCCGTGAATGCAGGAGGAGATTATAAGAGGGCGTGCGAACTCGTTGGGCTTGTGTCAAAGGATGGTATGTATGAATATCGGATGATTGACCGTTTTGTTCCCAGTTTTCAGGAGTCGTGGTATTTAATCCGATTTCGTAGGAGAATACAGTAGATATGGACACAGATGGTCCCGTTGTATATTGCCTCGCCACCGTTGAAGAGCCTGTAGTAACATATATTGGTGCAACGATGGACAAGGAAAGACGTCTTCGGCAGCATAATGGGCTTTTAGTAGGAGGCGCGCGGGCTACTCGTAAAAGACCATTGAATTGGTATAGAGTCTGTTATGTGCAAGGATTTGCCACCTGGAATGCGGCTCTGTCGTTTGAATGGCACTGGAAGCATTACAGCCGTAAATGCCTTGGGGCGCCGTTGGAGAAACGACGGAAGGGCCTTGACGCCTGTTTAGAATGGGCGGCGGGTCGCATGGGTGGAGAGACTTTGGAGGTTATCTATGAATAGATTCAGAGCTGTAGCCTCAGCAGCCATAGCAAACATAGCGATGTTCTATATCTGAAACTCCAGGATATTGGTATCCCATATTCGGAGAAAAGCAGAAACGTTTCATATTGAGTCGGTTCCAAAATATATCCACGGCATATTGATGCACGGCATTTCCATTTTCTAGTGCAGCTTCCGATTCCTTAAAATTATTATATACTTCTTTTACACTGTCCTTGTGAATACAATATCCGCTTGTAGTTTGCGAATACACTACTTCTTGGATTCCTTCCACATGTGTTCTTTTTGATGGTCTTCCCGCCTGGTTTGTTGCCAATAATAAGATCCCCCAATCTGTAAAATTCATGAAAAACTTTTTCAGAAGACTCGTATTGTTTTCGATGCTTGTGTCATAGAATGTGAAGTCGTCTTCGAAGATAATACACGTGAGCCAGGCAGGATTCGCCATGAATTGCTCTAATGCTTTGATATGGCTTTTCGTGCATCCTAGGGCGCCGTTTGTATTATATACTGCATCTATTCGGACGATTTTGGATTCATCGACACAAAACTTTTTCATTTCTTGTAGGAAATGCTCTTTCCTGTCAGTTCGTTTTTCCAGATTTATATAGAAAATAACGTCCACTTGTTCCATTTAATAGAGTTCTATATGTATAGGTAGAATGTTGTGGATAGATTATTTCCGCTTTGATGGTGAGGAAATTGCATTTACTCGCCTTGAGCATTTATTTCCCGTGGTTGACAAGTTCTATATTTGTGAGCAACGGTTTATATCAAAGGGTCTTAGAAAGAAGACGTTGTATATTGACGCCATGAGAAAACGATTTGATCCGTATTTGAGTAAAATAGAGTTTTCAATAGAGGAAGAAGATGTGAATATATGTGCCGGTAAAATACTTGCCGAGAATTCTGATGTGCAGTTTATCGTGACCGTCTGCGAAGTAGACGAGATTCCTGATGTTTCTGTTATGAAATGTGTAAAAGAAGGATTGTATAATAAGTGCGCCGAGGGATGTATTTATCTGGAAATGCCCGTATATTATTATAATCTGAATTGGCGTTCTGAAAAGCAGACATCAGCTACGGCATTTGTTGTCAATGACATTTTACTGAAGGAGCACAAGGAATTCCAGAAATTCCGAGAGCAACGTGGACCGGTATTCGGCGTCTTTGAATGTGGCTGGCATTTCTCGTATTTCATGTCCGTGAAAGAAATTCTTCGGAAATTAAGTTGGATGAAGTTGGATGCGGAGTTTATTGGCAATTGTATTGCCTATGGAAAAGATTTATGTAAAAGGGATTATGTGACCATTGTCCAGAATTCTGTGGGCACGGGTAAATATCCGAAGGAGTTTTTGGCTTTGCACGGAAAAACGATGGGGGCACAGTTTGAGATGTGAGAATTCTGGTGTGGGGGGTGGGGTTATATTTTACACGCAATGTCTATAATTGTATGAAATGATTCTGCCAATTCCCTTTCCTTTTGTATTTTTTCTGGAGAAAATGGATTCAAATGGGGATACTGCAAATATAATTCTTGAAGTTTCGCCTTTGCTTCTCCTAACTTTTCTATCAATGAAACTTTCTTTGAACTGGTGGTTTTCCAACAAATATTCTCTGTCTTGAATTCAATAGCAAATCTATCACCGTGTGCGCCATTTGCTTTTATATACCAAATGTGACGTGGAATATCTTCAGAATTTATTTCACAGCCTTCTGGAAGTGTAATATTTCGTTCACGTTTTGTTTGGTTCATGTTTTGCTCTGACTGGCTTATTATTCTAAGGTTTTCTTTCCTGTTATCAAAGCCGATGCGATTTATATGATCTACACTTTCTCTTGCACCTTTCCCTGGGAAATCCAGACGATTTGAAACAAGGTTATGTATATATAATTCTTTCTTATTTTTTACATCATCATTCGTATAAAAGGTTGAACCTATATAAGAACCTGATGAAACGTGCCAAGCCCTTTCATTAACCTTCTCATAATCATCTCGGTCAAATACAAAGTAAATATCTTCTCCATTATATTTTATAGTTCCAACAACATATTCTTTAGAATTAAGACATACAAATTTGTAATTTACAATTCCTGGCAATCTTCCAACACGAATTCTTGGCATATTAGCTCTATTCATTCTATACTACTAGAATGAATGGAACTAAATTCAACTTTTATATTTCTAATTAATATACAATTTTAGAACATATAATATAATACAACAAAATGGGTAGTTTGGTGCTTAATTTGAGTAAGCAAGTCCTCCCATGCCAGACATCACACGCAGCACGTTGTAGTTCGTCGCATACACGCGCACCACGGAGCTGGTCGCCGTGCCCACCGCGTTGTTGGACACCGTCAGCAGCAGGGTGGTGTTATCAATGCGGGACAAGTTGCAGGTGCCGCTGGGCTGGTGCTGCTCGGGGGAGAGCGCGAAGGAGTACACGTTCACGCCCACCGCCGGCACGTTGGTGTGGTGCTGGTAGGGCTGCACCTCGTTGAAGTAGCGGCCCTCGCGCACCGTGAAGCGGTCGTGGCCGTTGAGCTGCAGCAGCGCCGTCACTACGGGGTTCTTGCCCGCCATGCCCTCCACGCGGGTCACGGAGTAGCCAGACTCCAGCGCCGAGCGGTCCCACCAGTCGGAGTAGTTGAACGGCTGCTGGCCCTTCCAGGGGTTGATCACACCGTCGTCGCACGACACATACGAGTCGCGCTGCACCACCCACACAAGCTCCTTGCAAGGGTGGTTGAAGTTCAGCTTGATCTTGTTGGAGGACGAGTTGATGGACTCCTGGCCAGTGAACTGCAGGGTCTCAATCAGGTACTCGTGCGACACCTGCGCGAACTTGCGGCGCTCGTCCGTGTCCAGGTAGATGTAGTCCACGTAGAGAGACGCCGCCACCAGGTTCGCCGCGTTCACGCGGTCACGCACCGCGTGCGTGTTGGTCGCCAGGGGAGCGAAGTCCCACATAAGGTTCTGCAGGTCGTTGAACTGCAGGTTGATGCGCACCTCGTGGTACTGGAGCGCAATCAGAGGCAGCGCCAGGCCGGGGTTGCGGCAGAACCAGAACTGCAGGGGCACATACAGAGTGTACTCGGGGGTGCAGCCCAGCAGCTCGCCAGACGAGTTGGGCTCGCCGCCCGCGCAGTCGTTGTCGCAGTCCTCGCCGCCCTGCACGATCAGGTTGGTCAGCTGGGGCACGTTGCCCACCATCTTCGCGTAGCCGGCCTGCTTGCCCGCCTCCTGGGTGAGCTCGTTCCAGATGTGCAGCCAGTCGCCATAGTGCTTGTCGATGCGCTGGCCGCCAATCTGCAGCTCCACGTAGTCCACGAGGTTGTGACCCACCCAGTTGAGCCAGCGGAACTGCGCACCAGAGCCGTCCGACGCCGTGAGCTTCACGGAGGGCAGAGTCGCCTGGAGGTAGATGCGGTGGATTAAGTCACCGTTGCGCTGGATAGTGCAGGTCACCTGGTTGCCGAAGCGAGGGTTGCCGTTGAAGGGATTCTCGATGGACTCCATCGCGAAGTTGGTGTGGCGACGGTAGATCGCCTTAAAGAAGGTGATCTGCGGATTGCCGGTCAGATAAACGTCCTGCGCGCCATAGGCAACAAGTTGCATCAAACCTCCACCGGTCATCTTATATTCATATCATAAGAAAAAAAATTTCCAAAATGGAGTTTTTTGCGCCATTTTGGAAAATTGGAAAACGAGCCGGAGAGTTTGATTTCTTAATTTAAGCTTCGCTTTTAATAAACCCTTGTTTCCACTTTTACTTTCTTGTCATTATAAATCCATATTTCATACTTGTATCCAGCCTTTATCGTCGCTAAAGCCTTCTCTTGCACGTTTCCTCTTCTTAATTGAATCGTCCACTCTGACTTTACTTCTATGATTTTGTTCTCTGATTTTATAAAGAAATCCGGGAAATATACATGTTTCACATCATTAATATGATATTCTATTGTTGGAATGTTTGACCTTCCTACCGCAATATCTTCTTCTTCATATTTTTGCACTAACTCATCTAATGCGATATTCTCATATCCTTGAACTTTGACAATCTCTCCACTTGGCATCATATAGTCTCTGAACTTATAGGAAGTTGCTTCCGATTTTGCCTGGGAGCTCTGCTCCCTGCTGGGGCTTCGCCCCTGGACTTCTTTGTTTTGATTTGGATGTCCTCCATAGACCTTATCACATGTAGATTTCCATTTATCTTGAACTTCTTTTGTCTGCTTTGGATGTCCTCCATATTTTTCTTTAGACTGCTGAACATTTCAAACGGGCACGTACTTAGTAATATGCTGGAGGTTTAGACCAGTGCGGATTTTAAATGAGCGTTTTAGATAGTTGTAGAATTATTGTGCAAACCCACTCATAAAATATATACCGAATGTTGGAAAATTATCCTTCTAAATGACGTCTTTGACGAAAGGCTATATATGCTTGGAAAGTAAATATTTCATCTTAATTTAGATTTGAAGACATAAAAAATTGAAATCGCAATTTGTAGTTATATAAACAGAAAAATGGCATTTCAAATGGTTGAAATACAGAGGGGGATATATGAATTAGGGAATCTTATTGAAGATTATAATGAAGATGACGAAAATTGTGCAGTATGGAGTTTTATTAGGAAAGTTAAGCACCAAAAAGAGATCGACGCGGTTCAAGTAATATTCGAAAAATGTTTTGTTTATATGAAATCAAATGATACAACTATTCTTTTAATAGGTAATTTAACTCAAAAATCTAAAGATTATATTAAAACTGAACTTTCTTAGCTATATCTGAATCGGTAGTAGAAATAAGTTCTTTCCTTTTTTAATAAAAAAACATCTTATTGAATAAGATAAAAGAAAAATGACACAAAATGACCAAAATGGAAACAGGGTTTTATTGATGAGCATAATTACCCCAGTATTTCCCTTTGTATAGAGGAAACAATATACAATGGTAAGCCATACGATCACAAGCATTCTCGCCCGTTTGAGTGCGGATGTGGCGCAGACATGGATACAGACGCAGACGTTTTGTCCCTTTAAATATTATCATTCATAAAATCGCAGTATGAAATAAATAAGATGATTTTTTGTTTTGTAGGCTTTTCAGCCAAAAAAATGCCCATTTAAAATCCGCAGGTGTCTAATTATTAGATTATATCTATAGAAAACTTCTCTTGCTTCCCATGTTTTGCCATATTTATAATATAGGTATAGTTTTCTATAGATTTTTTGTCGCCTTTTATATCTTCAAGATTACACGGCATTTTAATACAGAAATGTCTGTGTTTATGGTAGTCAGAGGATACAGAACTGATTTTCTGCTTTTTTCCCAAGCATTGCTCAAGTGATTTTCCGTATAACAGATTCGATATTTGGTTGCCAATCTGTAAAATTTGGATGGCTAGAGGCTTTTCTTGTTGTTTCTTACTAACGACTATTTGGATAGTTTCTATTTGCACCTGTTCCTGAGCAGTCATTTTATCTATTCTAAAGCCTAGTTAAACAGATAAATTCTTTCAATTTTTAATTTCCATACAAGTAGCCTTTCCTTTCTCAATCATTTTTACTTTACTACACCCCGCACAATATGGAAGCCGGTGTACATTCAACATCTCAAAGCGTTTACTCGTCTCCACCCCACAACTGCAAACAAACTTCACTCTCAGGCGTTGATTATATATTTCATACGTCTCTAACCCTACGGGTAACCGAGACTCCGTCTCTAACACAGCCGCCCCACCTTCTTTTAGAATATCTTCTAAAAGTTCTTTGGTGTATTTCATGGCTGTATGTATTATCCTAACTCCATATCAAATTTATAAATGAAGCCATAAGACCCGGTCTAAACTTCTTCTTAAAAGCATCATAGAATGACAGATAAACAACCCTCTTCTTTATTTAATACTAGACCAAATACAAAACGTAGTATATTAGAAGGAAAAACTACCCTTGATAATCTTCATCAGATAAACATAAATTCATTAAAGAAAGAGAGAGAGGATATATCAAATATTGACGAACAGATTTCTGAATATAATGATAAACTCCAGGAAACGAACGATATTGTGTTAAAGAGTCAATATGAGGATTGTATGAACTCTTTACGGCGGAAGAAGGAGGATTTATTGAATAATAAACCTGTATATGATTATTTATTTGGTGCCGGTGAAATTCTCTTTAATTATTATGACTTACAAGATAAAATCCAGAGCGGTGACCAAATGAGTGTGTCAAAGATTGTGAAGGCTAAGCCTGGGAGTGTATTAGCCGCCTTGCAGAAGGGTGATGATTCTCTCCATGCGGAGAAGAAGCAAGAGCATAAGTCCGCACCTATGCAGAAAGAGCGCGAAGGCCGTGAAGGCCGTGAGGTTTTACTGGAAAAATATCTACAGAAGGTGGACCCAGACCATGCGAAGGCGGCTATCACTTCTTTTGAAGACCCCCATGGAATGTGCGAAATGTGTGATAAAGAAATGACATTCAGTAATAACGAGGCCTTGTTTTTCTGCGATTCTTGCGGACACCAGGAATTCGTGCTGATTGACAGTGATAAGCCGAGTTATAAGGACCCGCCTCGTGAGGTTACGTATTACGCATATAAACGCATCAACCATTTCAATGAGTGGCTCGCGCAATTCCAAGCGAAGGAAAGCACAGAAATTCCTGAGGATGTATTCCAGGCGATTCTGGAGGAGCTCAAGAAGGAGCGTATCACAAACGCCGAGAGTATTAAACCTGGGAAAGTGCGAGAAATCTTGAAAAAGCTGAAGTGCACGAATTTCTACGAGCACGTCCCCTATATTTTGAACCGCATCAACGGCAAGAATGCGCCAGTAATGTCTCGCGAAGTAGAGGAGAAGTTACGATTCATGTTCAAGGAAATCCAGGGGTCCTTCGTGAAACATTGCCCCAAGACCCGCAGTAATTTCTTGTCATATTCCTATGTTCTGTATAAATTCTGCGAGCTTCTGGAGTTGGACAATTATCTCCAGTGTTTCCCCCTTCTGAAAAACAGAGATAAACTATATAATCAGGACAAGATTTGGCAACTCATTTGTAAGGATTTGAGCTGGGAGTTTATTCGGTCTATTTAGAAAAATTGAACCACAGCAATACACCTTTTACACAAGTCCCGCTGAATCTATGTCTGCCGCATATTTCTGTAAAAAGCTTAAGGATGAAAATCCCGAGAAATTTGTGAATCTTGGAAAGCCTTGGGCAGATGAAGAAGTCGTCCAACTTCTTACTGAAATTCAGAAGAATCTGACGCATGCAGAAATTGCAGAAATTCACAAACGGAGTGTAGGCTCTGTTCTACAAAGGCTAAAGTCAATAGCTGCCGATTATCATTTCAATGACAATCGGCCGATAGAGCAAATTATGAAGTATACGGGACTGAGTCAAAGGCAAATTCAGGAATCAATTGTAAAACGGCAGAGAAAGGGTTCCCAGGTTGCAGATCCGCCTACACTTGTGGCGTCTGCTGCTGCTGCTGCTCCGCCTCAACCAAATGGCCTCACAAAAGAAGATTTCTATAATACAATGTTCGAACTTCTCACAGTAGCAAAAGATATTCAGAGAATGATGAAGGACTTTCATGCAGATACGTTTGTAAGTAAGTAAGGCCGCCCCCGCTAAGCCTTTATTATTTTTAAGACACGTGATGCATAATACAAAGGAGGCGTCAGCGCTCCAAATACGCACCACAAGGAACCCACTTCTTGTCTCGGATATACCATTCCCGTAACAATCATAGAGATTAAGAAATATGCACCCAATCCAATTCCTTGTGAAAGAGTGGGCATTCCGATAATAGAAATGAGTACTATAGAAATTATATATACTAACCAATCTGATGACCAAGGGTAATTTTGTGCCCAATTCCAATGTAAATGAGGGTCATTTGGTCTGGGTTGCGTGCATTGTAGCTCGGGATTTAGAATAAAAGCACTCTTATCAATATAAGAATACGCACCATATAGACATAGGGCTCCAACGACTAAGAATACATATCCCTTATTCTCCACACGAGTACTATATATAAGTGCCAGTATTCCCAGAACAATCGGCTGCGCGCTGTTAAGCAGGGCGCCTAGAACAGATACATTCTTATGATATTGGTCACATGTTTGGTGCCTCCATAAAAGAAATTCTATACCCTGCATAAGAGAAACATATACTCCAAATAATCCTATAATCTTATCTAGGGGTGTTCCTAACTGAAATATAACTACCGAGAATATTGTTCCAATAAAAAACGTCACAAGACTAACTTCAGCACTGAAACACATCTCTACTAAGGAAGTATAATCCCAAAATCCCTCGCCAGCCAATTTCTCTGGAAGGCCCGCTGTTTTTCATACACTTCATCTCCATACATATGCGCCCATACTTCCAAGGCCTGATAATCTTCTTGAGACATCTCATTTTCCCAAGAAGGTTTGTGTTTTAAGAGGCGAACGCTGCTATGCCGATTGCACTGAATCTCAGGCCTCTCAATATCATGGCAAAAAATAACATCCTCTCCTTGATTATGTGCCAGCTCTTCGCGCAAAGGATATTTGAGCGCAAGTTCCTTTTTCACCACATAATATGTTCCAGAAACATACATGATTCGGCTGACTTTCGGCGATACTTTACAGTCATATGGCAAAAGAGTTTTATTCGAGAATCTCGGGTGTAAAAACTGATTGAACAACACATAATCTCTGAACAGCCGCCCATCCACCGTTTGAATAGGATTTATACAAAGTTGGAAAGAATCTCCGTGTTTCAAAAATCCTTCATACCATCCTGGCTGTAAAGAAACGTAATCGTGCATGATAACAATATTCTCATAAGCCGCTTCCCTGAAAATCAGATTCTTCTTCCTTGTAATCCATCCAGCCTTCACACTATCATCAAATGGTATTCTTTTACACCCTTCTATGGAAACAGTGGAAGCAGTCCATCCAACAATAATAATCTCGTAAGCGGGGATAGCTTGTGCTCGTATGCTATCTACGATTTGTTTCAAGAACTGCTGGCTTCCTTCACTAGTAATAATACCGAATGTAAAAGAGATGCTCATGATAAGAGTATGTTGCCACGATTTAGACCCGTTTCGCCTGTGTCAACAAATATCTACGGCTTTATTAGTCATGGGGTATACAGAATTTGTGAAACATCTCCGATATAAATTCATGTATAAACCCAATGAAACCTTCTGGGGCATCGGTATTGAAGAAGAGACATATTTACAATTCGCCAAGCCCTTGTATGTAGCCGCCCCAATCATGCGCAATAATCACGCAGCCGAAAGATATAGCGTCAGATATTATACGACTTATAAGCCCCATTATAAAACTGCATTTGCGAAACTCTTTCCAGATGCCTCTGGATTTTTCCCAGTTCCGTTTTTCTTCAATGCACACGCATTCAATAAGATGGATATGTCAGGAAATCATATGACAACCTATGAAAAAAATCCCAAACCGAATCCCAAATACAATGGAAAGACGTTTTTCCAAGAACTGTATTCGCATACACCATCCTATTATTGCTGCCGGCCTCGCAAATTTTCCAAGATATTTGACAAGAACTGTATTTTTGACGGAGATTCTATTGAATTCATGACCCAAGATTTCTACAAAACAACCGCAAGTCGCGTTGTCCGTGAATTGGTAAAATCCAAAGAATATTTCCTCGGCACGGTCAATACGTTTCTCAAGCAGCGTGGAATTTATACGGATAAAGGCGTCTTGGAATTTCCAAAAGAAAATCCTGGATTCGTCGTGCATTTCACAAATCCGAAGAATATTGCCATGTTCAATAATGGAACTTACCATATAAATATCACTCTTCCAACGGCCTTGGGTGAAGCGGATAAGAATCGCCTTCCTAAGCTTCTAGACTACACAAAATTCAAAGAAGAACATCGTAAATATATACGTCTGATTCAATGGTTAGAGCCCTTCATAATCGCTGAATTCGGAACAAGTGACCCTTTATCGACTGTGTCAAAGGAGTATTCACGTGGCTCGCAGAGATGTGCCGTTTCTCGGTATATTGGAATATGCACCTTTGACACAAACGCCATGCCTGTTGGAAAAATCGTCACCGTCCCCGTGAAAGATATTCGGGGCAGCGGAACAGATTTCTGGTGGTATAAGAAATATCATGAGACGAGTGGATACAATATGCTGGAAGAGCTGGGAATGGACATCAGTTATCGGAAACATTACAACCACGGTGTGGAAATCAGATTTCTCGACTGGTTTCCAGAAAGCAGGTTGAAAGAGTTGCTGGAGTTTTACGTGTATTTGGCAGATTTGTCCTTGGACGTGGGAGTCGAGTTGCCTGAAGAGCCGATATTGAACGAGGCGTATAATAATTTACTGGTGGCGATGTTACAAGAAGGAAAGGAGTTTTCAGTGCCTGCAGAGACTATTGCTGTATATGAGAAAGTCCTTGGAATAGAGATAAAGACTAGTCGGCCAAATATGACGCGTCTGTATGAAGTGATTGGCAGAGAGATGCGGCGGAAATATCATGGGGGTCTGTGTGCGCGTTTGATGCTTTGATTTTCCAAAAATTGAGTTTCCGAGCCTGTGTAAAAGGAAGTCCTGTAATATGACTCTTGAATTGATTATCGGTCCGATGTTTTCCGGAAAGTCATCGGCAGTCCTGCAGCGTCTTCGGCGTGCGAGGGCGATTGGGCGAGATGTATTCATTGTAACGTGTATGTTGGATACACGTTATAATGAAGACGGATGTTCCATTAAGACGCACGATTTGGACGGTGTGGCAGCACATGGCCTGGGAGTGAATGAGTTGTCCAAGATATTTGCCTCCGACGCATATGCATACCCCCTAATAATTATTGAAGAGGCACAGTTCTTTGCCGGTCTCTATGATGTTGTCTTGAAGGCGGTGGAGACGGACAATAAGGATGTGATTGTCGTCGGGTTAGATGGGGATTCTGATAGGAAGCCGTTTGGGGATATTTTGAGACTCGTTCCTTTGGCGGATACAGTTACACGCCTCACTGCATTATGTAAAAGGTGTGGTGATGGGACCGTTGCGTTGTTTTCTGCGCTGGTTTCTGAAAAGGAGGGGAAGTCCGAACAAATATATGTCGGCGGGGCCGACAAGTATTTGCCAATGTGCCGTAAACATTATTTGGATAATAAGTAGAATGCCTTTCTTTAAAAAAAAAGAGCAGGAATATAACGAACCGCTGCTAGAGAAACCTGATACTGCTGCTGCTGCTGCTCCTGCTGCTGCTGATCCTGCTGCTGCTGATCCTGCTGCTGCTGATCCTGCTGCTGCTGATCCTGCTGCTGCTGATACTGCTGCTGGTGTTCGTGATTATACGAAGGTGCTAAACCGCTTTGTGCGTGGGCCGGCGAGTGTGCCGCTTATAGATACTACAATTCGCCCAGACTGTTTGGGTCATTCAAAAACTTTCTATAAGAATGACCCCGCCCTTAAAATAATTGGTCCTGTAAACTTCATGAAATATGAACATGTTTTACATATAATGGCCCAACTTTCACGTATTGTATATTGCGATTCTGGTATTATGTTAAAGGTAATTAATGCATCTCTCGGCAGGTCAAATCAAGTTGTGAATCAAGTAATTACCAACTTTGATTGGAAATTTATAAAAGAAAGAAGGAAAGTAATACAGACTCAACTCAAAGTTTCTCTTATTACAGAAAACGATAAGAAAGAAGATTATAATCTGAATATCGAAGAAAAACTTATGGAATCTTATTCTCTATCTAATCGTCCTACCAAGGAAGATGCTAATAAATCATTTGGATATTATGTTTCTACCCCCCAAGATGCTACTTGCTTAATATTAAGTGCTTCTAAAATACAGGGGCAGAAAATATTGTTTGGTTTATGCTCGGAGTATGAGCAGAAACAGCAGTTTGATAAGTGGAATCTGCAGCAGGAGGAGAAGAAGAAGCAGCAGCAGCAGCAGCAGCAGCAGCAGCAGCAGCAGCAGCAGGAGCAGCAGGAGCAGCAGCAGGAGCAATTTAAAGGAATAGGAAAAGGAATGTTCGTTGATACTGATGTTATTATGTGTTTTAAAGGTTCTAGCACAATGGAGAATTTCAAACATGATTTATTATCACAATTTACTTTTACAAATATAAATGTTTTATTGAAGGCGATAAATTTACCTGAGCTTCCAAATGATGACCCTACAGATACAAATACAAATTTAGTACCTTCTGCTTTTGTAGAGCCTATTTTATCTGGCTGGGTTGCATTTATGTCTGCTCTGAAGAATATGTTTGATGTAAGTAAAGTAAGTGAAGAAAAAAAAACACGTCTTTTTTTAACAGGACATTCTCTTGGAGGCGCACATGCCACATATATGGCATTTTTAATAGCTCATGCAAAAAAACTAAAGGAAGCAGAACATAAAACGTTGGGTCTAGAGTTTCTAACACATATAAAAAAGATACATCTTATAACATTTGGAGCACCATGTGTTTTTGGAGACGGTGCAAGAAATACATTTAATAGATATTTGGACGAAGCAGTAATTACGGTTGATCGTGTTGTTTCTCAAAAAGTTTCTCAGAGATATGGAATTACTTTACCAGGGAATGATATAATTCCTCATATACCCTCTCTACTAAGTCATCCAGGGTATAGACCTATTGCTTCAGAGTCTTATCCTGAAACAACGAAAGGAAGGCCTTATTCCATAGAAAATATAAGAAAAATGTATGGAATTGATAATACCAGTCGCAGTCACAGTATTCAAGAAACTTGGCCGTTTGATACTAATCTAGATGATACTGCAGAGATTAATAAAGTTGCCTATAAATTAACTGGTGTTGATTCTAAACAAGCAAGTGCCGCCGCCGCCGCCGACGAGGGCGCCTCCGAAAAAGAGCTGGCTGGCGCAGCCGATACCGCAGGCGCAGCCGATACCGCAGGCGCAGGCGCTACCGCTGCCCAATCAGGCGGTGGTATTTTCTCTACTTTATCTATTTTCTCTGGAAAACATAAGAAAAAATATGGAGTTGATACTACGTCGCATATTCCCAATTTTATTTCCGTGGCAGGCTCCACATCGATGGTACATTTCCCTCATGCAGAATATCTAGGCATGTTTTTCTTGGGAGGACTTCGATTTATTGGTATGAAAAATCCATCTACAAAAAATACTGCATATTTCGCTTTTACAAATTCTGGCGTTTTGATAAACTACATGGCATGGAGTGGGCCAATTAAAAGTGGCTCGGCAAAAATTATTAGAACAGCAGCTATTATTATATTATCAGCTGCTTTTGTTCCTGTTGCTGCAGCTACCACTCTAGGGTATGGATTACTAGGAGCAGCAGGAGCAGGAGCAGGAGCAGCAGCAGGAGCAGGAGCAGCAGGAGTAAAAAAACTATTTAAATCACAACAACCAGAAAATTCAAAGAATCCTTCCCCTAATAAAACCCGTAAAAGCCGTAAAAGCCGTAAAAGCCGTAAAAGCCGTAAAAGCCGTAAAAGCCGTAAATCAAGAAGATGATAGAATCATATCATACGCTTATATATGTTTCGCATACGAAACGATTATAAGAGTATTTAATTAACGAGCCATGGGGAAGCCTACCAGGTTCGCGCCAATGCCGAAGCCCGCACCCTGGCGCGCCGTCACGCCGATGGAGGGGGAGAAGATGTCCAGCACCGCGAACACCGCCGCCGCCGCGATGGTCACCGTGAGAATCTCGTCGAGGGGAAGGGGCTTCCGGGGGATGAACACAAGCGCGAGCGCAACCGCCACGCCCTCCACCACATACTTGATAACACGGGTGAGGAGATCATTCATGTCCATCTTACCTTATATTTGTTCTATAGATTTTTTAAACGATAAATCCGGTCTAAAGTTATCGGAAAGATTCCAATAGAAATGAGCAAGCCTGGCGCCGAGCCCGAGGAGGATTTTCTGACAGAGGACCCTGAGATTTCCAGCCAGAAGGTGGTTCTCATTAGTTTCCTCAGCCCCGAGAAGATTTTGGCGAATAAGGATGTTTTCTTTTTTCAGAATTTCCTGAAGGACTACGAGTTGCAGTGGAAGACGTCCAAGCTGGAGGCCTGGATGGCCGAGCAGCTCCAGGCGGTGAATACAAAGTTGGAGAATATTGCCGGTAACCTGAGTAAATTGTCGCCCACCTTGGATCTGAGCGGTTCTTCTGTTGTTGACGATGTGCGTAATTCTCTGCTGCGTGTGGACAAGTTCGTGGAGGATTTCCAGCAGCACTGCCGCAAGAATTTACGCGAGATTTCCCAGGGCACCGTCCAGCAGGAGTATGACGATTTCCTGTTCAAGAACTCGGCGGCTCTAGAGGAGGAGTTCTTCAAGATGAACGAGTTTCGGACCACGATTCGTGGAATTAAGGTCCGGGGTGTTTTCGCCTCTGAGGCGGAGGCCTCGGTGCGCGCAAAGAAGCTGCAGCGCTCGGACCCGAACTTCAACATCTACATGGGCTCCGTCGGTAAGTGGATGGCGTGGGAGCCTGAGCCTAGCAAGGTAGGGGAGCAGGAGTATGCCAACGAGCAGCTGAACACTCTCATGAAGAAGTATCGCGAGAATGAGGATGCACGTGACACCTTTTACAATGAGCAAAAGGCGAAGCGTGTGGGGACTGCGCGGACGCGCGATTCTGCCGCGGATTCCACGAATATCGCGGAGTCAGAGTCAGAGCCGCCCACGCCTGCAGCTCTAGGAGGCGGCTCCTACGACGCCATATTCTCTGGCCCGGCCGACCTGGCCATTCAGCGGAAGATGGAGAAGAAGGAGTAAATAGGTCTAATACAGCAGTACAGCCATTTCATTTACGATTCCGAATTTCCGAATCACAAATGGAATTTACGGCATACTACGATTTACTCATCACCCTCGGGAACTGCATCAGGATAACGCGTCGCCACATTCTGGCACTTATTGTATTGGCAGAACTGGCCCTCGCCGCACGTCATGCCCGCGCAATCCAGGTCACGGAAGCCAGACACAGTAGGAAAATACTCAGGTGCCGCCGCCTTCAGAATGGGAAGAAGCGCAACGGCCACAAGTAAACCGATAATTGCATACCAGGTTACTTTGCGTATAGAAACCCTCCCCATATCTACTCTAACACCCTCTTTAATAATAAGGAACAGGGGCACCAGGGGCCAGTATATCCACCGGCTCCTTTTCTTCCACCACCACCTTCTCCGTTTTAGCGCAGAATCCATTCACGCATTTCAAATCCCCACCGCACGGCGCATCCACCCCGCACGCCTGCAGGTCGCTACCGCCGGAATAAAAGCCCTCGGCCACAGGCGACCGTAAGAACAGTAGGAAAAGACCCAAGACAAAAATAAGACCCAATGCCCAGCACAAATCTTTCATACATACACCCTTTGCCATTTACTACTCTATTGGGTAGGATATTTGCGAACTTGAATCATCGGCCCTTTCAGGCGTTTTGCGGCGGTGGCGTCGTACTCATTGGAGTCTTCCCCGTCTTTTTCCTTGTAATTCGCCATGGCGTGGTCCCAGAATTCCTGCGCACCAATACGGAATTCGCCGTGCATCTGAGCCTTGTACCAAAACACCGTGTCTTCCAGCTTATTGCTCTGCGAATTGTTGTTCATCACAATACATTCGTAATTCTGCGTGCACTGGTCCATCACTTGACAGAAGAACTCAAAGCTCGGGAAGGCACTACCGAAATTCTCAAAAATGCGTTTCCTGTTGGTAACATACGGCTCTCTCAGAATGAAGCAATAATCCACGTTCGTGCGCAACATCGGAGGAATACCCAGAGGATATTGCATAGTAATCAAAAAGAACACTTTCAGCCAACGCCCGTTCAAGAATAGATACCGGATATTTCTATCGTGTAGCCAACTGTCGTCATATAGACAGTCGTCCATAATTAAGAAGCTGCGAGGGTCTGTGCGACCCGCCCCATATGCCTCAATCTCCTTTTGCACCTTCGCCATAATCAGCTTCTGGCGCTTACAGAAATTGGCAATAATCACGGGGCTGTAATCTCCATGAATGAACAACGGAGGAATAAGTTTCTTATAGAACTGATTAGACTCTTCTGTTCCACTAATCACCGTCCCCAGAGGCATTTCTTGATGGTGAAACAGCAAGTCGCGCACGAGGGTTGATTTACCCGTACGACGCCGCCCAATGAAAACACATACGGCGTCTTGCGGAATCATTTTCATGTCGAACTTCCGGATACCAACATTTAATGCGGCACCAGCGTCCGTCATTCTTTGTATTCAGAGAAAGGAAAATTCTTACTCTAAAAATGCGTGTTATATCCACCTTTCAAACCCCGATGACCGGTTAGAATGGACCCCTGTTTAAACCAACCAATTCCAGTGGCGTTGCCTGCTTGGAGAAAGTACTCCAAGGCCCCAGATATTCCTGGCTATACAGAAGTATCTTCTCTTACACCGATTGTTGGAAAGTTTATGGGGTCCATGCCAGATTCCGAAGGACAACTAAATTCTGACCAGATGTTTATAAAAGTGGTGGATTTTGAAGGGAGCAGGGAATGTGTGATTGAGACGGTTGGAAAGGCAGAGAAAAAGAAAACCAAGGCATTTTGCAAGGTTTCCCATTTACTCGACCCTGTCATGAGTATTAAGAATTATTACGACCATGAAGAAAAGGGTGAGCGTCGTCGCCTGTATAAGTTGAATAATCCTATGAATCAGGCGTATATAGATACACTGGCCAATTATTTGCTGGGACAACTTCGCCAGAGAAATGTCAGCCCGCATTTTTGCCAGTTTTACGGTGGCTGGAAAGCCACGGCAGAAAAGTATCGTTTCAATATTACCGACGAGTTCGAAAGTTACAGGAGATACAAGGATTTCTGGAATAGAAAGAGGGAAGGAAAATTTACCTTACACGTTGAAAAGGATGACTGCTCTGACTGCTCTGAATCAGAGTCTTCTGATGAACTATTCGCAACGCCCAAAAGTTCTCTTCGCTCCACTGCATTCTCCTATTCCTCCTCATCCACATATTCTCATTCTGATGCAAAGAGCCATATTTCTCTTTGTGAAGAAGGCCAAGTTCAGGCGCAAGTGCAAACAACTGTGTTAGAGGAATTGGAAAGTGTCTCCACCTTTGGAACTAGGAAAACAAGTGTTTCTTCCGACTGCTCTCATTGCTCTGGGCCTTCCGATGATTCTGACCACTCAGAAAACGCATACTCCGTATTCATTGAGCTGAAATCGTATCCCGTTATGTTGATATTCCAGGAAGAAGCCGACGGAGTTTTGGACGACCTCCTGGAAGACGACGAGGCAGTGGGTGCTCCCCAGGGAAGTGCAGAATGGGAGGCGCGCTGGACGGCATGGACATTCCAAGTTATCGCGGCACTCTGTGCAGCCCAAGGAGTCCTCGGGTTTACACACAATGATTTGCATACGAATAACATTGTCTGGACGGCAACTGACGATTCATGGCTGTTTTATAAATCCCGCGACGGAACTGTATGGCGTGTTCCCACGTATGGGCGGATTCTGCGTCTGATTGATTTCGGGCGTGCCATATTCCGTGTAGGAGAAGAGTGGTTTATCAGCGACGACTACGAGAGCGGAGGAGATGCCGAGGGCCAGTATAATTTCGGGAGAATCCAGAAGGAAAGAAAATCCGCAATATATCCTAATCCCTCGTTTGACTTGTGCCGTTACGCCGTGAGTATAATGGAAGCCCTCTTTCCAGAAATGCCCATTGAAAATCTGGAAGGGGCGATTCTATCCCAAGAAGGTAACTGGCTGGTAAGAGAGACAGAATCCCCGCTCTGGAATCTCCTATGGTCGTGGTTGCTGGACAAGGACGGTAAAAACGTCCTAAGAGAAGAAAACGGAGACGAGAGATTCCCTGATTTTGACTTGTATCAGCATATAACGGAGAATGTCACGAACGTGAAACCCCAAGACCAGCTACGTCGCCCTATATTCTCCTCTTACACAGTGTCGGCGAAGTCCGTAGGAGATTGGGAGACTATTTATCCTTTGTTTTGTTAGGGTGTTTATGAAAACCATATATTAAGGGTCCAAAGGATTCTTAATTTGTGATTTTGTTAAATAATCTAGAACCGAGCAGGACCTGTTTGTAACTCTACATCGGCGTTTGTAGTTAGGGCGGGGGATTGTGTCAAAGAAGATAATGCTGTAGAAGCAGCTGTTTGGCCTGATGAGAGCAGATTCTGAATAGTGTCGGGCACGAACATATATATCATTGCCGTTAGAAATGCACCAATACAAAAATCACGAATGACCGGCTTTGTGTTAAATTGTTCAGGCTTTGTGCTATATTGTTGAAAGGCACTTGCTGCTGCAATGACTATTCCTCCAATGAGGATGGCAACCCAAAATCCGGATTGAGAACCCTCGCTCATTCTAAGGCGCAGTGATTTTAATCTATGGAATGTAAAACGCGGGACTAGTTTTACATAAGAACTTCATCGGAATCCATCGGGAGAACCTCGTCCATAATTAAGACGGAACCTATTGCATCGTCGTCGTCCTCTTCTCCAGCGAATGGAATATCCTGTATCTCATTATTCTCTAAGTTGTCGGAGTCAAACATAACGTGTTCATTAGAAAATGTAACGGATGGTTTTGTATCTATATAAATCATTGGGGCTTGTACTGCTTGTACTGCTTGTACTGCTTGTGGGACAGACTCCTTTGTAGAATCAGTGGTAGCCTCGAGCACTGGCTCGGCAGCAGGTGCAGGCTCGGCAGCAGGTACAGGCTCCGCAACGGGAGCAGGCTCCGCAACGGGAACAGGCTCCGCAACGGGAACAGGCTCCGCAACGGGAACAGGCTCCGCAACGGGAACAGGCTCCGCAACGGGAACAGGCTCAGCAACGGGAACAGGCTCAGCAACGGGAACAGGCTCCGCAGCAGAAGCAGGCGACGGTCCAGAGGAAGAAGCAAGGCTAGAAGGCTTTTCTTCATCATCCTGCTCTTCCCCATCATCCTCTTCGCCTTCATTCTCATATAAATACTCGCGCAGAATAGACTTTACAGGCAATAATCCACGAATACCCTGTAACACAGATTCCTGGAGAAGAGAAGAAACCTGGCGCAAATTCTTTTGCTTCTCAATGCTATTCGTCTCTGCAAACAAGAACGCATTCGTCCACAGCGTTCTCGCGGAATCCGATAAGACACGGTGTAAAAAATGCTCTATCTTGGGAATAGTTATCTGTAACTTCTTCTGCTTGGTCGTAACACGAATGGCCGATAACACTTTCGTGTGCGCAATAAAAACAGCGGTCAGAAGCTCCTCCAGATAATCACACTTACAGTCCTTCTGAATTTTGTCGGTTTCACGGGCTACCTTATCCTGATTCCAATCCGGGATAGATTGGAGAGAAGTCTGGAAATGCCAGAGGACTTTATTTGCTGCCGGCGATGATGTCTTTGCTTCTTCCAGCAACTCTAGGAAATAAGTCTCTAAGCACGGAACCAGGAAAACACACAGCTGTCTGGTGTATTCTCCTTTTGCCTCTCCATATACAGAAATATCTGAAGCATCCATTTTTCTATGTTTCCTTCTGTTCATTTATATTCGTATTAACCGCAGCGGCAGCCGCTGCCAAATTCTTCAAATGAAACAAATGCGCCCAGGCGGAAGAGCCAGAGCCAACTTGTTTCAAGGCAAACAACGCCTCTTTCCACAAGGCCCCTTTCAAGAATTCTTGTATGTGTAAAATGGGTTGTTGGGAAGACAAAAACAAATCACGAATAGACATCGTGGCATCGGAACAAACAGAATCTACTTCACCGATTTTCGCAACCTGAATCTGTTTCCGAAATGACAATAAATTACTACATTGTTTCCATTCACATCTGGATTGAATGGCGGGAGTAATACGCTGAGGGTCGCGGCATTCCAGGATACATTGAACGGGCTGCGAAACCGTTTCCAGAATTCTTCGGAGAAATGCTTGTGCTTCAGGAGTCAGGTCGTCGGCACCCTCTATCCATACAAACAGCGGCTCTTGACTACGCACCTGTCTGTGTAGAGATTCACGGCCTTCTCTAAGCGTTCTATCGGTTCTCGCATTCCAATGATATAATTTATGCCTGGATTGCTTGACTTGAGAAAGAATCCACGTTGTTTTCCCACAACCTGGAGGTCCATATACTAACCACGCCGGCTGCGGCATCTTCGCTATAACTGTGTAAAAGGGTGTATTTAGACCTGGTTTCCTACTAGGAACGCTGAGGCTGGTTCTGACGCAGAGGAGCGGGATGTTCCCCCGTAGAAAAAATATATGGTAAGAAAAACCATGGGTCTCCAAAACGATTGTGCGGATAGATTATATTTGCTGTTTCATCCGTTAAAAAACGTTTGAATATATCTTGGTCTTTGCCGTGTAGATTTGCAGCAAGTTCGATAGAATACTGGGTTGCAAAGATACGCCAGGCATTTCTGTCGCCGGCTAAAACGGTTCCCCCAATTATATTTGCTATACCAAGACATGTGATTTTGCCCGGCATTATATACTTGGGGGTATGTTCAAAAGAGCCAGGCCGACCTGGCTCACGAAAACAACCTATATCGCACCACACGTAGATAAGTGCTTGATATAACCGCATTGCTTCCAGAACAAAATCGGGCTTCGTTGCCCAAATGGCGTATAACTCAGGGGAATGTATATGACGCTCAGGGTCCGTTAAATGCCAAGCACGCCATTTCTCCATTTGTTCGGCAGACATCATTGGGAAAGAGGAGAATTCACGGACCACTAATCGAACATTCGACCCTGCTAAAATTCTAAACTCGGCTTCCATTTCTGGGGGGCAAAAACATATTACGGGGGCCGTTACGGCTCGAAAGAAATTCGTATACCAGATTCTATACTCTCCTGTGCTATGTTTTGATTTAGTCAGTGGGTAATATGCAGTGACAATGCAAGCCATCTACGCTATATATTTATGCGGGGTTTAGACTGATTGGTTAGTCTAGAATGCCAAATTGTCTAAAGATAAATTTAATATACTATATTAATATGGGTGCTTCTTTTTCATTACGAACACCTGTGAATTCCAGTAGTTGGGAAAGTGTGTTTGAAGAAGGACAACGGTTGGAAAAGGCGTTCGTGGAGAACACAGATAAAAGGCAAATGATTTATAGGCAATGGTTGACTATAAAACAATGGCTTTACACGATGGCGGGCGATAATAAGGAGAAGGTGGCTTCTGTGAGGTCGTTAGACGAAACGTTTCAACAATACAATAAGACTTGTTTATATCCTATATTCGAAGAGCCATTTTTAGACTGAGCTTTTTGGAGGAATCCAGAAAAGTAAGGTGAAGTGCAAAATTTAAAAACTCTCACCGATTATGCTAGGTTATTCTTAGATAAATAAACATTTTAAACCAGCACTAGAAATTCTTTTCTTAGACCAACGGGCATTTCTAAACAAGTTTCAAGGCCGTTTTACCGTAAGTGCCGTCATTACGGCCGACCCTTAGGGAAGGTGAGTTTTGCGTTGTGCCCGTTTGAAATGTCCAGCAGTCTAAGAGCCTGTAGAATTTATTTATAATAGTAGAATATAGAAATGGATAGTATCGAAGTAAGTGGCGGTCTTTATGTTTCAAAAGGTTCACATGTTCAATTAACGGAAAATGCTAAAAATATTCCATTAATGATTGATGGTGAGCGCCAGTTAACTCCTGAAGGGCAGGAAATAAAAAAGTATAGTGAATTAATGAAGGATATGGTTGGACAACATTATGATTATTTATTAGTAATGCATATAAATAATACAAGATCTAAGAAGATCACCGTCAAAATACCTTATGATGTTACTGGGTCATATGATATTCATGAACCTACGGATTTGAAATGCACAGATAACTGCTATATCCCTCGCCCACAGACCCCTCCTGCTCTCCCATACAATCAAAGATTTTTTAACGGCAGCACGCACACGGGCCAGAGCAGTCCCAACACTGCGGATCCGTTGAGCCCAGCAAGGTGGGGGAGAAGATTCAAGCGAACTCGCAGAAATAATCGGAAACGCAAAACCAGGCGTTCCTCCAATCGCAAGTAAAAACACTCGTTTCAAGAACCAATCCAGAAACAAATGATTTTTTATAGAAGACCCACTTTACGAAAACAACTTCGCATCGTGCTCCGCGTTACGCCTTAAACTTTGCATCAACGGATTGGAATCCGTTGCTTCAATTATTTCCCGCTCAATACGGAACGTCGACTTGGGAGGCGCACGGTATTTCACGCTGCCAATGTCAGCCGAGCCAGGGCCCAGGTCTAGACTACGGTTCACAGCCGGCGCACGGTCGTTTATGATATCCACATCCAGCTTCTTGGATGTCACATTCGGCTCGTCGCCCTTGAACACCTGGATATTACCACCCGCCAACTTACGGCCCTTGGAAATCTGCTGCTTATTCGGATTGAGGCGCATATTATATGCAAACGTGTGATTCATGTGACGCTCATGTGCCGCCTTCGGTCCTCCCGTATAGGCCGACTTTGCAGAAATCTGTGCTTTCTGGGTGGGACGAGCAATATCCGCGGGGTCATATGCCTTCAGACGAGTCGGTCCATCCGCCGGTGCAGCAATGCCGAATCTGTCCAGGAAAATCGTGCCTTCCTTGACCGTCGTGCGCGCAATATCATTCGGGTCCCAGACAGTAATAGCCGGCGCACCTCCAGCGTATCCCGTCGCCACGCCCGCCTGCTGGATATTGCCAATCGTCTCTCCACGACGAGTGGGGCGAGATTCGTCCTCAAAATGCGTCGTCACCGCCCCCGCCTCTGCAGGGCTCAGATTCAGACCCTGTCCACGCTCGCTCGTGAAATAACGCTCATTGGGGCGCACCTCATACGACTCCTTGCCGAAATCGTCATTCTCCGCCTTCATATTATACATACTCGCATCGGCATTGCGATAGCCAGCACCGCCAAATTGCGTGGCCATCGGCTTCCGATAACTTCCCACCACGTAGTTCATTCCGAAATCCTGACTCGCTCCAGCACCGTGGTATTCCACACTCGTCTCTTGGCGCGCCGTATCAGGCATGATTTGCACAGGGCGATTCGTCTCCTTCTGGAAAGCGCCTTGGCCAGCGGCACCGAAACGCTCGCCATTCTCGTCAATATAGAAGCCGTCAGGGCGGTATTTGCGCACTTCTCCTGCATTTTCCGCCGACTTTCCAATGAATTGCTGGCCAGGAACAACCGGCGTATTATAGCTCAGCTTGGGATTGGACGCAACGCGCAAATCATCGGTGCGACGAATATTCTTGATCATAATGTCATTCACCTCAATTTGCTGGAATCCGCCCTTGCCCGTTGAGCTGAATCCCTCGCCCACACCTGGCGCAACCTGGACCGGCTCAAACGGACGCTCACCAGCACGATTGCGAGGGTCATTGATACGGCTTTGGACGAAATCGGAAGAAGATTCCATGCCATACACATTTCCGAATGCCGTCTGCGTATTGTCAAACATCTGCTCCACTTCCTTCTTGCGTATTTGCGTCGTTCCGCTGCCCGTGTATGCATCCAAATATCCAGAATTCGCGCCAGGGTTTACATTCTGACGAACACGGCTTCCGAAATACGGCTGCATGTTGTTGTGGACGAAGTCGGCCGACTTCATCTTGCGCCCAGATAAGGCACTCACAAAGTCGTCGCCGGCCACATAGCTAGGAGTCTCTTCAATGCCTGCAGGATTCATCATCACGTCGGGAGTGGCGGAAGTAATTCCATCGGCGGGGCTCGCCATCTCATCAAGGCTCAGCGGACTTACCTTGCTATTTGCAGGCTGGGTGCTTGATACGACATTGCCGGGTAGATATGTGAGTTTCCCTCCCAACGAATTCGGCTGCGAGTTCAATGCGCCACGTCCCATCAAATCGTTATACATGATATCCAGTTGCGGATTGGGCCCACGCAAGCTAGAGGCTAGATTCGATACATTTCTCTGTGTCTGGTTAGCAAATGCCTCTTTTACACCTATTCCAGGCCTTGCAACCGGATTCGCACCAGGGTTTCTTGTAGGATATACAGGCGCTGGCGCTGTCTGTTTTGCCAAGACAAAGCCAGCGGCTCCTAGAATAGCTAGTGCCGCTAATTCCATACTATTAATGTGTGCGACATTTCGCTTTATCTAACGCCCTTGAGGGTATGAAAAAATCAAAGGGCGTTTCAAAAGTGTCTTGAGGATTGTGTAAGAGGGTTTGCCAGCGATTCCAGCCCTTGGATCTCAGTGTGCAGGGAGGATTGTTCAGACGATTGAAATTCAGGGGGAACACTTCATCAGCGGAGTGCTCCAGTGGCGTATTATTCATCTCGTTTTTTGCAGGGTTATAGAGCAATTCATCGGCGCGCCATTTGGTGGGGGGGCGGCCTACTCCCATTAAATCGGATTCGACGTCGGTTTTCCATTGACCTGCCGGCCAACTCGCGCCAGCTTTCTGTATGCGAGTGGTGGCATTCACGGGGAATGTATTAGGGCAGTTCGTATGCGGGGTGAACGCATAACGACCGGCGTATGTGGAAATTCTAGAGTCATCTGCCTGATGAACGTCGTCCCATTTTCCACGAGTAAAAGCGCTCTGTCGGGGCGTGCTCATTCTAAAGCAAGCCGCGAAGTTATGTCTGCGCATGCGATTATTGTTTCTCAGGGCGAACACACATTTGTAGGGTCAGGGGCTCAGGGGCCAGGGTCGCCGGATATGCCCACATCTGTGATTGTTTCAACGGTGTTGCACAAGGCGTTATGCTGACCTTTCCGTATTGCGGGGAATTGCGTGTAATAGTGGCATTTGCTGACTCGGACGGCTTGTGTTGCCGAGAGGGGCAGAAGGTGTTCGGGCGAGTGATTCCTCTCAAATCCGATTCAACGTCCACCTGGGTGGGGCGGCCATTATAGGGCACCTCGTTGCCGCCGACAATGCCCAGCATGTGTTGCGATGGCTTCTGGTGCTCATTTACTACGTTCAGCAAATCATAGGCTTGGGGATTTTCCTTTTTCACCCAGCTCGCAGCCGCCGACAAAGGCTCCCATGATTCTCCAAAGGCACTCATTTGATTTTACGTGTGAGAATAAATTTAACAATTCACATCACGAATATAAGCACGGCTGGGAATTCCGCCACGAATCCAGCCATTCGCCGCCACCTCCTCCACCAGGTGCTTCGGCGACTGGATATTCTCACGCACCGTCTTAATTAGCGGCTCAAATACGCCGTCAAATCCCGTCTCCGAAATCGTGCCGCACTCGGCACCCTGGCGCACCTGCTCGGAGTGCATCAACATAGACTCCACGTCAGAGTTGCCACGACCAGTGCCCATATACGGCACCGTCAGGAAAGGGCGGGCCTGCGCACGGATGAGGCAGCGGTTATTCTTGAACTCAGGCTGATTCTTTAACACAGACTCCGCATCAATCTCGGCATTGTTCGCCCCGAAACCCTCACGGGGATAGACAACGGGATTCTGCATGGACAGAGGATTCACACTTCTTGCGTCGGGAACAAGATTCATCGTATTATATCTGCCAGGGCCCACGGATTGGGAGTAATAAGAAGTGATGCCGCACGCATCGTCTCGGGTGTGTGTTAGACGATTGATGTCCATTCTCTTCTTCTACAGTTAAATAGAATATTGCCGAGTATGGCATTTCTTCGCTCTCAAGCACTTACCAAGAAATTTTGCTCTTGTGAGAAAAAGGTGCGGCGAACTCTGAAAAAGGGACAAAAGAAATATGCCGTAGGCATTTGCGTCAAGTCAGTTCTACAAACCCGGGGAAAGACGTTGAAACGTTTCACATGTCGAGGTAAGACTCCACGTGTGATAACCCAGAGGATAATCAAAAAAACAATCACAGATTCAACCAAGGCATAACCGCCCCTTCTGAGCCGCCATAGCACGCCATGGGGTTTCCTTCCTTGCACGTTTTTCCAGGAATCTTGTATAACCAATCTTGGTAAGAGGCCTGGTCATTCGGGATTGTCGTGACAGGAGCAGTTATGAAAAGACGCTGACTCTGTGTCTTTCCAAACACATCGGTAGGATCATTATACCACTGTGTTCGGAACATGGCATCTAGTGCAATCTTATTCTGCGTCGTCGTAATATCGGGCGCTGCACTGCGTGTCGGGGCATAGGCATACTCGTCGACCATCACATTATGAAAAGGATTCTTCACGCCCCGCTGCGTCTCGCTTTGAATCGGTAAAGGCAGTGTCGCCGCATTACCGGGCGTTCCAGTATTATTCATATTCGTGATATTGTTGGAAAATCCTTCATTGCCGCTTACCCCCTTACCGCCTCTAGTAATATCCGTCCCCCCTCGGAATTTCTCCACCTTGCTGAGGGCCATGAACGTGGGAATAAGAATCGCTGTGCCTAGCACTCCTGAAACCACGGTGGCCGACTTGTATTGTGTAAAAGAGGATATCGTTGCCCCTACGAGGAGAAACACCAGATATACAATCACCACCTTATTGACGAGCTCACTGACACAGCGCGCATCTGAAGTCCAGGCCTTGAATATATATCTGGGGTCTTCCCATACATATGGATGACACAGCGGAAGAGACATCTCTTCTATCTGTCATCTGCCTCTATTTCTTGCCATTCTTCCTGGCTTCCAACTTCTTTCTGAGGCGCTCCTTGACGATGTTCAGGCGATTCTCGGGCTCGCGGTTAGTCGCACGAGCAACATCGGGGTCGTTGAAAGCACCGAATGACTGGCGGAAGGACTCCATCAGCTCGACGAACTGCGGGTTTTCGCTGAAGGTCTTCATCAGCTCCTCCGCCTCGGCGACCAGCTCCGAGGGGCGGATTGCACCGGATTGAATCTTCGACTGAATCTTCTTCGTCAGCTTGCCAATCGTGTTCTGGAGGGCTGCGGGGTTCTTCGTAAGAAGCTCCATGATGATGCCGAGGGCTTTCGTGGGGTCATTGCCGGCGGATTCCATGGTGGCGGGGTCAATGCCAAAATCCTCCATTTTTAGCTCCTTGACAATCTCCTCGGCGAGTCGGGCAATCTGGCCATTCATGAACTTCTCGGGCAGCTTGGGGAAGCCGTCGGTGGAAGAAGAGCCAAAGAGGCCGGCGATTTTGCTGCTGATGTCGGAAAAGTCTAGGTGCTTCATCTTCTCCTTCATGTCGTCCATCATCGTCTTCGCCCAGTCGGCCGTCCAGCCAGCGGAACCTCCAGGCACGTCGCCTGCCTTGCCCTCGTCCATCAAAAAGGTGAATGATAACACAGTCATATGTTCTTGGATGGCCTTCTTGGACCTCGTTGAGATGGTTTCCCATAGAGCCTGGGGTATCACCACACCGGGGAGAACGAGGCCAGGACACTTGGTTGCGTCCCGAGTCGGAGAGCAGGAAGGAAGAACCTGCTTCTTAAACTCCGACTTCCTGACTTCGGTGTCAAGGCGGATGGCCGCCTTGATTTGCGTCTCCAGCTCGGGGCAAGTCGCCAGTAAATCGTTTGCAAACTCCACGTACTTTGTGTCAAAGATAATGTCCATGGATGCCATTGTATTCTATCTATGGGTAATTCCCTTTAGCCATCGGATAGATTTGCGCAGATGAGATTATTATTTCGTGGTCGCCTTATCGGCCAGGATAACCAGGACCTTCAGATGATTCCACACGGCACGTTGATTCGCCTCTGACATAGTGTCCCAGTGCTTGTCGAAAATGGAAAGAGCCGGCGAGATTTCGTTGAATTGTGTCTTAATGATGGACCGAGCATAGAGAATTACCTTCTCCTCTTCTTCAGCCATAATCTCGGCGGAAAGGGGCTTCTTCACATTCTCCACGAACAAATCCAAGATAAGTCGGGGGTTGATTTTCTTAGCACCCTGGATTGCTTCCAGCCCCATTTTAATCTCGCGCTCCTCGGGGAAAGTCGCAACAAGATCCTCGAAGAATCCCACGAGTTTGGTACAAAATAGGCCAAGGACACTGGGTGCAGACATCTCTTCCCTCTTTCTGGTATTATGGAAATCGCTTTAGATTATAATTTGGCCGCGGCTGGGGGTTCTGCCCTTACTGGCTCACTGCCTTGCAGGAGGCATTTTCATGCCTGCATCACGGTTTTGTTTATATAAGTCGAGCTGCTGGTCAAACATCTTCTCCTTCTTTGACCTAGTTCCCGTGGATCCTGATATAGCATTTCCACTTTGTCTATCTCCAGGCGTTGCGCCGCCATTCAAAAATCCGAATGCGCCTGGAATAGTTGCCCCGCCGTTCCCCCCCGTAGATGTATCTGAATCTACGAAACTGTACATGGAACTTCTATATCCGCCCATTTCATTGCCTACCCATGATTCAGGCTCTCCGCTAATCACGGCAGCTGAAGAAGAAGCTGCAGCTGCAGGAGGCGGACTCTTCGGCATATCCCTCATTTTGCGCTCATATAGCCAGTTCATCACCTCCGTATCCGTCTTAATCGGCTCCTTATCCCCGTCAATCACAAGCGTCGGCACTTGTTTCAGCCACTTCGGCAGCTGCGGTCTAGAGGGCGAAGGATCAACGCAAATAAACTGGAATTCAGGCGCCCATCCCGTTTTCGCCAACTCTTCTAAAAATGCCTTTGACCACTTATCCTTGTTGCTGTAAAAACATATATGCCTCTTACTCATTTTATCTGTTGAATAGGCCGCCAAAATGCCCCATGGGGGAAACGCACGTATGCGATTCCCGCCTAAAATTGAAAGCCGGGGGGACTTAATAGAGGAAGTCTCAAATGGCCGCTTTAGGAGATAGTGTCTTTCAGAATCTGGAGCAGGTGGATGAGAAGACACTGAAGTTCACGATGAGTCCTGTCGTGGTTACGTATGCTAACACTCTTCGTCGCGCCGTTCAGACGGAGGTGGAGGTTCTCGGGTTTCGTGCGGATATGCTGGAGGATGGTAGCACTGCCGATGTGAAGGTTCTGAAGAACACGACCCCGATGTCCAATGAGATGTTGGCCGATAGAGTGGGGCTGCTTCCCATTCAGATGCCCGCCGGCTCTGGCTGGGAGAAGGAGTCGGTGCTCTTTCGGCTTCGTGTGAAGAATGAGACGGATTCGGTGAGGCTGATTACTGCGTCCGACTTTGAGTGTCTGAAGCTAGTGGAGGACGGCGAGAGAAAGATGATTCCCAACACGCAATTCTTCCACCCGAATCCGGTAACCGGCGAGACGTGTATTATTGCGGTGCTGAAGCCCATGGCAGAGGGCCAGGAGCCCGAGGAAATTCATCTGGAGGCGTATGCGAGCATGGGCAAGGGGCGTGAGCATGCGCGCTTCAATCCTGTGGCACAGTGCGCATATTCCTATACTCGGGACGACGATGCAGGGCGTATCAAGGAGATGTGGCAGCGTTGGCTTATCGATCAGAAGAAGGTAGACCCGAAAGAGCTGGAGAAGGATACGGACAGGAAGGGGATGCTGGAGCGTGAATTCCGGAGCTTGGAGATTTATCGGTGTTTCAAGATGGACGCCGACGGTGAGCCTTATAGCTATGATTTCACGGTGGAGACGGTTGGTTGTATGTCCGTGGATAAGATTGTCCTGGATGCACTGAACGCCGTTGCCACCCTCTGTGACAAGTATGCCGCCCTAGATTCGGGCGATTTGCCCGACAATGTGGATATTCGGCCGGCGGATGCGCGCATGAAGGGATTTGACGTCTGGTTCCAGGCCGAGGACCACACCCTCGGCAACCTCCTCCAGACGTGGCTAGATTCCAACACGTTAGATGCAGGAGAAATCACCTTCGCCGGCTACAAGGTGCCCCATCCCCTTCGTGATGAGATGGTCCTCCGAATTGGCGTAGAGGACGGCACGGAGAAGACGGCACGCCTTGCCATTGCCCAGGCGGCCAAGGGCTGTGCTGATATGTTCCGCGGCTGGGCGGCACAGTGGTCTGGCACGGCGACGACGGCTGGGGTCAAAACTCCAGTGTTTGAGGGCGAGGCCAAGACGGTGTGGCAGGCACACGCCGATGTGAAGGGGAAGGACGCTAAGGCAAAGCCTATGGCTAGGCCGCAGGGCAAGTGAGCCCACTAAGCGGCAGGCCAAGTAAAATAGCACTATATAATAAAGGATGCGCAACTTATTAAAAAAGAAGGAAGTTAGGCAAATTCTGATCTTAGCGGTAATTGCTTTTTTAATCTATTATTTCTATCACTTGTTATTGTATATTTTGTTTTACTATAGGGTTCATTACGCAAAATTATATACATCTGATAAGTATATTACTGAACCGGTTGCTGAAGAAGATTCAAAAACAATAACATGGATGGTTCATAAATATGTCCCTGACCATAATGCCGGCTCAGAATGGATGGCGCATGCTATTAATATGTATTTAATAGGGAATCAGTCCTATTATGTGAATGTATTGGTAAATAGCTCATCTGTACATGAATTTGAGCGTGTTCATATCATAAAAGACAATAATACAAAACTCGTTGAATCTGCTATTACACATTCTTCAGTATTACTCACACATCATACAATGATGACATCGGCAGTATATACTGGGATGAAAGCTAAACGCCCAGTTGTCATTTTAATGCACGATCCTGACCAAAAGGCGTATTTACAGGAATTTGTAAGAATTTCTTCAAAGAATATATATTTAATAAATAATAGCTATTGGCTCAAGGAATACTATTCTCAATTCAATATACCTTCCATTGTTATCTATCCTCCGGTGTATTGGAAGGAGTATAATGTTGAAACGAGCTGTGAATTTGTCACACTCATTAATTTGAACGAAAATAAGGGCGGTCATATTCTCTATAAAATCGCTAAGGCGATGCCGGATGTCAAGTTTCTTGGTGTAGCAGGAAGTTACAATAATCAGATTATTATAAAAGGTCTCCCCAATTTAACCTATATGGAAAACACTCCCTATATTCAAAGTATCTATGCCAAGACCGATATTCTGCTTGTCCCTTCTAAGCAAGAATCTTGGGGTCGTGTGGCAATAGAAGCAATGTCTAGCGGCATCCCTGTGATTGCCCATCCTACCCCTGGACTTCTGGAGAGTTGCGATTCCGCTGGCATTTTCTGCGATCGCAACAATATCTCGGCCTGGGTAAAAGAGATTCGTCACCTCAAGGAAGATGCCGCTTGGCGTAAGCAGGTTTCTGAGAAATGTCTCGCACGTGCACAGAATCTTGATCCAAATGATCAACTGGATAAAATGGCGACATGGTTATCCAATATAAAGTGGAGGGATTAATTAATAGGCTGTAATTAAATACTTAGCATATACAAATACTCCAAGAATAACAAGAATATTCATAATGGTTACTTTTTTATTATATAAACTAGACTCTTGTATAAATCCTTCTAAGGATTTTTCCGAGTGCATAAATTGCGAAAGGACTTTAGTAGATTCAGAAAAAAACCCATCATAATTAACTTCACTATTTGAAATACTGTTCATGCCTGCTCGTTGTGTAGCAATATGTGGCGAAGTACATATAAGCCTTATAGAAGGTCCATCTCTAAATAAAACATCAATTTGTATTTTAGAATTAGTAAGGCCTTCTATTAATTTATCGTAGGAAGAGCTTACATATAAACAAAAATGTGTGGTATATCCTTTCATTTTGAATAATGGAGGGGAATATTGAATAATTGAAACATCTTTTATAAAGGTGGGTCCACCAAGAAAAACATCATACTCATTCTTTATAGTCCAAAGAGATGGCAGTAATTCGTTAAAACGCTTTAGTGAATCTGGTTTAACTACGCAATCATCCTCTAACACAAGAACCCAAGGATAATTACGTTTTTTTGCTTCATTAATAGCCTTTAAATGTGAATTAAGACACCCTTTCCACCCCGGTGATTCTTTAACTGCCGATATACGTTCTAACGACGGCCACCCCTCAAATTCTTTTTGAATTTCACTCCAACGGTCGGGTCTATCATCAAGATTTATAACCAGAATCGGTGGGAACTTCATCTACTATATATTCATATAATAATTTCATCTTATAGAGTAATGAAGATGTATGGTCTTCCTAGTGAAATAGTCCCAAGATAAAAATATACTCTATAGAATAGATATGAGATCAATAGATTTGGTAATCTCATACTATAAAGAAGATTTAGATTGGTTAAATGACTATAAGCATATAACCTTTCGTAATATATATATTTATGCTAAAGGGCCAACCACACCCACTATTCATTTTCCACATACAGTAGTTAAATTAGAGAATATTGGCAGAGAGAGCCATACCTACCTATATCACATTACAAAGAATTATAATGATTTGGCTGATATAACTGTTTTTACAACAGGTTCTTCTTCAATAGAGTATAAGAAAAAGAAATTAAAATTTATTATTGACAAGTCATTAGAAACAGAAACATCTGTATTTAAAGGCACACGTTCCACAAACGTAAGAAATGATAATTATGACTTTATTCTTGATTCTTATGAGTCAACACATGTAAATAATAAAGAAGGCGATGAGGCAAAAATAATTAAACAATCTCATATAAGACCATATGGGAAATGGTATGAAAAAAATTTCCCGGATATTGATATAGATCTTATAAATTATTGTGCAATATTCTCAGTATCTAAAGAACATATTCACCAGCACAAAAAAGATTATTACATGAATTTATTATACGAGCATCCAAGGCATTCTAATCCAGAAGTAGGTCATTATTTTGAACGTTCCTGGGTAGCAGTATTTCATCCAATTCCTAAAAGATGTCTATATTATGATGATACTATACAAGAGCCATTTGTTGATTCTATACCTAAAATTAATATATATTTAATAGTACTTGTAATCACTATATTAATCCTAGCGATTCTAGTAAGATATTATAAAAGCGTATTAAAGATAATAAACAAGTCTATTGAATACTTCTTGGGAAGAATTTTGCGGGGCTTCTAAGAGTCATACCGTCATATTCACGGGACCGATTGACCAATTCTTTAAAGATAAGGGCCTTGCTGCTCTTGAATACAGGTCTATTAACTTTGAGTGGTCTTGGATTAAGAAGAACGGTTACTTTCAGCCAAATTATGTCGTAAATTATCCATCGGCATCAAATCGGCATACACGCTGTGTCGAATATAAACACTTTTTACACCAGCCGAGCGAATGGACGATTTTATCCAAGGAAACAACCACAGATGTTGGAGAGCCGTATTATCCTGTCCCAACTCAGGCAAATAGGACGCTATACGCAAAATATCTTGAACTAACTAAGGGGACAAATGTTCATTTTATTGGACGTCTTGCCACGTATAAATATTTCAATATGGATCAGGCAATTCGTGCTGCCTTGGATTATTACAGAACCCACCTAAAATCTAAAGTGTAAATACTTGCTATATAGTCGTATATAAGAATAAATTTAAGTTATTCTTATATACTATACTTTAATTATATCTCCTCAGAGGCCTTAATCCACCTCTTCAATCTTAGGTCCAGGACCTGCGGATGCGGAACCTGTGGTTTCAGTCGTGGTGGAAGGCTTGAAATCTGCCGCAGCGTCCTGGTACAGCTTCATCATCGTCGGCTGAAGCTTGTCCGTATACTCCTTCTGCTTCTCTGCATACACCTCCTTGCCCTCCTCCTGGTGGTCAGAAAGCCAGCTGATGCCCTCCTCCACAACGGCTAGGGCCGTCGTCGCCTCCTCACCCAGCTTCTCCTTGACCTTCTCCTCATTCAGAGAATTGCGGGCGTTATACAGATACGACTCCAGCTGATTCTTCGCCTCCACACGCTCAAACAGCGCCTTGTCCTCGGCCTCGTGCTTGGCCGCCTCCTGAACTAGACGCTCCACCTCGTCCTTGGATAGACGGCCCTTGTCGTTCGTGATGGTAATCTTCTGCGACTTGCCCGTGCTCTTCTCAGCCGCGCTCACATTGAGAATACCGTTGGCGTCCACATCGAAAGTCACCTCAATCTGGGGAACACCACGAGGCATCGGCGGAATGCCCTCAAGCTGGAACTTGCCCAGGAGATTGCAGTCACGAGTGAACTGGCGCTCACCCTCATACACCTGGATGAGAACACCAGGCTGGTTGTCGCTGTACGTGGAAAACGTCTGACTCGCCTTCTTGGGAATCGTGGAATTGCGCTTAATTACGGGAGTCATAATGCCCCCAGCCGTCTCTAGCCCCAGGGAAAGAGGCGCAACGTCCAGAAGAATGATATCGTCCGTCTTGTCCCCAGACTTGCCGCCGCCCGTCAGAATGTGCGCCTGTACCGCCGCCCCATAGGCCACTGCCTCGTCAGGATTCACGCTGTCATTCAGTTTCTTGCCGCCGAAATACGACGAAACCAGCTCGCGAATCTTGGGAATGCGCGACGAGCCGCCCACCATGATAATCTCGTCAATCTGGTTCTTGTCCAGCTTGGCGTCCAGGAGAAGGCGGTCAAGAGGGGCGACCGTGCGACGGAAAAAGGAGTCGCACATACTCTCAAACTTGGCGCGAGTGAGCACCGTCTGAAAATCCAGGCCATCCGCCAGACTGTCGGCCTCGATGGTGGCCTGGGTTGCAGAGCTTAGTGTGCGCTTGGCACGCTCGCACACCGTGCGCAGACGACGGAGCGCCTTTGCATTGTTTGAAATGTCCATCTTATGCTTCTTCTTGAACTCCTCCACGCAATAAGAGACAAGGGTGTTGTCAAAATCTTCTCCCAATTTGTTATCGTAAGGCTCTTTATCCTTACTTCTTATGGTTTCCCATAAGTTCAGACTATATCTTCTAGTTTATAAAACTAGGGACCCATTCGTGGTCATTTCTCCATAATGCTAAAGCACCGTAGGTTACTTTGACTAGTCGTTGAACCTTCATCTCCTTTCGTAAGATGCTTGGCTGCGGATTGCCCATTTCAGGTTATATTTTATATAACCTTCATTTGCCACCTTTTTACCATACCGCCAATGATTACTTGGCGCCACCTTCTCTGTCACCAGGAAGGTTTGGTAGTGAATTGTCTATAAACTGTTTGACCATTTTATCCTGGTTCTCAATCACCTCGGAAATGATTTTTGAACCTTTGCTCATATTCTCTTCTGCCCAACAAGGCCTTAAATTTTTCCAGCTAAAACATTTTGCAACATCTTCTGAATTTGTCAAGTCAAATGAAACACAAGGTGTTACATGATCAATATGCCATAATCCCATATTATCCCACGACATTTCTTCTTGGAATTGAAATTCAATCCATTGTTTCAATGTATCATATGAACATCCAATGTATTCATATGTTTTATTATTCTTTCGCATTGAACATTCTTTCAAAGCAGATTTAATACGTGCACATAGCCGCTGTTTAACACGAAACTGAATATTTTCTGAACGCCTTTTCCATTTGGCTTGAAGTTTTTCTTTGTTTTTTTCGCAATATTTCTTTTCTGAAAGTTTCTGCTTTTCTTTGTTCCATTTACTTGGTTTTTGACATTCTTTACACCGATGAAAATGCTTATCTTTGGATTTAGAACATGTTCCAAACTCTGTTAATTTTTTCAATTTATTACAAGTATTACAAATTTTAGTTTTGTGTATGTCGGTTATTATAATATCCTTAGACTTACGAAATGAATTGTAGCATTTTCTACAAGTATTACACAATCCATCAGATGATGTATTTCTTCTATTAAATTCTTCTTTTTTTAATGTTTTATTACATTTGTTACATATTTTCGTTTCCACAAAGTCTAGTCTATTCTCATTTAATATAACAGTATTGTTCCTGTTTTCTTTTGTTTGTTTATATTTACATGTTTTACAGACATTTCTTCCAACATCAAAACATTCCACGTTGCATTCTTCTTGACATTTCTTGCATTTTTTCATTCCGAGGTAGTTTCTAATAGTGGTCAAACTAATTTAAACATCTTTCAACTTTAGGGGTTTCCCGCAATTAAAGTCCTTTATTCTCGGCAGAGGAAGGCTTTATTAAAAAGCCGAAACCAAAAGTTTACCGAGATGCGTGTCCCCCGCCGTCGCCTTCACCTCAAAAACACCATCGTCCAGGGTGAGAACGCTCAAGTCGTGGGTGCCACCGCCGCAATCGAAAATCAGAACATTCTTCTCACCCGCATCCTTGCCGAGGCGGTCAAGGCCATACGCCAGGGCGGCGGCGGTGGGCTCGTTGATAATGCGCAGCACATTCAGCCCAGCAATCGCACCTGCATCCTTCGTGGCCTGGCGCTGGGAATCGTTGAAATACGCCGGCACCGTCACAACGGCATCACGCACAGTCCCGCCCAGAAACGCCTCTGCCGTCGCCTTCATCTTCTGGAGAACCGCCGCACTAATCTCCTCAGGAAGGAACTGGTGCTTCTCGCCCTTCCACTCCACCTCCATCTTCGGCTTACCGCCCACATCCACAACGGCAAAAGGCCAAAGCTTCTTCTCGGTCTGGACTACCTGGTCATCATACTTACGGCCAATCAGACGCTTGGCATCGAACACTGTGTTAGAGGGATTAGATGATGCCTGGGACTTGGCCGCGTCGCCAATTAGACGCTCCTCTGGCGTGAATGCCACATAGGAAGGAGTCGTGCGATTGCCCTGGTCATTCGCAATAATCTCCACACGCCCATTCTGCCAAACACCCACACAGCTATACGTCGTCCCGAGGTCAATACCAATCGCGGGCATAGACATCTCTTAATGCGTTTTATTAGCGCCCAAGTTTTAGGCCAATGGAGGAGAGGATGTTCATTTATACCACCCTTTTTACACTCGCGGGGAAAGTGCCAAAGGATAATAAATACATCCCCATGTTCTATATATGGTTTTCGTATTTGAAAAAATATGCAGGCCTGGGTCCTGGAGATACTGTGGGAGTTATTATTGACGATGCTACGCTAGACTATTTTAATAACGACGATAACCCGTATTTTTCGTATATTGCCAAGGATATACCCTTTGAATTACAGCTATCTATAATGCCTACACCGGCGACTTTATTGGCTGGATGCGCGGAAAGATATAATATGAAGCATTTTTCTAATTTTACGAATCATGATATATGCTTATATACAGATATAGATTGCTTATCTATAAGAAATATTCACCCGTTGTTTAAAGAATTTGATACAAAGCAAGAATATTTATTTATCATTGCTGAAGTGGATGAAGGAATGACAAATATGAACTATGGAGGGAATTTTATAGAGGGTTGCCCTATTGCAGAAAAAATGCACGGATTTTCTTCTGGATGGTTTGCTTGGACTTGGGGAGAGGGTTTTAAAGGAGAGGCTACTAAAGAATTCTTTGAAAATGTGTCAAAGAAATTGGTGGAGTATTCAGGGGAGCCCTTGTATACCGTTGACCAGCCGTTTTTCAACTACGAGATTTACTTACGGGCATCTGGAAAACTAATGGGAAAATCTAGAATAAAAATCTGTATAATGGATTCAAAGATAGTAACTCTCAATCCATTAGTGTCTGACCCACGCCTAGCTGATTCGTATTTCGCAAATTTCTGTGGACAGCCTGGCGTAGAAGATTGTCATTTTTATAAATTGCTGACATTTATGTGCGTGGATTTTTCTTCCTCTAAGGCTTAGGCGCCCTAGGCCTCGTCGTCCTCGGCCTGTGCATCGGCATCCTCGGCCTGTGCATCGGCATCCTCGGCCTGTGCATCGGCATCCTCGGGCTGTGCATCGGCGCCCTCCTCTGCTTCAGCAGCAGGGGCCTCCTCTGCTTGGGCAGAAGGAGCAGCAGCAAGAGGCACACGGTCACCCTGCATCAGCTTCATCTGCTCGTCTAGGGGTAGGTCATTCACATACTGCACCACCCGCTGCTTCAGAATCGGCACGACCTTGTCCGCCGGTGCGCGTGACCCATCCTTGGGCAGGCTCGCCAGATAGAGGCCGTGGAGTGCATAGACGTGCGGCCGCAGGCAATACGGCAGCTGCTTCATTGTCTTCGTCTTCAGCTTATTCATCTCGTTATACGCCGTATAAAGCTCCTGGCTGCGCTGACGAAGCGTCTGCTCAAAGGCCCACATCTGGTTACTCTCGTCACGGAAGTTCTCCAGATACTTCTTCATCGTGCCCTGGGAACGCAGCCGCAGGAAACGCTCCATCGGGTTCGCCTCCGCACCACGCAGGCTGCGCACGGCCACGTAGGCCGAGTTGCGCAGACGCCAGCGGCGGCCAGAGGCCAGCTCCTGGAATACCATACCCTGCCAGGCGAAGCCGAGGGTCATGCTCCGCGCCCGCATCATCTGGAATGCATCCTTGGAATCGGCAAACTCCACGCACTCCTCATACACCTGCGGAGCATACAGCGCAAAGCGCTCAGGCCAGTCAGAGGGGAGCGCGCTCATGCTAAGACCCTCCTCCCCAAGGCGAGAGCCCATATACGTAACATACACCCGAGGCTGCGCAAGGCTGGCCACGGTCTTGTGCTCAGGGTGCTGGAGCACAAGCGACGCAAACCCACCCTCCTTTAGCACAGACTCCAGGAACTTCTTCGTGCCGCCCACCACCTTGAATGCATCGTTCAGAAGGTCGGCGAAGCTGCGGCTGCTGTAGAAAGTGCCGCGGGCATCCAGGCTCGTGCGAGTGGCGATACGAACATCGCCACCGGCAAGACGGAATGCGTGGAACATCGTGCCATCCACGAAATCCGTGGCGCGCACCTCGACGCCCGCCTCGGGGTTCCCAGGCAGTGCCTTGATAGGCGCGACAGACACGGGCGCATTTGCCGACTTGCTCCACACCACGGAGCGGAAATACGGGACATGCTCCTTATCGAAAGAAGACACGCCCTTTGTATAGCGAATAATCGCCAGGTCGTCGTGCTCCGTCGTCACGACACGCAGCTTCCCGCCCTCGGGAGACAAGAGGAACACGCGCAGAGCGTCCCACGAAGAATGCTTGGCAGCAAGGTCGCTAAACACGGTGGTAGTGAAAGACATTGTAATTGTTACTTGGACTTATGCTTTAGCCTGGCGACCAAAATCAATTTTTCGGACCTGCGACAGAACAGGCCTGTAAATTGACATTCAATGGTAGAATGGCCGAGCCAGTCGAAACCCTAGAAGGGGTAGAAGACCCTGGCATTGAATTAGGAGATACCATCGTAATTCTCGGTGGTAGCTTGAATAAGACAAGAGGAAAACTGTATGAATTCACCGATGACAGATTTTCCATCTTACCGATTGGCGCCACAGACCGTATTATAAAGATTCCCCTAGTGGATGGAGCGCCAGACCCTGAGCTAGGGATAACAGAAATAAAGATTCTCAAGAAAACCCCGCAGCCTGGATTCGTCCATTTGGTCGACCTTCGTTCTGGACAAACAGTGGAAACGTTTCTAGAAGGTCCAACCCAAGGCCCAAAGTTCAAGGTCCTTTCCGTGAATGAAGATGATGATTCCGCCGTATTTCAGGATGAGGCCGGTGCAGAAATAAAAGTAGAGTTCGGATATCGTGGAATTCCGAGAGAACTTGGTTATGAGGTGATGAGGACTCTAGAATCTCCGGCAGCTGAAGCAGAGCAGCCTGCAGCTTTAAGGGTGGAAGGAGCAGAACAAAGAGATCCGAAAAGTCTATCCGAGCAGCTGGATGAAGATGATGTAGAGCGAAGTGATGAAGGCCAAGTTCCTTCGTTTGAGGAAGAGCAGAAAGAGCAGGAAGAGCAGAAAGAGCAGGAAGAGCAGAAAGAGCAGGAAGGCCAGCAGCCGGCGCCCAAATTTACTATTGTCGGCAAAGTTACGTTGGAAAAGGAAAAGGAAATCAAAGAAATCGGCTCTTCTTTTCGCATATACCAAGATGTATTCCAGCGCTCAGAAATGTTGGGAGAACTTATCCGTAATCTCCCGCAAATACACCAGCGTAATCCCACAAAGCTACAAGAAATGCGTCGTCTCGTCGAGCTCATGATTATCCTACGCAATGACGTAGTGAAATACGGTTTAACAGGAGAGCCTCGCGGACTGAAGCCCACAAGTGCCAATACGCTCGCCGAGCTTGTTACGAGGCCCGATGTGACCATGGTGAAAAAGGTGGCGAATGTGTCAAAGGTATTATACATGGACCATTCGCTTGAGCACACACAATCAAGGAGGAGAGGCGAAGGCCCGAAGGACCCTGGTGCCGGTCCGCTAGAAGATGCAGAGGGCCTTTATCTGGATTACTTGGGCGATGTTATTCGTCAGGCGGAAACGCTTGATAAATTGGCGGCGATGGGCTCTGAAGGAGAAGCAGAGCCTGGTGCAGGTATGCCCAAGTTTTTCCTAGATATGGAAACATATCGCCAGAAAATCCAGACTCCCTATCGCATTCAACAGGCGGTGGGCAAACCCCCTCTCACCGCCGATGAAGAAGTATTCCGTATGGAAGTGCCAAGCATAGATGACCCCACAGTGAATGTAAAGGCAAGTGGGCCTTTTCACCAGCCGCCTCCCCACACAACACAAATCCCTTTTTCACAGGTCCGTGCACTTAAGAGTCGCACCACACGATTCGTCGGCGGCGTCGGCGAGGAATTCCGCATCGTGGAAAACGGCGAGAATCCTTCCTATGATAAACTCCTCGTGTTTCCCAGGTCTTCTCTAAGAACACTCGGCCCGATTCGTAGCGGAAGTCTGGCGAGAGATGCGAGTCTCGGCCTCAGTCCCGTGGAAACCATGGACGAACTTCTTGTCCGTCTTGGCGAAATCAACGATTTCCCCACGGCCGACGGAATTCTTTTGCTCGGCGCCAATGGAAATATTCTCGGCAACGTTCTTGTAAAAGACTGGTTAGAAAATCTCAATATTCTCGTCTCAGGAATCAATGATATTTTGCTGGAGTTGCGCGGCTACGGCAGCTCTACCACCGAATGGAACGTGGAGCAGGTCGCCGTCGTCCAGCAAAAAATCGAGCAACATCTTGCCGGCCTGAAAATGTTCATCTCACGCCAGAGGGAGGAAAATAAGGCGGCCATAGCCAATCTGAAGTTTGAGCCGCAGAGCTTACTGACCCCCGCCGAGGCGACGCGTCTGATTGCACGTGTGGAGGGCGAGCCTCTCCTTCAAAAGGTGTTAGAGAAGGTGCGTGATTATATTGGAGATTTGGCCGGCGTGGACGTGAATTGGTTCTCGTATGTATTCCTGGAATATCCCGATTTACTTTTGGCGACACTTGGCCAGCAGCCAGAAATCTTGACGAAGGAGCGCCTGCGTCACGTTCGCGACCAGTTCAACCGTGCTCTCGCCACCGGCTACCGCATAAAACAAATGATTACCAGCGCTGGAGAACCCCCTGCAGAAAATCGCTGTGCACATGTGGCAGAGCTGGAAAAGATTCGGAAGCTCGGCCACAAATACGCGGAAGAGCCTCGTGATACGACGAAGATGAAAGGAATGCTCCGCCTCCTCAATAAATTCCGAGGACGTACGGAAGAAAACTGGGTGTTCTGCAACGTTTGCGAGAATCACTTGATTTGCGAGCACGAATTACTCCAAATCCAAGAATTCTTGCGTCCCAGAGAAAAGGATGCTCTACAAAAGGAAATCGTCCTGAAATTTTCAGGCGGTCAATTCGGCAGCCAGTTTATCTGTAAGGTCTGCGGCCAAGGAATCCAAGAACTGGATTTCGACACGAATATAGAGTTTGACGATGCAGGGCGACCAATGATGGGCCGCTCTGTCATGGTAGACCAGGACGCCATTCAACAGGAAAAGATGGAAGCCATGTTATCTGGACCCGAGGGCGGCCCAGAGGAAGAGGAAAAGTCCGATGAATACCCCACGATGGAAATGACAATTATGCACGGAGTCATGAAGAAAATCGCTAGCCAGGTGGGAATCAATCCAGAGCCTGAAGATTTGCGGAAAATGGTGGAAGATTTGAATACGTATTTGAGCGGACTTCCCACGAGAGAGGCGTATGCTCTAGCGGCCGCGCAGGCAAAAGGGAAAAAGGCGCAAGATTACGACATTTATTACTCTATTCGCTATGTTTCAGCTGCCGCCGCCATTTTATTAATAAATATACAAACCCACATACCCGATTATATCATCTATTACTCAAACGTGGAATGCCGTGATGGATTCTTCGGATATCCGCTGGAATCCGAGGAAAATCTGACGGGTCTAACATGCGTGACGACTGTCGTGGCAGGAATCAACGACAACGAGTTCCCGTTCAACGCAACAACCTTACAACGGCAACCAGATTTAGTGAAACGCCGTGATGCCTTACTCGCATTCGCTAAAAACCAAGTCAAAGCCTTTGCGGATTCACCTCTTACACAAGCTGCCCTGAAACGCAAACGGGATTATCGGGTTCGCCTATACGGCTCATCGGAAGGCATTAAGAAGGACCAGATTCCGCAAATTTTCCGCCCTGTTCCGTATATTTTGAAAGAGGAAGAGGCCGCCGCTGATGCAGTGGTTGCCGAAGCCGCCTCTCCAGAAAACCAGGCAGTTGCGTGGATTCGCATGTCGCACAAAATCGCCAGAGAAAAGGCGGCCCTGAATCCAGATTCTCCTTACAGCGAAACCACGTGTTGCTTACATAATGTGCAAGAGGGTGCTGCTGCACTGGGAGGCCTGTTGGGCCTCCTCCCTAAGCTGGAGGCTCGCACGGCAGGTCAAATCAATCGCTCCGCTACCGTGTCAACCACCTTTTACACAGAAAAACCAAAGATGATTGAGGGCAAGATAGAAGAAAAGGATTATTATAAGCTCTTTGCGCGTCTCTGCTCTAGGGGCCCTGCCAAAGGTCGTCCACACCAACTTGGCGTTGGATTGACATGCGGTCAATGCGACCTGATTTTCAATGAAAACCCGACCTTGAATTACATAGCGGATGCAGACCCCAAAAAGGCGAAAGATGCAAAGGATGCAGAGGCTGCTGCAGACCTGAAGCTAAAAAGTCATATAGAGGCGCAGGGGATTATTATTAATGAAGAAACATTCAACGATTTACTCATGACATCTCGCCTGGTATCCGCTGTGAGTGAAACGCCTACACCTGAGCATCCCAAGGCGAATCAAACATTTGAATGGCTAGCGAATCATCCGCCTGCAATAAATGGATGGGTTCCCATGTTAAGTTTGACGCAAAAAGCTCTTCGTGAATTAACATCTGGAGGCGCAGCAACTGGCTCTTTGACAAAAATCCAGATAGCGGAGGCGGCAGCAGCTATTGTAAAAGCAGTTGCCGATAAAGAGGGACTAATAAAAGAGCGTCTAGGAGCACAGGCATATGCATATGTTGAATCTATGTTGAAACGTTCTCCCAGAGAATGTGGAGAATCCATAAGCACGTATTTATTGATTCCTTATCAGCGCTGGTTATCTGGATTCAGAAGTAGCTCCTTATACATACTGGATTCATATGAATTAAGCGCTGGAACAAAGGATGATATATTAAATAAGGGTATGGGACAACATTTACAGGTGGTTGGCGGAGATGAGTTAGAGGGAATTGCGTTGAGGAAGGTGAGGGCCTTTGTGGGCGATTTGAGTCTTATCTGTTCGCAAATATTCCCCAACATAAGAGCTCTTTTAACACCTGGCGGGAAAGATATGGTGCAATACATAATGCGCGCCTATCTGATGAGCGCCATCCACAGATTTATTGACCCGCACCAAATACCTGCGGATGAAGGCCAGGAAGGCGACGCTGCTGGCCAGGAAGGCGACGCCGCAAGGCTAGAAGAAGAAGGAGGTGGTGTTCCCAATATGAAACTCTTATACAAAAGTTTGGGGCAAGCACTGACGAAATATGCAGTCGGCAGCAAAGTTCCCACGGAAGAAGAAATTCGCACACGTCTGGAGCAGCGTGCCGAAGAAGAAAAACAGGTGTTTATCAATAAACTGGATAGGATGGGGCGAGAGGAGAAACGTGTGGAGCTTGTGTTAAAGGGATTAGGTATGGGTGCTTGGGCAGCGGGTGGCTCCAAGGCGATTCGCAAGTATGATGCCGAGCGTTATGAAGTGGAGAGAGCGGAGAGAGCTGCCGCTGGAATTATGGATTATCCTGGAGGCGGCGGCGGCCAAGGTCAAGAAGAAGGTCGTGCCGTGGATATGTTCGGCTTTAATTTTGGGGGAGAATACGACGCTGCTGGAGAAGCAGGAGAGGGCGGATATGATCATGAGCAGATGGCAGAAGACGATTATTAAATGTAAGGTGAAGTGCCAAATTTAAGAACTCCTCGCTATGCTCGGTTGTTCTTAAATTATTAGCACTTCACATCATTTCCGAAAATACTAAACTTAAGAACTGACGTTCTTAAGTTTGGAATTTGACGGTAATATTTAGAGGAGAGTCCAGGATGTGGACCTTTATTGTTGCTGGTGCCTTGTATTTAATTGGCGTGGCAATTATGCTGGTGTTGAAGCCAGAATTTATGTTTACTCCGGATGGAAATTGGAAAGAGTTTGGAATTGGTAAGAACAAAGCTCGTTACACACCGTTTCCATTTTGGCTCTTTTGTCTTATATGGGCAGTTGTGGCATATACCATAGTTCTCCTGCTTATGCCCTTTGTTGTGAATGTGGAGGACATTGAGATTGCCAATGCTTCGAATGCTTCGAATGCTTGGAATGCTTCGAATGCTTCGAATGCTTCGAATGCTTCAAGACAAGCAAACTCCAGAAATGTAAGAAACAACAATGCTAGAAACAATAGGGCCAGAAAGAACAACGCCGAATTGGAGATGGATTCTAGCTTAGAATTTGACGATGAAACTTTTGGAGAGTTTGGACAGAACCCACAAAAAGGATATTACGTATTAAACCGCAAGGCCAGTAAAATCGCCGGTGCTCCTAAATATGTGTATATAGGTGAAGAAGAGCCTTAGACTTTATTTGCAAAGGCCTTGGACACTCAGCAGGAAGAAAAACGGGAGAATCGTCATCCAGAATATCCAGTAAAAATACACAAATCCTAATTTTGAGTTTTCTTCAGACACGAATTTTGGCAATACAGCTTTTACAACGTTTGTAAAGAACTGTATTTTATAGTGTGCCTCTGGGTCTTTTAGGGGATTTTTATTGCAGCATTCAGCTGTATCTGAATTAGGAACATATTCACCAAACATAAATTTTAAAATAGGCAGCTGTTCCACATATAATATGGAAGTTGCTATGAAGGTTGTTAGAGCTATGAAAATGTTTGATATGGCGATTTGTCCGATGGAAACTTTATTACAAATGGAATACTGATATATGCTGCTTAGACCAATCGATACCACGTATGCGACTGCTGGAATGGTTGGGACGATGAGTGGAATAGAGACCATATTATTTGTTATTAAGATGAGGACAAGCACGGAAATAATTAAAGCATATACGATACTTAATATAATCTTACTGGATTCTGAGTTAGAGCGGATATCGCTGCTAACGGGAATTTCCTCTACAGTCGTTTTTTTAGAGGCTGATTTCTCGGTTACACTCATCTAGAAGTAAAGAGGATAACAAGTAGAGAAATGCAGGCGCTGGCCGAAGGAATTATAGATTCTTTGACTCCCAAGGAAGCTTCTGCTCCTGCTTCTGCTGCCCCTTCACCTGCTGCTTCTGCTGCTTCTGCTGCTTCTGCTTCTGCTGCCCCTTCACCTGCCCCTTCACCTGCTCCCGCTTCTGCTTCTGCTGCCGAGGCTGCAGCCGAGGCTGACGCCCAGCCTGCTCCAAAAGTAAAACGCCCAAGGCAAGAAGCAATACCGAAAGATTCAGCAGGTTTCTTTCGCGCCCGGGCGAAGGATCCCAAGCGATTCACATTTACCGCCGATGGAGACCTTCAAGTGCCGGAAATGCGAGGAGAAGCTTCCAAAGTCATCAATCTCCCTTACTACAGACCCGCCACAGTGGATGAAAGAAGAGAAGAAGAGGAAAAGCAAATGGATCAGATAAAACAAGTGGAAAAGGAAATTGATGAGACTTCCCGTAGTTTAAGAGATGCCATGGCTGAGTGGCGGAAGGGTGCAGGAGGTGCCGACGAAGTTATGAAACTGCAAAGGGATTTACAGAGGCTAGATGCACAAAGAACACAACTTCGCTCGCCCATCCGTTGGACAAAAACATTCAAGAATCTCTCCATTCGCGACGTCCTTGTGGGCGAAGTATATGAAGTCAAGAAACTCGGATATCCTGTGGAAGCTCTAAGAACACGTTGCCTGTCCACAGAGCAAATCATACGCTCTTCCGATGAAAAGCCTTTGAAGGCAAAGTCTGAAGAAGAAGGCGAAGAAGCAGAAGAAGGCCCCTCAGAAGAATTCACACTGTTTTTCAAACCTGCAGACCCTGATCATGGATTCCTCTCACCCGATACACTAGTCGACTTCATCTTTAACACAAGGCAATATAACTGCGTAACACAGGCATATCAAGCAGAGAGAATCATATATTTCAAGAGGGAGGCAGATTTTTTGAAACCACTTCTGAAAACACGTAGCATTCCCATGATGCGTGTCATTGGCTCTAAGGTCGTAGGACAACTTCCCGATCCGAAAGAAACTATGACAAATATCTTGAAATCACTTGTATCACAGCATCCGAGATTTGGCGACATGCTTCGCACAACAGAAGGCTCTACTCTTGTATATGCCGACCCTCGTGATGGTGTTCTAGGTATTGGCATACCAGTAGAAGACCCTCAGGTTACGGATAGGGCAGCATGGAAAGGAACAAACTTCTTAGGACAGGCCTGGCAAGCTGTGCGCGATTCTCTTGGGCCTTTGGGAGAAGAAGCCGACGCCGCAAGGCTAGAAGCAGAAGAAGAAGCTCCACTTGTCCAAGAAGGCGGGGGCAGAGGAAAAACGCTTTACGATGAAAAGAAACAACGCGCAGGTGTATTAATTGCTCGTTATAGAAGGGGTTTTTAGATAACCCTGGCTCTTTCAACCCTGTATAGGATAGTCTTTCAAGGTCGCCTCATTTGCATCGCAATTCACTTCGTGTGTAGCGTATTTATAGCACATTCCATTGGGGTCCTTGTATACTTTTCCAGCGGAATCTGAAGGGTGGGGATATTGGTGGATAATTTGTTTTTCTGGTTTGTATATCATAAACACAACTGAAGCTATGGCAACTCCAGCTAAAAACGGAAATAGGCGAAAGTGGCTTATCATTCTATACCATGGATAGAATTAGAGAGGGAGATGTTTGAGGTTCTGAAAACAGAGAAGTTCGCAACTCTATTCAGCTTTATAATAGGGTTCGGCCTTATTGCCATACTCATTCCCGTTTGTAAAGGGGACCAGTGTTTTGTGAAAAAGGCGCCTTCCGTCGAAGAAATGAAGAAGACAACGTTTCAGCTTGGAAAGAAGTGTTATCAATTCACCTCGGAAATGGTGGAATGTCCGGCGAAAGGCGCAATAGAAGCGTTCGTAGCGTATTCTCCTGCGTAGTTGATTCATCCTCTTTATAAGAAAAGTTCATGGCGAGTGGTGCAGGAACCCTTTTGGCGGATTTAGATACACAGGCTGGTGGCGGAGACGGAGACCTTGTGCAGAAGATTCTTTCTGATATGAACATCCCGACTGGCGGAGGTGGAGAAAGACGATCTGCGCCTCCTCCGCTCCCCGCGCAAACTCCCATATATCAGCAACAGATGTCGGCGAACTCTACGCAGCAGTTATCGATGGATTCTAGAATTCCGCAGTCTCATATGATTGGAAACGAACACCCCACCCCGGCAGACTTTGCTTCCGCCATTGGCCCGATGCAGTCTGTTCCTGGATTGTCTGGAATGCCTGGAATGCCTGGAATGCCTGGAATGCCTTATGCACAGCAACAGCAGCAACAGAATTTTCCGCAAAACCCCTATATGCAAGGCGGGCAGAATCCTCAATTCACAGGAGGATACGAGGCTCCCTCGAAGAACCTATATGGCCGTGTGCTGGAAGAGATGAAGGTGCCTTTCGTAGTTGCGCTTCTCTTCTTCGTGTTCTCTCTTCCTCCGATACGTGTCTTAATCGCGCACTATCTTCCCTCTCTGATAAAGCAAACGGGTGAATTCCAGACCACCGGCCTTGCGCTAGTATCATTGCTCACAGGTGTTACATTCTGGGTTCTACAACGTGTTATTGCTCCCTTATTATCCCTATAAGTATCCCTATAAGTAGAATGAAGGAGTTGAAGTTCACAAAGCAAACAAGCACAGTTGCGCTTGTTTTCTTTATTGCTTATGTCATATACGGCATATTCTACACTCCGTGGGTCCAATTAGTAATTTCTCTAGCGGTTGCGGGAATTGCCTATGGAATGACCGACTCGTATGAAGTTGCCGTCATAGTTCTTCTGCTAATCAATTACTTATTTCCCTTTTACCGTGGAAGCAATATGAAGGGCGTCACTGCATATCGCACGGAGGGATTCACAGATGCCAAAACAAATGAAGTAACAAAGCGTATTCAACAAATGACGGGTCTTGGCGCAGCCGAGCCCACCATTGATGGAGTTGGCTCCAAGCTATCCGAGGGATTCGCCGATGCAGGCGATTCGGATCTCACGTTAAACCAAAACAAGGAGAAGGGTGAGAATTCCAAGCCTGTATCTGCCTCGTCAAAGCCTTCCGAAGTGGATTCTTCCGACGCAGGCGACAAGGAGAAGCAGCTGAAGAAGATGACGGAGATGATGGGTAGTTTGATGAAAAATATGAATAAAACGACTGAGCTCACTAACATACCCAAGGCCACAAAGATTTCTGAGCAGGATATGCCTGCCGTTCACCAGCCCCAGGATGTAAAGCCCGAGGAAAAGAAGCAAAAGAAGGAGGAGTTTAAGAATCAGAATACCGAAGGTCTATTCAAGCTTGGCCAAATTCCCAAAGATGTCAAGGGTGGTTTCCACATAGATGCGGGTACAACCGTTATGAATGCTATTAACTCTTTGAAGCCGGACCAAATCAAGGCAATGACCCAAGATACAAAACAACTAATTGACACCCAGAAATCTCTAATGAGCATGTTGCAAACATTCCAGCCGATGGTGCAAGAGGGAAAGCAAATGATGGACACTTTCCAGGAGATGTTTTCTCCGAGCATGGGTGCAAGCAGCGGCAGCAGCAAGTAAATACCAATACTAAGTAAAAGAAGATGTTAAGTTCAACGGAACTTCTTCTCATACTTTCCCTCGTTTCCCTCGTTACGATTGTATCGGTGCGTTTTGCTCTGCAAGGGCAAGGGCAAGGGCAAGGGCAAGGGCAAGGGCAAGGGCAAGGGCAAGCGCAGCAGCAAGGCCAGCAGCAAGGCCCACAAGTGATTCGTATAGAATCGTCTTCTGCAGGAAGGGGAGGCGACGACCGTTATTCTCGCCCCCCTCGCCCTCAGCGTATGTGGGATAATGGGCCAGAGGAGTATGTTCGCGGTCAGCTGGGCGGACTGAATCCCATCCCTACCCGTGGTGCGCCTGAAGCTTATCAGCAAATGGGTGTAATGGTTGGCTCCGACGGAAAGCCCCTTCCCCTCTACGGTCGCAGAACAGCCCCGCGCAGCGACAAGTTCAACTATTACACGAGAACGGATTCCTATAATCCTGTAGCTCTTCCTGTAACATTTAACAAGAGGGATTGCCAAGATAATGCGGGATGTAATGAAATAAGCTCAGGGGATAGTGTGAATATTTCCCCTACCGGCGAAACCGCGAAAGTAACTCTATACGGGTTTGATGGGCCTCGCTATTCTCCCGATATTGCTTAGAAGGGTAATCAAAGATGCCTCTGATTTGTGTCTCAGAAGACACTCAATTAAGTAAAACATCCGATGTGGAGACAAATATACAAATAAAGCTGCCGTTTGCGTTGAACGGAGCACCCATGACGACTAGACCTCAGAGTTTGCGTAACCTAAGCACTTATAGGATAAAAGATTCCTCTTCATTCAAACGGTTTGAACAATTGAATAATTCAGACTATGTTCTAGACAATCTCTTATCAGAAAATATCATTGGTGCAGATTCAAATACGACCTTGCGCTATGAGAGCCAGACATATACCCAAAAATTTATCGCGATTCACAGCGAAATATGGGGAGAATCTGGCACTGCAGTGAGTATATTTTTAATGGCAAGGAACGATGATATGTTTCATATATATATACCGGTCACACTTACGGGCGGTGTATCCCAAGACGAAAACAAATTTTTAAAAGCATGGACAAACCCCTCTTACACATTGCCAAGTCCGTTTAATGCAAATCGCCTTTTAGAGTTTATCGGTGGCGATAATAATATTCGCTTTCGTATAAATAATTTCTGTCTTAAATTTAACAATGCTAAAAAAACAAATCATTATAGCCTATGTAAGTTTAATAATTCGCATACATTGGAATTTAACGATACTACCTCTAGGTGGCTAACAACCACATCGACACCGAGTGGTGATTCCCCTGTTCCTTACAGAAGAACAACATTCAATGCCGTTTTGAATTTTATGCTGAATGGAACGATTGTAAATCAGAATAATAGGAATTTGATAAGCGATGTTCAACATATAGCGACAAGCAGTAGCTCTTCTTATGCAATCAAACCAATCTTTTATAAGGTAACAAAGGACCAACTTTTTACCACTTCGAAGAGCTGTGCAACCGGTGTAAAAGGACTACAAAACATTAAATGCTATCCTCTGGATTTGGCATCGCAGGTAGATGATAATGGGAATATTTTTATAGACCAGGATAAAAAACCAATTCAGGTGAAGAATATAGGTAAATATGACACAGCGGCAGGAGAGTTGTCAGGCATATCTGCTGAGCAATTGGCACTTCAACAAAAGGAGAATACTGATTCTATAACATTTTGGATAGTATTTGGTGTAATATTTGGCATTTTGATTATTATAGTGTGTGTTGTTGTATATTATTTTTATAGACAAAGGGCCACTGCTGCTGCTTTGATTGCCAGTGCCGCTGCTTCTAGTCTTGGGGCTGCTCCTGCTGCTCCTGCTGCTCCTGCTCCTCCTGCTCCTCCTGCTCCTCCTGCTCCTGCTGCTCCTGCTGCTCCTGCTCCTCCTGCTCCTCCTGCTGCTCCTGCTGCTCCTCCTGCTCGTCCTCTTGCTCGTCCTCCTCCTGGCCCTTAATCGACAAATCGTCGCCGCACGCCGTATTTTGACCTTTCTTGTTAGATGAAGGTCAACATAACTGTTACCTGGTTGGGGGTTGCTCTTGTATTAGGAGCAGTGATTCTTCTGACAATACAAGGAATAAGTGTTCTAGATATAATTTTCAAAAAGAACTCCGTGGAGCCATTTGCAAATCCATACTTTGAGGATTTACAACTTACAAGTTGCCCGGCCGATACAGAGCAATATATAGACGACGGTGGTCGCACAGTCTGCTGTGACGGCAAAGTCATCGGTGGAAAATGTGGCGGCCGACAGGTATGCTCTCTTTCCGAGGGATTTGGGGGGCTACCCACATGTGGAGAATGGCTGGGTGCATATCTGGCAGAAAAGGGAAGAGATAGATGTCCCGATTCCATGCCAAATTACTTCGAGAATCCCAAAACCGGTGTAAAAGGATGCACTTCTGGGGATCGGGTCCGCGATGGCACTGCAGCTTTATCAAGGCCGGCCGATAAAGAGTGTAAACTGTATAACGGAAAAGACGACGATATGATAAAAATGGATAGTTGCACAAACCAAATTATGTTTGAAAGAACCAACTGTTTTTCAAAAAATGTAAATGGCACAAAAAAGCAGTTTATTGATGGAAGAGGACATATGCCCCCTACAATAAATTGCTCCGTTATGGATATAAATGCTTTCCAGGCAGGAAATTGTGTAGAGCAAACATCATTTGCTCGTTCCATGGATTACTTAATTAATAAATATTTCCCACAAGCAAAACAATGGAAGGATAATAGTCATAATTGGCCTCCTCAGTATAAATTAACATTCTGTAATGTAATGCAAAAATTAAATTTTGATAAGACAATTCAGTTTGATGATTTAAAAAAGATAAGTGTTTTTTAGACAAGAATGTCCCATCTCACATCGAAACAACGTCGTCGTCAAATACGCCGCCAGAGACTGGAGGCGTATTTGAAACGTTCTGAGGGAACCGTATATAGGCCGAACTTCTTTTGTTTCCTGCTCAGCTATGCAAGCCCCTGGCTCTTGAAAAACGCCTCCGCCTCGCGGCCTTTGGGGGCGGAATCCAAATCAGGGATATTATCGCCAATGCCCACCGACTTCACAGGAGAAGATACCTCGCCTACGTGCTTCACATATCCCAAGCTATCCACCTCGTTTTTGATAACCGGCCGTGAATCTGGGAAAGAAAGAGCCAGCGCATGATTACGCTCGAATAACAGGGTTAACACAGCTAAGAAAACAAACAGACCCAGCAATTTATCCTTTAACACAGAGTAAATAATTAGCCCGACAAATACCAAACGTGTGAGAATGTTCTCCACAAATCCGAAACGGAGCCCAAACGGCTCGGCCCCAAGAATGGGTGCTCCTAATATTACTGCCACAGCCCCTGTCGCTGCTAACCCCCACTCCATCTGATTGAATGGGGGCAAAATTAAATTTGATATAGCTTAAGCCATAAAACCATATTCCAAACAGTGTTAAATGTCTCTTGCTGATGTGAGTCGTGTCTTAACACACAAGGGATATGCCGTCCGCAAAGATTCTTTGACACCGCAGCAAACGGAGAAGATTCGGAAGGAGCTTACTGTTGCGCCCAAGGCGGCTACCCGATTCGCTCCTCCTCCCGATTCTTTCACGATTTTCTCAGAAAGTCCTTCGCGTTTCTATCTCCCTAGGGTCTGGGCAAGAGGTGAATTCGGTGACCCGCAGGAAAGTATCTTAGTGGATGGAGACCCTATTCGGGAAGACCTGAAGTTCGTGGGGACACCGTATGAATACCAGAAGGAGATTATCGAGCAATTTGTCCAAGTCGGTGGCAACGGTCTGATTTGCGTGCCTTGCGGGCGAGGGAAGACGTTTATGGCGATTAGCATCGCCGCCCGTATCGGTCGCAAGTTCATGGTCGTGGTTGACAAGGAATTCTTATTGCAGCAATGGAGCGGCGAATTACAGGCTCTTATGCCCGGCATTCGCATTGGAATTATCCAGGAAAATAAGAAACAAATTGACGTAGTGGAGACGAAACCTGTGGTCTTTACTATTCCAGAACTCAAGGAGAAGTTGCGCGCGCTCGGCCTGAAAGTGGGCGGAACAAAGGACGAATTGCTGGCACGTTTACGAGAGGCTCAGCCTGTAGCTTCTCCTGCACAAGTCATAAAATACGATTGTTGTATTGCCATGATTCAGACGCTGGTGCAACGGGATTTCGCCGAATCCGATTTCCGCTCATTCGGATTATCCATATTTGACGAGTGCCATCATCTCGGTGCTGCACATTTCTCCCGAGCCCTCGGCAAAGTTCAGACCAAATACATGCTCGGCCTTTCCGCCACTCCGGTACGCGACGACGGACTCACAAAAGTGTTCGAATGGTTCATTGGCAAGCCCGTGTATTGGGAAAAAGTCCGAGAAGCCGACCCCGACGTCATTGTACGCAAGGTGGCATTTGATTCAGATGACCCCGTCTATTCCAACGAGCCGAGGGATTTCAGGGGCGAAGTAGCCCTCGCAACCCTTTTGACACAGATTCTGGAATACGAGCCTCGCAACGAGAAGATTGACGAGATTATGGCGGAGCTTGTTGCGTGTGCTGACCGGCGTATTCTTGTGCTGAGCGACCGAAAGACGCATTTGGAGAGGATAGAGAAGGGTCTTCCGAAGGGGACTACTGTCAGCTATTACATTGGCGGAATGAAGGAAGAGGTGAGAGAGAGTGGTGCCAAGACGGCACAGGTGCTTTTGGGGACATATGCGATGGCCTCAGAAGCAATGAATATTAAGACGCTGAATACCATGCTTATGGCAAGTCCTCGGCGGAAGATTGAGCAGAGCACAGGGAGAATCTTGCGTGTGCAAAAGGCTGACCGAAAGGTTCAGCCGTTGATTGTGGATGTGGTGGATAGCCACGGTATATATCAAGGGCAGTGGTTGAAGCGTCGCGTATATTACAAGAAGTGCGCGTATAAGATGGAAACGGAAGTGGTTGTAAAAGAGGATGAGGAAGTTATTCCTGTGTCTTCAGAACCACTTGGATGTTTAATCCAGGACGATTAACGACGGCCTGACTTTCTGGACTTACGGCAGCTTCTAGACTTGCGTCCCTTACGGGACTTGCGACCCTTACGGGACTTGCGACGACCACCCTTCATGCAGTCTGCGCTACGCCCATCAGCGGGGATATTAAACATGATTTTTGTTCCAGCGGAAGTGGTAGCCGTGCTATCAGCTCCGGTGAGATGGGTCATTCCTGCAGTGGGAACAGTCATGGCAGCGGAAGAAGGAATGGCAACGGGCTGGCCGGATAGAGGAAGTGCCGCCGCATCTAAGGCCGAGCCGACCACAGTCATTCCACCTCCCTTTTGCTCAGTCCAAAGAGCTCCTCCACGCACATTCAGTGTGTTGGCCGCCCCGCTCGGAGGAATCACTGTCTGGCTGGCACCCGTGCAGCCAATGGACGCAATGGGGCCGAGGCCGCCACGAGGACCCATGACCGTCCCATCATAAGGCGCCATGGAATAGGCACCACCAGTTTGTTTGCGGCTCTTCTTAGACTTCTTCGACTTCTTCGACTTACGCCTGCCTCCAGACATTCCAGACATTCCAGACATTCCAGGGAGACCACGGCCTTGGCCGAAGTTCGGTAAAAATCCAGGGAGAGTTGCCCTTAAGCAATTTGACGCAGAAGAATACGCCAGAGGGTTATTTATCAGTGTTCCCGTGGAGGCGGGCGCAAAAGTGAAAGAGCCCCCTGCACCACCTCCACTTTGTAGAAGTCTCGTGTTGCGTTTACAGCTACTCCGGCGATTTGCCATTCTAATTATCGTTATAATATTTATTCAGACAAGGCGATAATTTCATACATAGAAAACTCCTCATTCCACTCCACATGAACGGAAAGTTCTTTCTTACTCACAAGAGCGTCCTTCAAACGACGACTCAGTTCAATATCCTGAACAGCCGCATAGCCCTTTTTTACACCATTCACCCAAACATCATACGTATCTGGATATTCTGCATGAGGAACGGCACGAGCTTTTGTTTTATTTGGTGTATCTTCCACGAAAAGCGCACGGGGAGGAGCTTTCTGTTCCTTTCGTAAAGAAGGGGTCATAGGTGCAACAGGCTCGTTCTTTACAATAGGCTTATCAGACCCCTTCTTTACGAAAGGAACAGAAAGCACAGAAGGTTCTGAAAGTTGTACACGAAGCCTTCGTGGAGAAGACTCGCTCTGTGCCAACATCATTTTCTCCGTCATACCATCGGACGCCCAGTTCATGGCACTCGATAACGGGTCATATACTGCAGCCTCCACACGCATTCCTTGTTGTAGAACTAGGTCAGGTTTGTAATACAGCGAATAAAAATCCAGTAGCAGTTCCCATCTTTGTGTAAAAGGTTGTGCGCGTATCATCTTGCCAGCGTTCAGCCATATATCTTCCAAGCGCAACAAAGAATCTCCCACGTTCAGCGTCGCCACAAACACGCTCCGCTTTTCGTAAATGGAATTGCTGACACGCATTGGTATTTTATAGGATTTCTTGAACTGCTCGTCAATCCACACCACAGGAGTATTCGGCAAAAACACCAAATACCCAGAAATCCCAGCCGGCTTCAACCAATACCACTTATCCACTGTTAATTTCTTCGCAGCAAAATTCACATCGGCATACTGGCTTACTCTTACATCAGGGGACAGGCTCTCCACGAATCGTTGTATCGTTTCGTGGAGAGACTTATCTGTTCGGCGCAGCTTTGAATCTACAGCCCTGTAAGAGCTGGAGCGGAGACTGGGTTCCATCTATATATCATATGGCGACACGACTTTAGATGCTTTTTAGATGCTGGAATAACCGGTTTCCACCGACGTATCATTGGCAATCACACCGTTATCCATGAATAGACCACCATTTTGCGCAAATTCCGGGCCAAATACCTGATACGCGCTCATCGTGGCCTGGTGCGAATTACTCGCAATGCCCGCATCCACCGCCGTCTGTTTATCGGTCTGCTCTAGGCCGGGGCCATAGAGGCGCTCGGGATAGCGTAGGCGATTCGGATGAGTGGCCGATTCGTATTCCTTTTCCTGGGGGTCATACGGCTCTTCGGGAGGCACAATATAGGAGTCTTCGGGGGCCTGTTCATTCGGCGAGCCTGGGCCAGAGGGAGATACTACTCGTTTCTGTGGCTCTTCTTCCTTGACCAAGGGACTAGACAAAGGCACATACTCAGAGGGAGTCGGCGACTTTGTGACGAATCCCTCTACACCGGCGGGCATGGACATCCAAGAATACACTGCATACGCCAAGAAAGCAATAAGAACCGCAACGGTAACTCTCGGGTTCATCTGATGATGTTCGGCGTTATTTTTCTCGTTTTTTATGCCACCCGGACTTTAGATAAACAATGGACGCTTCAGAGCTTCTCTCTCTTGGTAAGAAGGCTTTGGGCGATAAGGTCTGGGGTGCTGAGGCTGTGCTCCATGTGGGTGTTGAGCTTGCGACGGCTGTGAATTCGCTGAAGAATGTCTCGGGTGCAGATAAGTCGGAGCTTGTGTGCCAGACAATTCTAAAGCTGCTTGATGATGGAGAGAAGGCTGAAAAAGAGCTTTCGGGGGGATCCACTGCGACAGGGAAGACCAAGATTCCATGGAATGAGTGTAGGACAGTTGTAAAGAATGTTCTTCCAACGACACTCCATCTCGTTGTGAAGGCTTCTCGAGGGGAGATACAGTTGCCGGCGATGTTAAAGAATCTACCGGTTCCTCCGGTTGTATCATCATGCTTGTCGGCTTTGTGGTCCTTATTTGAGCGGGTTTTTTGGAAGAAGGAGGGACCTGGTTCTGCTGCTTCTCTTGTGGCTGCAGTAGCTTCCCCTGACGTTGTTTCGCTGGTAGAGAAACTCCCTGAGCTTGCAAAAGACCCTCTTGCAGAGGTGCGCGAGCTGGTTGCACGCGTGGAGAAGATGTTAAAGGAGGCGCAGGCTTTGCCCGAGGTGAAGGCGGCAAAGGAGGCAAAGGAGGCAAAGGAGTCAAGACTTCAACATCCTCCGTTATCTCCCAGCCCTGAACTGACTGACGTATCGCTTCCAGGGGAATTGCCGACTCCCGCAGAAGCTCCAGTCGCTCAGTAATCACCCCTTCCGTTTTCACCCTTTCCACGACCCGAAAATGCCGCAGCGTATTACCCTTCAATTCCCACAGCTCGTCACCCCTATCCCAAATGACCCAGTTATTTGCTTCTGAAGAGGCTGCACTAATCTGTTTCCATATTCTGGAAACAACTGTACGGGAACCTGACATCATAACTAAAAGTTGAAGTGAGAGTTTAAGCAAACACTTACTCCAGCATACAGATGGCAGAGCAGCAGCAGCAGCAGCAGGTTGTCTTTCTTACACAGAAGGGTGAGATTCGTCAGGCGAAGCTCAAGGCCATGACACCAGAAGGATTTGCAGCCACCTTCAAAAAGAAGGAGCCGCCTTCTCTTCTAGGAAAATCCCTCTGGCGGCAGAAACAGAAAACCCTGTATTTCTTCGGGTATGCCGACGGAAAGGCCGGCACGGAAAATCAGCATCATCTTCCCTCTCCCTTAGAAGGAATGACCTTCTACGGTGATATCATGGTCCTCTCCTCTTCATCACCCACCTCTTACACAAGCCCATCGCCCCTGAAAACCGCCGATTACGAATCCTTTTACACAAGTAATCTGGAAGGCGAGGATGATGATTCCGATGACAACGAGGAGTCTGAAGGCGGAGATGAAGTGGATAATGTGAATGGAGAAGATGGTCTGGAGGGAGAGGAGGAGGAGACTCTTGGATATGAGGAAGAATCTTCTTCAGTTGCCGAGAATGGCGGCGAAGATTCTTCAGAAGAGTTGGAAGTGGAGCGGCCAGTGAAAGTGACAAGGGCGCGTAAATCCGTCAGCACGGCTGTTCAGGAAGAGCCAGAGGTCGGTGCGGCCGATACATATGAATCATCTCCGCATAGGATGAAGGTATATTCTGTAATTGCTAATACATTCGGCGAAGATATGCCCGATACCTCTAAGGTTGTGTTAGAGGGGATTATATACAAGAAGGCGCTTGATACGGCCACCTACGAGGAGATTCGCAAATCGTGGAATATGCAAGCATTTCGCGATGTATATCTGGCCGTTGCCAGGCGCCTGATTGGAAATCTGAGCCCCTCCACGTATATCAAGAACAGGAATCTGTGGGATAGGTTCTTGACTAACGAGCTGACCTTGGAGGAAATTGGTCGGCAGAATTACTACGAGCTGTTTCCCGAGAATTGGCAAGAAATGGTCGATAGGCAGGCGAAGCGTGAGAAAATCCAGCTGGAAGGCGATTTCTCTCGCGCAACCGATAAATGGATGTGCCACGGTTGTAAGCAGCGTAAATGCACTTATTATGAGCTTCAGACTCGCTCCGCTGACGAGCCGATGACAATCTTCATCCATTGCTTGAATTGTAACAAGAGATGGACACAGTAAACCCCCGTATAGGTGTAACAATGGTTCCCGGTTCCAAAAATCGCAAATGAGAGTAAAGAGGCAGAATGAATGCCGTCAATAGTATTTCGCATGAAATTTTATTAGTCAAGAAAAAGATTGCGCAAAAGGGGAGAAGATGCTGGACAGAAATATGCCGAAAAGTAGATGGGGCATCAAACAAGAAGGAAAAGAAATCGCCCAACACATCAAAAACCGATGAAATCTTTTTGTCACATCCCTATACCTCCACTTGCTTCAACATATTCGTCACTTGAAGTTGGCCGAGATTTCTATGGCCTCGTAAACAACGAATGGATTTCGAAAGTTTCTGTTCCTTTATTTGAGAATGATTTCGGAGCAAGCGAGGAGTTGGAGCGGTGCATATTCAGAGAATCTTCCAAGATTATAATGGGGATGAAACATAAACGGACATCTTCTGTTTTCAAATCTCTGGCGGAAAGTTGTTTGGCCGCCGATGATCAACAGAGGAGCGTTGATTATTTGAAACGTATTCTGGCGTCTGTGAATTGCATTGAGACAAAGGAAGACGTTGTCAAACATTTCGCCGCCTTGGCACATGCACAACTTCCCAGTGTTTTTAAATATAGGTATTCTATTTTACCCAATCGCAAAACACATGTTTGTATCAGCTCTGGATTAGAGCTTTTACCCCTGGCATATTACACTAATTACGAAAAATCGGAGAAATACAAGGCACTGCTAAATATGGTTGGGGATTTGTTCGGCTTAACAAATCTTTCTCAGATATACGAGTTGGAGAAAAACCTCATCGTAAACCAAGAAAATATGTGGTCAGATACTGATTTATGGGCGAAGGGTTCGGCACTTGTTTCCAAGTTTCCAGGCATTCCATGGGCGACCTGGTTCAAGAATTCTGGCGATGAAATGGCGACTTCCTGGAAGGCGCTCAAAATCTGGTATACTTCGCCGAAATGGATACGATTCATTGGAAAAGTGTTAAAGGATGTGTCGCCATATTACTGGAAAATGGTGATTGCGAGGATTTATATCGTGGATGCTCTTCCCTATTTATCTGCCCCATTTGATGATATACACTACGAATTTTTCGGGAAATTCATTCAGGGACAACGGCAAAAGGCACCTCGTATGGAATTATTGGTGAATACTGTATATAAGTATTTACCAGACACATTTTCAGAGATTTTCTGGAAAGAAAACGGGGACACTTCGCTCGTGGAAGAGGCAGATAGCTTTGCAAAGACATTAGTGGAAGCCGCTAAAAAGCGTATTGAGGGCACGGATTGGATGGGCCAGCGGACGAAAGCGGCGGCCATAGAAAAGGTGGAAAAGATGGATATAGAGATGGTTCGTCCAGCGAAATGGCCTGCGCTGCACCTTCCCAAGTTAGATTCACAAAATTTCTTGAAGAATATTCATGACCTGGGAAGCTGGAATACTTCTGTTCTATTTGAAAGAATGGGCAAGGCCTATGATTTCTGGGAAGAGGGTATTTTTCGCGTAAATGCCTATTATTTCAATGAGACGAATGAGATTATTATACCTTACGGGACTTTCCAAAGTCCCTTTTACTCCAGCGATGCAAGCCCTGCATGGAATTACGGAGGAATCGGCGCAACAATTGGCCACGAAATGTGCCATGGATTTGACGAAGAAGGGCGGAGGTTCAGTGCTACAGGCGAAATGAAGAATTGGTGGACTCGTGCGGATGATGCAGCATACCGGAAAAAGGCGGCTGGTCTTATCACATTATATAACAAACAGACAGTGAGTGGAAAACATATACACGGTAAGAAGACGCTGAGTGAAAATATTGCAGATTTGGGCGGGATTGCCATCGCCCTGGAAGCCCTGAAAGAATCGCATCGCGCTCGTGGGCTTTCGGCCGAGCATATGCTGAAGGAATACCAAGAATTCTTTGTTTCTTATGCAACATCTTGGAGGACGAAATATCGCCCAGAGAAGCTGGAATCGTCTATTGGTGTGGATTTTCACGCCCCTGCCTTCTTGCGGGTAAATCTAATTGTGGCACAATTCGATGAATGGTATGATGCGTTTGGTGTATCAGAAGATGCACCACTCTTCATAGACCCTGCACATCGGATTCGTATTTTCTAAAGGCCAAGGCTGGGCCCGTAGGGCCCGTAGGGCCCGTAGGGCAAAGAGGCATAAGGAAATCCTCCTTCACAAGAATATATACGAATGAGGGCGAGGCTCATCAATAACACAGAATTCCCTTTGACACAGAACGAGATAAAGCTAGTAAAAAATGGAGATTTGGTCAAACTGTCAAATGGACGGGATATGTTTTGGAGTCAAGTTGCCGACGTCAAGACACGAGGCTATTTTGATGGCGTCGTGTCTAGTCGTCTTCCAGTAAAAGAAACTTCGTATAATTTCGGCGATTTAATCAGATTTCACGGGCGGCATATTTACAATATAAGCAAGTCAGATAGTCTCCAGTATTCATGAGAGCCGTCGGGCATCGGACGGCTGATAATAAAGGGCAGGCGTCTCTCGGTGAGTTCTAGGCGCGCAATTTCACCCACATCAGACACATGCTCTGGAACGGTTATATAAGGCCGGGCTCCTTGACTAAGCTGATTGGCACGCATGCCAATAATCTTAGTCCTTTCGTATTGTGTAAGAAATGGAACGGAGCGATGATTCGGGTCCTTGTTCAGCGGCGGAGAGGCGGTCAGGGAAATCTTGGAAGCCACATTCTCGGCATAGGCGATAATACATTCAGGATGGTGTTTAAGAAGAGCGGCAAGAGGGTCATCACGCTGCTTTGACTCCTCCTCTACAACCGCCTCATCCACGCCAATATCAATGTCCTCCATGGGCATCTCCTCTCCTGCATCCTCGTAGTCGGCCATCTGTTGTGAGTATATAGATAGTTGTTTATGCGAATTCACTTTTTAGGGGCAGCATAGGCAAGGTCTAAAATTGACTTTCTATACAGCTTATATGGATATCATGGATATTATGAGGCAACGGTGTCAGAGGGGAGACCTTGATACGAGTAAATTCTATGTGAAAGTTCAAACTGTGGGCGGTGTTTCAAAAGAAGAAGAAGTTGGGCGGTTCGTCCGTTCTTACCGTATGGGCTCTGGAGATGGAATGACGCTGCACTGGGAATTTGTAAAAGATGGGCAAAAGATTGTTGTCGATGATGAGATGTGGGGGAACGTTAGTGGAGAGGGTCTTATTGGATTCAGGGCCTTGGACTAAGCGCCAGCCCCGTCAAAAATTGATTTTGCCGGCCCAGGCTTAAGTATATTCCACAACTACTTTCAAGATGGCCGACGATGTTCTTACGCCTTCCGATGACGTTAAATTATATGAGGAGTTTGACCAGATGAATCTCCCCGAGAATCTCCTGCGTGGTGTATATGCGTATGGCTTTGAGAAGCCGAGTGCTATTCAGCAGAAAGGTATTGTTCCCATTGCGGAGGGCCGTGATGTGCTCGCCCAGGCTCAGTCTGGCACGGGCAAGACAGGCACTTTCGTGATTGGCTCTCTTTCGCGCGTGGATGAGGCGATTAAGAAGCCGCAGGTTCTCGTCCTCGTTCATGTGCGCGAGCTGGCACAGCAAATTGAGAAGGTGGCGAAGGCCCTTGGCAGCTTCATGAACCTCCAGGTTCTTTGCGCGGTTGGCGGGAATCCTCTGCGCGACGATATTCGCCAGCTGGAGGGCGGCGCCCAGTTTATTGTTGGCACCCCTGGTCGTGTATTTGACCTGGTAAATCGCAATGTGCTTGACCGCTCGGAGATTCGCGTTCTCATCATGGACGAGGCTGACCAGATGTTGGAGGACTTGTTTTACAAGCAGGTGATGTGCATTCTGGAGAAGGGCTTCCCTGAGAAGACGCGCGTGGCGCTCTTCTCTGCCACGATGCCCGAGCAGGTGGTGGAGGTGGCGAACAAGATTCTCAATGACCCGGTGCGCGTCCTTATTAAGCCCGCTGCTGTTCGCCTTGAGGGTATCCAGCAGTTCTTCGTGCCGCTTGACCGTGAGGACCATAAGTTCGAGTGTATTTGCGACTTGTATAAGAATCTGAATATTTCGCAGGCGGTCATCTTCTGCAACAAGCGGCAGAAGGCGGAGATGTTGGCGGAGAGGATGACGGCGCAGGGTTATCCGGTGACTTGCCTCCACGGCGAGCTGGAGAAGCCTGAGCGCACTCGTCGCATGAAGCAGTTTATTGAGGGCTCTACTCGTGTGATGGTGGCCACGGACATTATTGCGCGTGGCATTGACGTGCAGCAAATCAGTCTGGTAATCAACTACGAGCTGCCGACGAATCGCGAGAACTATGTGCATCGTATTGGCCGCGCTGGCCGCTTTGGTCGCAAGGGCACGACCATTAACATGCTCTTGCCCGAGGAGGAGGGGATGATGAAGGATATTTCGGAGCACTACGACATGAAGGTTGTTCCTCTGCCTGACTCGATTAGCAATCTGGTGTAGAAAAGAGATAATCAGTAAAATATGGCAAATTTGAAGAGGATTGTATCAATTCTCTTTCATTTACTTGGACCCTTTTTTTATTGGGTCGTGGGCTCTTCAGCTACCAATGGAGAAGAAGGGACTGTGGGCACTGTATTCGACGCTGCAGCTTGAAGCATAGGAGATGCTACTCTCGGCTCGCGCACGTCGTGGCGACAGCTCGGGCAGAAGACACTTCTCGTAAACCATTCGTCTATACAGCCCTTGTGATATACATGCTGGCAAGCGTTGAGGCGACGACAGAGGTCAGTGGGAACAACAGTATCTTGGCAAATGGTACAGACAACGCCAACAAGATTATTGCTTACATCGGAAGCATTTAATATAGTCGTATTTAAAGCCAAGGCGGCCGTAGAAGGTGCCACAATCACGGGCGAACGGAATGCCGCCCATACGCCGCCTGCCCCTCCTGCCCCGCCTGCCCCTCCTGCCCCGCCTGCCCCTCCTGTGCCAGGCCCTGCTGCACCAAAAGTACCAGCTCTTAACGGAGTAAACCCAGATTCACCCTCTAACCCAAGATTTAGCATGTTCAATAAAAAACTGGCACTTGCCAAAACTTCGTTATCGGACGCTCCGCCACGGACTGAGCGAACCATAGGAGGAGGAGTCGTCGTTGTTGTATATATAGGGGCACGTCCTGTTGCAGTAGGAGAAGTATGCGCTTGGCCCTGAGCCTGGGCCAAACGAGCACCATGCGCGTATAAGTTGAATCTTGTATTCAGTTGAGACCTTACATAACTGAATACATTTGTAATGTTCTGGAATCTACCCTGGTCGTATAAGAGCGCTGGGAAGTAGTTATGAACATCGTCTAGAAGACCAACACCATAGACAACCTGGTAAGCCGGGTCATTCATCTCTATATCTAGCAGTGTCGCATAAAAAGTGAATTTCGTTTTCCCCCAACCGTAAAGTCCCCCCTTAACACTTCCAATGTCTTCTACCAAACTAAAAGGACTTGTTGGATTGACGAACATCGGAAACACCTGTTATGGCAATGCTGCTCTCCAAGCACTTCGCCACCAAGTAGATTTGACGATTTATATTCTTCAAGGCCAACATCTGAAACTCATGGAAAATAAGCCAAAAACCGATAAGACACGAATGATGGAGTCGTATGGCGAGCTGGTTCGTGCGCTCTGGACAAAGGAAGAGGGAGCAGTATCCACGAAACCTTTCTGGTCGGCGATGATTCCTGTTGCCATGAAGGAGGGATTCGAGCAGTTTCGTATTCCTATGCCACACGATGCCCACGAGTTCTTGGTATTCATTCTTGACCAAATCCACGAGGCACTTTCGGAGAAGGTGACGATGACGATTCGGCCTCCTCTGGAGAATACCCAGAAGACGCGAGATGCCGCGAATGCACTGGGCTTTTGGAAGAGTGCCTTTGAGAAGAGTTATTCTCCTATGGTTGATTTGCTCTTTGGTCTTCTACGCAAGTTGGTTGTTTGCGAGGTGTGTAAGAATGAGAGTGTGACCTGGGAGACGATGAATATTCACAAGTTGTGTGTCCCGAAGCAGGCGGATAGGCCTCTTGGGCTGCTGGATTTAATGCGTGAAGAGTGCAATGGCGAGACCATTGACGAGTATGCATGCGACCATTGTATTTCTTCTGCTGCTTCTGCCACAAATGCAAAGCAAGCAGAGGAGGCAAAGGAAGAAAAGCCCACAAAGGCTGCGGCTTCTGCCGCAAAACCTGTTCGCACGAAGGCGAATAAGACGCTCTCATATTGGCGTCTTGGAAACTGGGTGATTGTCACCCTCAAACGCAACGAGAATAACGGCAGAAAGATTAACACGGTTGTAGATATTCCGAAGACGATTGAGTTTGGAGAGCTGTTCCATCCGAATTCAGAGGAGGCTAGTGCAAAAGCATCCTATGAATTGTTCTCCACAATTGAACACCACGGCAGCTCTGGTGGCGGTCATTATACTTCTCACGCAAAGCATTCTGTTACAGAGAAATGGACGTTCTATGATGATGAGTCGGGCATTGAGGTCCCCGACGTGCGCATCAATAATAGCACCTATGTGGTTATGTATCGCAAGGCGACTTCTAGCCTAGCGGCGTCTGCAGTAAACGAGATGGACTAAGAAAATTAATAACATTCACGTCTGGCTGAAGGGTCGCCAAGGCGTTGGCAGAAGAATGTTTCCTGTGTATTCTTATTTTTATTCATAATGTCACATGGAGATTTATCCCACCTATAATTATATTTTTTATTTACGAATAAATCTGAATGGCTAACACTCGTAAAATCTCCAGAAGTTGGAAGGCCACATGCATTATTTGATTGGTATCCATAAAAATCATTTGTGCCTGAAGGATTATAGAAATAGTTTTTGTGACCACTAGCTCCTGTCCAAGTTAATATATTCCCCCCATATTTGCCCCCAGCATCTTTCGATGGTATATACCCAGGCAAACAATTACAGTCCGATGCCCGGGTAGGCGCAGCAGATGTGAAGCCTTCCTTTTTCGTCACATCCACCGTCGTTGTAAAGGCGTAGTATAAAACAGCCAAGAACGTGAGAGTTAAAATCAATATCACTACTCTTTTCATTCTAATTAGAGAATGTCTAAATGTCAAATGAAAAAATATGCCGCTGGCGGTAAATGTGGGTCAATGAGTTCTTCCTTTGATACGAAGGACGGTGTAAAAGAAGTGAATGCCAAGTTATCTGCAGCTTTGGCGGAAAGGGCAAAGCAAGACGCCTTGTTTTCATCACCTGCTTCAGCTCCAGCTTCTGCTTCAGGGAAGCAGAAGCCCCAGCAACAAGCAATTGTCGTGCTCCCCGCTCAAAAACCCGCCCCTGACGCTAACCAAAAATATTCAGATATCGACCTTATACTGTCTGGAGACTTACAAGAAGACTAGTTCCAAGAACCACTAGTTGTACATCCCGAAGGGCAGCGTGTCCTTCACCTCCTTCTTCTTCAGAAACAAGTCCACATGTTCCTTCTTTAACACAAACGGGAGGGCGAACCCAGGGATATGGAACGGCAGCTCCTTCACATTGAACATGCGCAGCATATTCACACGCTGCGCAATCTGCTCAATGCACCGCTTCAGCTCGCGCACACCCGTCTCCTCCTTTGCATAATTCGTCAGGATGTGCTGGAGGATGTCGCGACTGATGGCGACCTTCTCCACGAGATTCACCTCCTTGAGCGCCGCCGGCAGAAGGAACTGCTCTGCAATCGCAATCTTGTCCTTCGTCTCATATCCAGCCAGATTCACAACCACCATGCGGTCCATCAGAATCTTGTCAACCTTATTCACATCGTTGCCGCTGAACACGAGCATGGTGCGACTCAAGTCTAGCGGAATGCCGCTCAGATACTTGTCCTCAAACTCCATGTTCTGCACGGGGTCGGTCATGTGAACCAGCAGGTTCTGGATTTCCTCGCCCTTGCTCGTGGAGCTAATCTTATCCAGCTCGTCAAACATCAGAATCATGCTCATGGACTTGGCCTGCGCCAGGCAATTGGCGATGCGGCCGCAATGGCTGCCCTCATAAACGAACTGATGGCCGGTGTAAGTGGAAGAGTCGCTGTCGCCGCCCAGAGAGATGAACTGGAATGGCCACTCAAGCGCCTTGGCGATGCCGTTCTTAATCAGACTCGTCTTACCAATACCAGGAGGGCCGAGGAGAAGGAGGCTCAGCCCTGAAGAAGTGGGGTTGGCAATCTTGCTCGCAATGAACTGCATGATTTGTAGCTTGGCGTCGGATTGCCCGTAAATCGCCTCATCTAGACACTTACGCGCCTTCTCCATGAAGGGCGCGCAAGTCTCCGGGCCGTTTTCCAAGCTCACCGGCATCTCCTTGTAATGGCCAAGAGGCATGGAGACCAGCTTGTCCATCCATGTGCGAAGCTTGTAATACTCGCCACTGCTCGTGTCCATCGTGTTCATGGCGTTGTAGCGAGAAATCACCATCGCCATCATCTCCGGCTTCAGCTTCATCTGGAGAAGGCGGAACATGAGAGGCTCCTCCTTCTTCGTGTACTCCGAGCGCTTCTCCAGTGCTTCCAGCATAGCCTTCTTCTTAGGAGACTCTAGTGCCTTGAACTGGTCAATCTGGTCGTCAATCGTGTTCTCCTCTGCAGGCTTGGAGAGCAGTTTCACGAATTTGCGAACATCCTCTGACTCCTTCTTCATGTTGTGGCGACGAGGAATCATGCGGTCGAGCTGTTCCTCGACAGGTCCGCCGAAGCTGATGGAAATACCCTTGAAACCACCAGAGCCCTCCTCCTCCTCGTCGTAGTCCTCGTCATACTCCTCGTCGTCCTCATCTTCCTCTTCCTCCTGCTCCTCTTCCTCCTGGTCATCGTCCTCGTCCTCTTCCTCGGATTCCTCCTCAATCACACGAGAAGGCTTCTTTTTCTTTGGCTTGAAACCGCGAGAAGACTTCTTCTTGGGCTTCCGCTCCTCCTCTTCCTCTTCATCCGTGTCATCAGAGCCGAGTGTCTCCCCATCGGAATCCTCTTCCTCTTCCTCCTCACGAGAAAGCCGCCTGCGAAGCTTCTCCACAAATGCAGTTTTGCCCTTCTTCTTCTTTCCTTCATTCACCTCGGAAACATAAGTGCTATCGCTCGTGGTCGGCGACTTATTCCGCTTGTCCTCGCGCTTGAGCTTCTTCCGGATTTGACTGCGGGCCTTCAGTGCAGCCTTCCGAGGACTACGAATACTCTCTTTTACACCAGCCGGCAACTTGCCATACTTCTTCAGATTATACAACTCCGACTTTGTCAGACTCACCTGAGACTCGCCATCATCCTCTTCGCTATCATACTCGTAATCAATGAGACCAGCCACATTGCCGTGCTCATCCACATCATCATCGTCCTTGGGCGCGCCACGCTTGGGGGCCTTCTCCCGGCCACCGGTAGGAGGGTTTTTCATTCTAGGACTGATTGGCATTTGAATTGGACTAACTTGGCCAAACCAAAAAAAATCAACTTTTTTTTGAGTCTATGTCTGTGTATCATTGATGAACAGACATTGATTCGTTAAAACCCCGGTTTAACGGCGGCTCTTGCGCGTCTTCTTGGACTTACGATTCTTGCGACCGCGCACGTTACGCACAGTCATGTTTGCGTGCTTCGCAACAGAAGAGCCCACGTTTCCAGCCAGGCCGAGCACATTGTCCGCCACACGGCCGCCGCGTCTCAGAGTTGAGCGCGCCACATTGCGAGTCGCTTCAATCAGGTGATGTATGGGAGAATACACGCGGCGAAAAAGACCCTTGGATTTATTGACACGGCGAGTTTTGCGCGCAACCATTCTATATCTATTTGAGAATATCTCTCAGGTCCATTAATCCAAATCTCGCCTTTGAACTTAGGCTCGGACGGAGGCCGGCGGACTTTTCAATAAGGCCGGTGGCATTTTCAAGAATACGCAGACGAATATCGGCTTTTACTTCTTCAAAGAATTTCGGCGATTTTCCAGATAAACTCTTTGTAAGCCGGACAATACAATCAATAAACTCTTCTACAGTTTTGACCTTCGATTCCTCGGCCGTGAGAATCCAAATCTTCTCTATGACCTTCTCCACCATTGCAAGGAGCTGCCCCTTTTCAATAGCATTTAAACTCGCCAGCTCGGAGATGAACTGCCCGTATCCAAGGCGATAGAGGCGCTGCTTAATCGTCTTATCGGATGAAGCCTCGCCCTCCTGAACATCGTCAAATACCTTCAAGAATTCGGAATGATACCGCTTCATCTCATCATACATAACCGGATACTTGTGCGCAATTTCGGCAATTAGTTTTGCAAACAATGCGCAATACAACTCTTCTACCGTTGCCTTCGCAAAGACCTTCTCAATGAAATCCTTGATGAACTCCGTTTCACCGCTGTCCATGATTTGATAGATGAAATCGCGCGTATCGTTGTATGTAAGAGGAGTGAATGCGTTCAGCTTGTTTCCAATAACAGAATGAAGAATCTTATCATTCAGGTCGCCGCCGCTTGTAAATCTGCTTTGATATCTGCCGACGTTGGGGCGGGGTGGCGCTGCTGCAGCAGCGGAGCGTGTTGGAGGGCGTGTTGAGCTGAAAGAATCAGAGCCGTGTCGTGATACCGAAGACCCGGCGAAATGACTTCCGCTCCGCCAACCCTGAGGCTGTGCAAAACTCCTCATAGTGGTGTGTCCTCCACCACCACCACCACCACCACCACCACCGCCACCGCCACCGCCTCCTCCTGCACTTGCACCCCCTCCGCCAAACCGACTTCCCTGATGTCTAGGAGGGTGGCTTCCTTGAGGAACTTCCATATCTCCCCGAAGCTTATCAATCGCCATCATTAACATATCAGATACACTTCCTCCGTTTGCACGAAGAAACAACAGACCGCTCTGTATCTCTTTTTGTAAGTCGGTCTCCACGCCTCGCGTGAAAGAGCAGCTTACCACCGTAGAAGCTTCAGGCTTCTTTGCTTGTGCTTGCAGAGGAGCAGACGCCTGTCCAGAGGAAGACGACCCCGTAAGGCTAGCAGACGAAAGTATAGAGGCATAAGAGGCCATTTGTATTGTATAGGGACTGTTGGTTTAGGCATTCATGTTTTTCAATTTTGGCTCCAGGCTAGAAAGCCAGAAAGCAAGAAACCAGACGCGTCTTTTCATACACCCCGCCACTATTATCATATGATAGATGAGCGGAAATGCAGAAGCAATTATCAAAACACTCTCCATACAAAACCCTTTTACACAAGAACAAGTGTACGAAGGAATCCGTCGATGGCCGAAAACACTCGACGTATGCCTGAAAAGAGCTAATGTCATTACACATCTGAAAAAAGAATTACATCTTGGAGACAATGGACATAACGTCGATACGGCACTACACCTAGAAAAGATAACCCGGCTATCAACGACCTTAGAGCCTCTTCTACGCGAGGCCACCCCTGTTGAGCTGGAAGGCTATGGACAAGTCATATTCCAAGGAAATCCTTGGTCTTCTATTAATTTCATACCCTTTGCCCTCTTAATTTTGTCGTTTTATAAATCGTATATCGTTCCCGCCTTTGGAGTTATCCTTCCACTTCTTTCTTGGATTCTACCCTATTTGTTACTGATTACTTTCTATAACATTCCTATTACATTTTCACAATACACCGGCGTTTTATGGCGTATGTGGAATGGTCAGCCTATGCCCCGCATGGATAATCCTGAAGCCTTCATCAATCTTCCACCACCTCCTCAAGAGGACGCAATGACACAGCTACGGCGGCTTGCACAGAACGGATGGACCCTTTTTACACTTGGTCAGGCTCTATGGCATCCCATACAACAGGCGAGACATTTCATCAAGTTGGACGGTGACTGTCTAGAGTTAGGGAAATCCATCGCCGAATTACGCACGACAGCGACGGAGCTTGTTACCTCATGGGGCAAATTTTTCCCTTCCTGGTTGGATTCCTGGATTAAGGAATGTCCAGCCGATATACGTCAGGGCTTTGCGTTTGTGTTAGAGACGCCTATCTGGCTTCCTCATTTGTTCCGAGCACTGGGTCGCTTTGAAGTCCTCTATATTTTGGCGAATCGCGCGGATGTTGTTCCCACGGAGTTCGTGGCTTCGGCTGAGCCGATTCTCATGATTCGGGATTTTGGCGACCCTTCTATTCCTTCGGAGCAGCGTGTCCTAAGCTCTGCTCGCCTGGGCGGAAAGAATTCTGTGAAACACGCGGTCCTCACTGGGCCTAACCGCGGAGGAAAATCCAGCTACATGCGAGGAATTCTGACGAATATTCTCCTATCACATGCATTCGGTTGCTGCTTTGCTGGAAAGGCACAGATGACGCATTTCTCCTGGATTGCCAATGGCCTGCGCCTGGATGATACGCCTGGCGAAAAGAGCATGTTTGAGCGGGAAGTATCGTTTTCTTCTGGAATTATTCAGAAAACCGACGGACGTGGAATCGTGTTATACGATGAACTATTCCATAGCACGAATCCTCCCGACGCAATACGCTCGAGTGAAATATTCTGTGGCGACCTCTGGAAGAAGAATAATTGCCTGAGTATTGTAAGCACGCACGTATATGGGCTTGCCCTCCAAGCACCACCGACCCTAGTGAAACCGATTTGCGTTGCGGCGTGGAAGACGGGAGATACGTTCAAGTTCTCTTATAATGTGCAAAAGGGTGTGTGTCAGGTGAGTAGCGTGGATCTCGTTTTGAAACAATATGGACTGCGTCTTCTTTGAATAAAAGGAATCCTGCGTTCCGACCAGAAATGGCCGGCCTAAGCGATTCTTTAACAGTAGGTATTCTGCTCATTCTTGTGTTTGGGGCGGCGGCGTTTTACCTATATAGTCGTTTAACACAGACCGATAAGCGCCTGAGTTTGATGGAGAATGTGCTGCTTACGCTGAAGATGTCTACGGAGGCGTCTATGATGGGACCGGATTCGGTGGAGCCTGTTTCTATGCCTTCTCCTCTGCAGGCGGACGACGTGGATGAGGTAGATGAGGAGCAGTATGCCGAGATGCTGAAGCATGCCTCTGTTGGGCCTTCTTCTGCTGCTCCGCCTGCACCTTCTGCCTCTGAAGAAGCCGCCGCCGAGGAGCTGCTCCGGTCTATTCCGACCCCTTCTGCCTCTGCAGTAGAAGAAGGCACAGTCACTGCTAGGAAGATGGACGCCAACTACGAGTCGCTTAGCCTGAAGGAGCTGCAGGCTCTGGCGAAGACTCGTGGGTTGTCCGCCGGTGCGAAGGCAACAAAGAAGCGCGAGCTGATTGATTTCCTGAAGCGTGCTGGTGCCGTTCCTGACGCAGCACCGCAGCCGCTTGGTCCTCAGCCCGGCGACTTACAGGAGGAGGCCTTAGAGGCCGATGGTTTCACAGTTGAGTTAGAGACTAGTGCCTAATAATAGATGGATATCAACGGATTCCGTGAGCCGCAATCACCTTGGTTTTTCACCCAGCCTCCTACGACGCTGGTTGATATACGCAACTCACAGATAAACACACAGGCACAAAAGAAGACACTTCCCACGCAAGACAACAGATATCCTGGCTGGGCCGCGCAGATGAACGATGGGCGTCTCATTACGGATTATCGCTCTAAATGCGAGGCAAATATCCCCGCTGGCTATCAATATGCAACCCGCCTTTTCATGCAGAGAAATGCCGATGCTATCATGAGTCAGTCTAGAAAGAGACAGGCTCAAAATACGGGGGCTGGACTATCCTACGATCCTTCCACGGAAATGCCGGCGGATGAATTCATCAAGTGCGATTCGGCACAATGCACCATGCGTCTTTCTGGAGGGACGTCCGATGGCCTAGGCCTTGTGCGTGCGCCCGAGGCCGTGCCTGCACTCTTTGGCACATTTTCGGAAAAGTCGGCGGCACTGCTAACACCTAGAAAGCCTTCGCTGACAACTGTAGAAGAGGGTGGGCGTAATACGGTGCGAGGCCACCAGGAGTTACGTTGAGGAGGGGCTTTTATTTGCGATGCCTTCTACGCGATAAGTTGCGACGCCTGCGAAGGCGTCTTGTTACTGCTGCACTCTTAGGAGGAGGAGCGTAGTTAGGAGCTTTCCAGCCTTCAGGACGACGAGGAGGAGGGGGTTTCTTTAGCTGGAATACAGGCGATGATGCTATCAGGGCGTTATTTCTAGCACGCTGCTCATTCATACTTCTTTGTTTATTGGCCATAATTTCGGCATTTGTTCTACGTTGCCTAGATGCATAACGGGCGTTGGGCGTAGTAAATTCCATCTACGGGAAGCGCATTTTCCTATGATATGGGATGGTTTTACGGTTATGGTTACAGTGGTGTTTTCGAATATGATCTTCATATTCGAATATAACGCGGTTGATATATCTAAAGTCGAAGGTTTATTACTTGAAGAAGAACAATGCAACGTGCTCTCGCATTTGATATTGGCATCAAGAATCTCGCGTGGTGTTGCGGGGATATTTCCGATGCATCAGGAAATCCCGTTACGGTTCGTGGCTGGGCGAACGAGAATCTGATTTCTGGAGAAACCGCCGCCTCCGCGGCCGTCAGTGGAAAATGTAGCGGTCTTGCGGCTTGTAAGCTGAAAGCCGCTTATTTCACGGAATCGGCAGGATTCTGTGTTCGCCATTGTCCTTCTCTTACACCTGCGTTAAGAGATTTGAGTGGAAACTTAATGAAACGGATTCCTTCACTGACTGTGTTAAAGGGAATTGCGAAGGCAGCTGGGGCTGAGAAGGCGGACCTGAAAAATAAGGACGCCGTCCTGGGATTTCTGAGAAAGAAATACAGTTTTCCGAAAGTCCATGCCATTGTGAAAAAGGTGGAGTTGGAGGATATTCACGATGGGCTGAGAAATGTGGTTCTAGATAATTTGGAACTTTTTTCGAGTTGCTCCGAAATCTTGCTGGAAAATCAACCGGCTTTCAAGAATCCTGTTATGAAAAGTGTGCAGATGATGCTCTTCGCCACGCTGCGAGATTTACTCTCACCCAATCCTCCGAAAGTCCGGCTAGTGCACGCTGGCCGAAAAACCGCTGGTGCCACCAAAGGAGATGAGGGATACACAGAGAGAAAGAATGCTTCTGAGGCGAGAATTGTTCAAGGTATTCAGGCGGGGAAGATTCTCATGGGGTGTGCAGATGGCCGAGGGAATTCTTGGTTCAGCGAGCAAGCAAAACGCAGTGATTTGGCTGATTGCCTGTCTATGGTAATGGATTCGCGCGCGTAAATTACTTTAACCTAAAAGCAAGACACTGCGAAGAAGAAGAGATGTCCTCGGTGTCCATTGCAGACATGGAAAGAGTTGCGCTCGGCGGGGATAGTCTCCGGATGGGCGGTGGTGATGATATGGGTATAGGCAGTGTCATTGAACTGGGCGACTTGACGGACGACCTCGGATTAAACATGCTAATGAACCCGAGCAAGGTTGGCGGCGGTGGCGGCGGTGGCTTCTCCTCCTCCGGTGGAGGAGGAGGCACGAGAACCATGAGCTTCTCGCCTAGTGCTCCTCCTCCCGCCGCCGCGCCTCAGGTGAGCTTCGCTTCCCAGGGAACAAATCTGGGCGGCATTGACGTGACGCCGCTGGAGCCGATGGAGCCGATTTCCATTGGCGGATTTGATAACATGAATACGGTGGATATGAATAACTTTGGCGGGCCTCCTGTTGAAGTGAGCGTGAATCGCCAGCCCGAGTCACAGGGTATGTTCGGCGGCATGTTTGGAAATAGTCAGAGTGCCACTGGACCTGGTATTCAGCTGGCGTCGCCGGCACGTGACCCTGAGGCCGAGAAGAAGGAGAAGACCGAATATCTGAATAAGCTGCAGCGTCTGGAGGCCAAGGGGTTTCCGGTGGCTCGTAAATACACCATGGACAATTCGCTAGAGGAGATTAAGACCGAGTATTTCCGCCTGGTGGATGCACGCCAGTTGGAGACCAGTATCAAGTTCCAGCGCCAGATGCTGATGGGGGCAATTACGGGCATGGAGTGGCTGAACGGTCGCTTTGACCCCTTTGACTTGAAGCTCGAGGGATGGTCCGAGTCTGTGCACGAGAACGTCGAAGATTTTGATGAAATCTTTGAGGAGCTGTATGACAAATACAAGGATCGTGGCAAGATGTCGCCTGAGATGCGTCTGGTTATGGCGGTGGGTGGGAGCGGTTTCATGTGCCACGTGAGCAACTCCTTTTTCCGCTCCAAGATGCCGAGCATGGACGATGTTTTGAAGAAGAATCCTGAGCTGGCGAGGCAGATGGCGGCGGCGGCGGCGCAGCAGGCGGGCCCTGGCTTCGGCAACTTCATGGGCATGGCGATGGGCGTCCAGCCTCCCTCCCAGGGTCCCAGCTTCCAGGGAGGGAACGGCGGTCCTCAAACCCCTTCCGCTCCTACCGGCGCCTTTTTCGCCGCGTCAGGCGCCCCTCCCGCCGAGCCTCCCTCCTATGCGCAGATGATGCAGCCGCAGTCTGTGCTACAGCAACAGGCGACGCAGCGGCCGTCTGCGCGCCGAGAGATGGCTGGCCCGAGTGGAGTCGATGATATTCTGAAGACGTTTGACGAGGTGCGTCGTGCGGAGATGGCTGCGGCCACTTTCCAGCCGGCCACGGGCGTCATGACGCAGCCCGCTGTAGCGGCGGTGATGAGTTCGTCGCTTTCCGCAATGGATGACATCCAGAGCCAGGCCGAGTCCGCTAGGACGGGCGCCACGGGCACTCTTCGCCCTAGACGGAGACGCGCCCAGCCCCCCGTTGGAAATACGGTGAGTTTAGATGCGTAAACAGGACAGCTAGTGCGACAAGGGCCACAAGGCCCACCACATACGGCACAAGGCTTCTCGCATACATATAAGTGAATGCGATATCGATGACAAAACACGCCATTACAAATAACATGAATACATATTCCAACACGCTTTTATCAGTTATTTCATAGAAATACACTGATAATAGGAAAAAAAAGGGAATTGCTAGCATATCCCCGTAATGTATAGGCATCCTATGAGCGAGCATTCTATGAAGTAGCCGAGCTTATTTGTGTTAAAGAAGAATTGTAAATATCGGCCGCCTTTGTCACGGGAGCCTGTTTTTCCGGTGATTCTTCTGCTGCAGCAGCTGTTGCTGCAGAAGCAGCCGTCTGTTTATCTTGTAGGCGCTTCATAATCATTGCTTCCTCGGGGCTCAGCCCCTGGAATCCCTCGGCCCCTGCTTTAGCATCAGCGGCAGATGCAGGTGTAATACACGATTTCCACAAGCACAGCTCGGAATTCTCGTTAAACAAGTATCCTAGCACAAAAATCACAATGACCGTCAATCCAGCCGCTATTATCACATTACGAGTGGCGACAAATAGCACAGCGAACAAGAAGAAGCGACGAATAACAGGGTGGCTCAAGAATTTCTCCTGGTCCTTGCTGATTTCCAGCGCTAGAAATCTGCCACCCAAGTTCAGCAATAACATCATAATTCCGATGAAATACGGATTGCTATTTACACCCGCCATCAACACATCGAGCGGATTAGTGGCCGTAATTGCGGCTGTTGCAGCGCCTGCGGCGGCCGGAAAGCTCATCTACTTGCGCCCCTAGTTAAAAATAATACATCGGCTCCTAAACATACAAACGCAAACGCCGCCATTATTCCCACGGTCGGACTCCAAACTGCGGCGAGAATGACTAGACCCAGCAAGAGGAGTCTCGTCGCTGGGAGAGCATATGCTTCGACCAGGCTTTCAGGATAAGGAGTTTCCAGCCGCGTGGCGATTAAGACGTTCCACAGAAAGAAAAGGAATACCATTCCAATTCTCATCTGATTATCTAGACTTCCTTCTTCCGCACTCATCTAGCTACTAACGGGAAGTTTTTCCTTTCATGCTCTCACAGCCGTCCTGTACGGCGAGCGTTTCTATACGGTCTTCCACTATTTCCAGAGGATTCTCCTCTAACACAGTCTCCACAAACCACTTCGGCCTGGAAACACGAGTCTTTTTTACGCTTTGGAAGCCCTCTGCCGATGTAAGGCCTTGAGGAAGAAGCAAGGGGCGCATAGACCATATGAGTGCAATTATGATGGTAAATAATAAGGCCAATTCCCAGCCGCCCAGCAGATAAATGAGATAGAGGAGAATCAAAAGAAACAGACGGCCAACGGTTGTGGATAGTTGCCAACGCACAACGGGCGGGAGTTTATCTCCGAAAATGGCGAATACTAAGAGAATGACGGAAAACACGGATAAAAAGAGGCTATTGGACTGTTTTGACCAATCCAGCACAGTTTGTTGGAATTTGGCACCTCCAATCATAAGAGGGTTTGCTGAGGCTCCTGACATTCTTCTACTACAAGTAGAGTGAGAAATGGCTGGCTGTTCTCTCACGGAAGCTTTCCCGGATATAACAGAAGAATCCGGTAAAATTGCTAGAAAAGAGGAAAGGAAGAAAGCCAAGGCCTGTAAGGGACCGGCACTTGCTTTTTTACAGAGTCAGGACCAGGGTCCGGATCCAGATAGACAGGCGGAGAAACCTCCTCCGCCACCCGATGCATCTCTGGCGAGCAAGGACTATCTCCAGAAAAAGGCACTATCACATGGGGACCAAAAAGATTCCTATGCCGATTTCAAGCCGATTCGTATCAAAGGGTCAGAAGATGATGATAAGGCCTTGTCAAACGCCATGTTAGGCGAACGGGTGAATGACGTGATTGGGCAAAAGGGAAGGTCTCTTCCGAGAGGGACCAGCGCCATTCAAATTACCGACCCTGGGAAGACAATGTATGGCGAGCCGGTTCCTTCTTATTTTGGGAAGAACAACGATACAGATAGCTTCGCCGATTTCAGTAAGTTGGCGGGAGATAATCCTGGCTACCAGCTGGAAGGCAGCGATTTTATGACGGCGTTCAGTGGTAAGGGGGTGGATAAGGCGGCGGGTGGTGCTGGGACAAGTATGGAACCAGCCTCGTTGGATAACGTGTGGAAGCCGCTGGCTCCTCGTGGGCTTGTTCCCAGTGCTCCGACTGCTCCGACTGCGAATGGCCTGGCGTATCCCCACGACGCTTCCTTCAATAATGAAGAAAAACAAACGTTGCTGCGGAAACTGGATGTTTTGTTCGCGCGTCTAGAAGAGCTTGAATCAAAGCGTAATGATTATGCACATTCGGAAGTTGCTCTTTTTATTCTGAGCGGATTATTCTTAATGTTTGGAATGGAGACAATGCGCAAGTTTCGTTGAGCTTCATACTTTGCTGAGGTTGATACAAGTCTAAAATTTAAGAACCAAGGGTTTCTTAAATTTTTTGCTTTTAACACAATACGAATCTATTTCCTGGATTTCCTGGTTTTTCTTGTGACCTTTCTTTCACGTCTGGGCGTCTTTCTTCTAGGGACTGGTCTTGCTGTTACTGCTGCTGCTGCTTCCCGCGCCCGTGCCCGTGTAGTAGGTCCTGGAGAAGGTGCTGTAGCTCCTGGAGAAGGTGCTGGAGCTGCAGCACCTTCTCCTTCCTCCTCATCCTCATCCTCATCATCCTCATCATCCTCATCATCCTCATCATCCTCATCCTCATCATCCTCATCATCCTCATCTTCCTCTTCATCATCATCTTCCCATTCATCATCTCCTTCCTCGTCTTCCTTAGGTGCTTTTACAGGTTTTTTGGGTCGAGCCGCAGGTTTTTTGGGTCGAGCCGCAGGTTTTTTGGGTCGAGCCGCAGGTTTTTTGGGTAGAGCCGCAGCTTTTTTTGGTCCAGACGCAGGTTTTTTTGGT